GCACCGTCAAGGCGTAGGCCAACCTTAGTTCGTAAAGGTTGAGCACATCATAATCAACGTTCCTGTCTCCGTAGTCCACCTGTAGGTACCCAAGGTCCAGTCCCCCATCCTTCAGCCGCACAGACCCAATCTCCCCATTCATCACCATCAGCTGATAGTTGTTGATGGTGTGGATGACTCTGTCCCTCAAGTAGATACGCCCCTGCGCCGCGTACCACCACGGCTTATCGTCCTCATGAGGATTAAACGTCTCCTGAAACAACTCGTTCAAGTTCTCTGTGCCGATCACTTTCTTTTTCTGCGGACACAACACCTGAATGTCGTCCTTCAGAACCCCAGAAGACCGCAGCTCGCCGACCAAATCCACCATGACGTCCGGTATATCCGCGGCCGAGTTACATTCCTTGAAGAAGAAGTCCTCGCTGTCATCATCGTCCAGGTTTGGCATTTCTCCGTTCTTGATCGCGGAGGCGTTCTCGGAGATCCAAGAATGCTCGGACTGCCTAAACACCTTTGTCAGTCGCGTTGTTTCAATCTTCCCGGAAGAGATCAAATCGTTCAAAACGTTTCCTGGGCCGACGGCCGGAAGCTGGTCTACGTCTCCGATCAAGATCAACCGCGTGTTGCTACTCATCGCCCTCAGGAGAGACGCCATCAACCCAATGTCTACCATGGATGCCTCATCCACAATGACCGCGCTGCAATACAAAGGATTTTCAGCGTTCTTCACGAACGAGCCCGTCTCTGCGTCTACCTCCAGCAACCTGTGAATCGTCTTAGCGTCTATCCCGGACTGCTGTTTCATTCGGATGGCTGCTTTTCCCGTAGGAGCGCAGCAGAACACCATGTTGTTGCGGATGCCTATACCGCCCAACGCGGATACAATCTTCCGCAAGCACGTGGTCTTCCCAGTACCAGGACCTCCGGTGATAATTGACACATTGTTAACCAGTGCATTCCTGACCGCAGTGAGTTGATCTTTGTGGAGCTCGATCGCCCAACCTTCTACACGCTCCTCCATGACCTCGTCCACATCAAGGTCATGTTGATAGGACAGCCGATGAAGGGCCTCACTGACTCCGACCTCACTCCTATACAACCTGCCAAGGTACACGTGATCCTGCTCCACTACCAGCCGACCAGCACCCCAAAGACGTTCTATCCCCTCTTCTGCTGTCTCACCACCAATGCCGTAGTCCAACGTTTCCGAGCGCAGGAGAATGTAATCCAAAAAGCAGTGTCCGGACGTTGTCGCACACTCGAGAACGTGTTCTAACACGGCGTCCACTCTCCTGGGATCGTCAGAGTCTATCCCGTAACCCAGGGCGATCTTATCTGCCGCCCCGAAGCTCAGACCACGTACGCGGACAAATTGGTACGGGTCTTCCTCCAAGATCTCTTCGATGGTTCTACCAAGAAATTTCGCATGCTCAATGATGATGCGGCATTGGCGGTCAGTAACCCCCAGGCCCTTCAACAGAATGATGTCGTCCTTGAACTTCTTCAGCACTTCGAACTGGATCTTTATCTCCGCTGCGCGCTCGGCGGTAATCCCCTTGATCACAACGAGTTTCTCTGGTTCTTCTTCTATGACCCGGAACACTTCTTTGTAGTCGTTGTCGAAGTGCTCCATCACCAAAAGCGACCTCTCCGGACCTATTTGAGGCAACTGCTCCAAAAAATCTAGTACGCCGAAGGAGCTGGTAGGTCGAACAGGTACCGCGGTCACGGCGCGAAACTGCCTCCCGTATACCTGGTGCTTTTTCCACTGCCCAGAAAACTCGTATACCATGTCCACCGCCACACCCTCGATATCACCGAGTACCGTCTCCCGCTGCATACATTCAGTCTCGACACTCACAATACGAAACGTCCCCCGCTCGTACCGTATGCTCTTCACCTCGGCGACCATCGTCTCTGCTTTATCACCCACCCCCCACCTCCGGTTCTCCCCCCAAGTCCAACCAGACCCTATCCTCAAAAGGGACACCGCGGCCGCAAAAGAACTGCCTGCAGGCCAGCGGCCGAGACCCATAACGCGCACACCGAGCAGTTTTCTTGTTGAAATAGATGCAGGAACCGTCAGATCTCCTCTTTAGCCTTGCGCGGGCTCGCGGCCTCTTGTAGTCGCGAACATACTCCACCGGATACTTTTCCTCCTCACTACGCTCCAACACCACAATCATCTTCGTGCAGCATGGAGCGTGGCACACCATACATACCGTATGTGTTTCCGGTCGAGGATACCTGTTGTAGGACACACACCGGCGCGTCGGTGGACGTTCTACACACACCAACTCTTCCCTCTTGAGCTCCTCCTCCACCTCATCAGTGATCTGCGCCAACGCGACACGATCCTTCTCTAGTTGAACGTGGTCTCGAGCTGCTCGAGGCATTCCTCGACTCCTTGCTTGTCGCTCTTGATGCCTTTGATCTTGTAGATCCCGTGCGGGAGCATCTCCTTGATGAAGAATGCCTGATTCACGGGGGACCACACCACATCAAAGCCGATCTTCCGCGCCCGTTTTGCCAGACGCTTCTCTTCTTTCTTCACATTCACCTGGTTACCTCCTGTGATCGATGATGCTGGTATATATCTGAATCTTCTTCAACGCGAGCCTCCTTAACTCGTGCCGATCTTCAACTGGTAGATTGTCCACCACGACCTTGATCGGCTTGTAGAAAATGCGGTGACCTCTTGTCGGCCCCAACTCCTCCAGTCGATCTTTGTGCTCCTTCGTTCCGTAGCCGTGGTGTTTATTGAATCCGTACCCCGGATAATCGCGATGGAGATCTTCCATCGCGCAAGTCTGTACGTATTTGGCCACAACGCTCGCGGCCGAGACTTCTGGATATGTGTCGTCAGCCTTTGGCTCGTATATGACGCCGCCCAACCCATCAACCATCCGCAGGCCGTCCACAATAATCTCATCCGCCTCCCACTCCCTACTCTGTGCGACGATCTCTCGTACCACCTTGTCCCACTGCGGCCAGACCTCCTCCACAGCGTTCAGGTAGTCCACCGTCAAGCGTTTGATGATCACCCACTCCGCCAGATCGTAGATATCGTCCACCAGGCCCTCGCGTTGGTCACAGCTCAGCTTCTTACTGTCCCGCACGAGCTCCGGGAACTTGGTGTCCTCTCGAAAAGCCGCTCCGACCACGATCATCGGCCCGGCCCACGTACCTACTCCGGCCTCATCTATGCCGACCGTGATCATTTCTCACCTCCGAATTTCTGCAATTTGATCGGTATAAGGATCATGTTCCGGAATCACACGCAGTTTGTTTTTGAACACCGCAAAAGGAGGACACAGTGGCAATTTTGAACAAGCAACACATGGCCGCGATCGACACCGACGATGTTCACACCGAAAGAAACAAGGTTCTCAAAGGAAAGGAGATCAAACACCTCGGAACGATTGCACAGGCATGCGAGATCGTAGGGCATTCCTGGGAATATAAGGCAGGCATCCGCGCCCAGGAGGTGAACATGTTCGGTCTCAAACGAAAGATCAACGACTTCCCCGACAAGCTCATGGCGGTGGTCCACTTCCTCGACATCGACGGCCGGCGCAAATCCATCAGGATCAACGACTTGTCGGTCGAGGTGCACGACCCGAAGAAGATCAGCAAGACTGCCAAGAATGAGGCGGTCAACCTAGGTCGACGCGTTTTCAAGATCGGCGAGTCGGTACCAGTCAAGTACGACGTCTGGGAGGACGGGTACTTCACGCCTGCCTTTGACAGGCGAGAGTTCATCAAGCAGAACCCCGACATCGCCGAGAAACTGAAAGCGAAGAAGTAGCGTCCACAACGCCTCCCAAATCCCTCGCCGGCCTTCGGGTCGGCGAGGGCCTGACCCTGATCTTCTTTAGCCTGCGATATATTTTCAACACCCTGTCTGCATACCCGCTTCCCGCGGAAGTGGGCCTTCTCTCAACAGTCGGACAGTACTTCTTCCCATCAGGACACGATCCAAATCCGCGGTTGTAGTGTAGCAACCAGTGGTACCCATCGTCCTTGTGGTACTTGCGCCACCACCTGCGCCACGTCGCCATCATCCGCACACCACGCTCGATGTTCTTGGACGGTTGATACAAACCCAACTCTATGGCCCGGGCCATCGATCCCTCACATGATCTTGGGCGGAGTTGGATTTGCATCAACCCGTGCGATCCCTTGTAACAGGAGTCCTTCTTGAATCCCGACTCTTTGAAGACCACAGCCGCAACGAGGAGTGGATCAAACTTGTAACGTTTGGCCTGTTTTTCAATGTCCGCGGCGTACTGCTCCGACCCGGGCATGAACAGCTTCAGCACAACGGCCAACCACATACTGCACCCTAGTTACCACGTTCCGGGGCGTTCAACAGCACCCGAACTCCACCGATCTCCAGCCTGCGCCTGAGATCTGCATCATCTCGAATGGCCTGCCCGATCTGACACCACAGGAAGTTTTGGAGCTGGGCCAGATCTCCAGGGGTCATTCCGCTGTGTCGCTTCAGCTGCAGCGTCACCACGTGATCGTTCTGCGCATCGTAGATCGACAGCTGGAAGAAGTCCCTGGCGGCCCGACCGATGCAGTCCGGCATCTACTGCCCCTGCCTCGTGTAGGGCTTGGAGAGGTTGCGCCGCTTGAAGGTCGGCATCCCCTTGCGGGCGGTCCCGTTCCCGTTACCATTCGCCTTCTTGGCTGCAGGCTTGCTGGTGGTCTTGTCCACCACCTCGATGGCGGTCTTGGCCTTCTTGGCGGTCTTGGTCTTGGCCTTAGCCTTGGACTTGGACTTGGTGGTCTTCTTGGACTTGGACTTGGTGGTCTTACTGATAGCCTCGACAACGCCGGCTCCGGACTTGGCGGCTTTCTTTCCGGTCGCGGTCAGCGCGTACATACCCCGCTCCGCATTGTCCACCAGCCGTCGGTTGACGATCTTCCGCAGGCCGTTGCGCACGTCCCTTACCTCTCCCTGCTTGATATTCTCCTCCTTCTTGCCGAAGACGAGGGCGGAAATGCCGCGGGCGTTGTTCTTCCCGCCCTTCAGGGCGGCAAGAATCTTCATCTCGATCTTTGTCAGTTTGATATTCATTCTGTTACCTCCGTTTTTTGGCTTGAGCGATCTTTCGAAGAAGATCACACTCAGAGTTATTGTCAACACAAATCGTCGAGAATTCGGTATAAGCTATTCAACGAAAGGAGTTTACGTGGAAAATGATCAGCTCAGACAGGACTTCCAAGAGATCATGGAAGCCGAAGAGCAACGCGAACTAGAAAAGGGTGCCATCGTCTCCGGCCAGATCGTCTCGCTCATCAACCTACTCCACCAAAAAGGGATCTTCTCCAGATCTGATATTCGTGCCTGGGAGGCGCAGTCCATGATCGCCGCAGAGATCGCCAAAGGCGCTGCTGCTGGTGACCACGCCTGCATACTCAAGCTCGCCGAGCTTTTGGCGGCGACGGACGAAGAGAAGAACGCCATCGAGGAGCACCTCAATGCCAACGACGATCAAGGAGATTAACGGCGTTCCAAGAGGCGGGCGTTTGAACTGGCTGCACACCTGTCACGGGCCCTGGCCAACACTGGCCTGTGAAATCAACACGGGCGGGGAAGTCTTCATCGCGGCGGCCTGGTACCGCAAGAAGTTCGGGAGGGTAATCGTAATCGTAGACGGACCAGACCAGTACCATGGCGGGATCTCCCTGTCCTACTTCTGGAGAACACGCGAGGAGCCGGGCATCTACCTATGTGCGACCGACAAGAAAGTAGATCAGATACTAAGGAAACGCGCGCCCATGTGTCGCAATGAGTTGATCAGGATTATCCGCTCATCGATTGAATTGTACATCACGTACTAGCTTTCGCCAAATCCTCCACCGGGACAGCACCTCATCGATCTCGAACACGCAGCTCCGCGCCAGATCTATCTGGTGCTCAAGATCGAACATGCTGTCTCCTTTTAGCTGCTCCAGGCCCCTGTTGTACGTGTTCACTGCCGTCTTAATGGCGGACAAGAAGTCGGAAGTAGATTTTGGGATCTTGCCTCCGGGAAGGCGGATTTGTGAACGTCTCTTCCGTAATCTAGAACCACGTATTCTTCGATCTCCTCCAGATTGGATATCTCCAGTTCCTTTTTCCTGGACACGTCCGCCTCGGTGTTCCACATCTCTGGGCATCCGCCCTCCTGTCGGCATCGATCTGGAACGACATACCCGTTCCTCTTCAACCTCCAAGCCTGCATCCCGTCGTTGCCGCACCAGCAGTCTCGTACAGAACTGAGCGGCACCACAAGCACAAAATCCCACTCCTTCTTCTTAAACGCCCTCAAGTGATCTGGGATCTCCTGCCACAGAAGCAGAGACTCTCTCCACCAGTCCTGGTCGTTGAACTGGTGATCGTTGATCTGAACGCAGCAAATTCGGGCACCGGACTTGGGCAGCACCTGCCAACGCTGGCGTCGTATCCCGTGTCCCATCAGTAGTACCCCTCATCGTTCTTGAGGTACTTCTTGATCACGCCGATGCTCATCTGCGGCCTCCTCATGCCGGACTCTCTCCTCCAGTCGGTCCAACACCGGATCACATCCTCCACCATCGGCACCCACTCCACGGCCATGCGGTAGTTCGCCCCCGCCAAGATCATGAACACGGTATTCTGCGCGCACCACCTCTTGACTATCTCCCCGCTCGTTCTGATCGCCCACGACTGCCGGGCTTTATAATCAGCGTACATCCCGCCGTTGAGCGTGCAATCGTACGGCTCGATGGCCTGCTCAGGCAGGACCAGACCATACTTGGCGCTCAAGATCGCCCACTCGTCTACCCGACCAGGTTTGGAGATCCACTGCTTGCAAAGCTTGAAGAACGATCCAACGTAGAGGTCCTTGGCGGGTGCAGCGTGATCTAATTTCTCCTTGCCGCACCCGATGAGTCCGACCCTCACAAGCCGATCTCCCGGCGGATCTTGTCCACGATTTGAGCTGGGTTCAAGTCGTAGCTGTCCAGGTGAATGATCTGCTCAGATCCGATGGGAGGAACACGCTTGTAGCGCTTGGCATACTCCCGTTGCTTCTCCTCGATCTCGTAACGCTCGATCACGTCCCTTCCCTCCATGCGCCTCATGCACTCCTCCACCGGACACTCCAGAACGAAGGTGTAGTTTGGCGGTAGGCAGCGACGCTGCATCAATTCAATCACATCCATCCCGTAGTTGTCCTGCTGGTAAACCCACGTGCTGTAGGCATACCGATCACACACCACCGTGTTGCCCTGTTCCAGCTCCGGGCGGATGAAATTTCCGATGTGGTCGTGGCGGTCTGCCATGAACATGGGAAACATCGACGCCTCATCTGCGATCTCCTCGCCCTTCAAGATTCTCCTGATGTGTCTTCCGATCGTTCCGTCTGAGGGCTCCTTTGTCCACACGGACTCGATGCCTTTGTCGTTCAAAGTCTGGACCAGGAGCTTCGACGCGGTCGTGCTCCCAGCGCCATCTGTCCCTTCCAGGACGATGAATAGCGGTTTCATGTTGTTCTCCTGGGCCTAGTAAACCGGGGCCTTATACCTCACCATCGTCGCGGCCGCGCGTGGATCGATTGGTGGAAGACGTTTCCCGAGGGTGTTCTGCGTCGCCAGCGCGCTATGCCGCTGCCCCGGAACGCCGGAGTGCGGAAGAGCTGGAGGAGCAAACGACGGCGGGTTTGGCATCTTCGTGGGAGCCATGCGGGCAGCAGGCGGGGGAGGTGGTGCTGAAGTCTTGGGCGCTTTGGGTGCCCGGGGCACCTGGCCAGAGATAGCAATCTTCTCCAGCTCATCGAGCATAGAGGTGATGGTTACTAAATCCATGGACCGAGTGTACCCCGGGCAGACCCCGGTTAGCAAGGGCCCTACAGGTCCACCGGACGAACGGTCTTGCGGTTGTTTCCAAGGCACCGATCTACGGCATCCGCAAGCACCTCTGCCAGCTTCCCGTTCACCGCCTCGACGAGCTCTCCGGACACGTTCACGTCCGCCGCCCCCTTGATGTACTCCTTCATGCTGCTGACGCGCACCAGTGCTGGGATCTCTTTCTGCTTCTTCTTGGCCACTTCTTCCTCCTATGTTGTGTCGGGGGTAATTCCCCAACGAAAGCAGAGATCCTATACCACGATCTGATCCGAATTTCCTCATAAATCGGTATAAGAAAAGTACAACCCAAAAAGGAGATCAAATGAGCATCAATAAGGAGTTCATGCAGAACGCACGCCGCCTGGGGGCCTGGGTAAAGGACATGGGTGACGGAACCCTGCTGTTGAAAATACCTGGGAAGCGCACCCTGCAGGTCAGACCCGATGAACGGGCCGCGGAGTTCCTGGGGAAGTTAGACTGGCCGATCAATGGAAAAGACCTCGATGCGATCTACCACGTCCTGAGAAGGATAGAGGTAGATCAATAACGATCATGCCCCCCACCCCGTTTTTGGGGTGGGGTCCATATGTCTGGGAACCCCTATTAAGAAAAAAAGAATAATTTTTTTTAAATCTACATATACATATGTCGGACATATACATATGACACAGGATTTTTTTCAAAGTTACTACTTTTTCAAAACCGCCTCCCAGAACATAGGGGCCTGGCCCTCCGGCTGACCAAAAAATAGTTGATCGTCCAGTTGATCATCGATAATCTCAGGATTCAGGAGGTTTACATGACGATCAACGGAAAACCTAAGTCAAAGTGGGTCCAGATTGGATCGTTCCTGGGCGGGCTGGCAGCATTGATCGCCTCAGTGACGGCGTTGATCGAGACACGATCAAAGGCCCCAGAGAAGGCGTCCAGGGCTGCTCACCAGGAGCTCGTCAAGAAGCTGGATGATCTGAACAGGGACCTGGGGAAGATCGAAGATCACTTCAACAGGCAGCTGGGTAACCTCGAGTTCCGGTTTCGCAATGAGCTGAACGCGGCCAAGGCAGATGCCGACAGCGTGCGTGCGCTCTTCATTGGGTTCGCTCTTGCCTCCCGCCGGGCGACATCTGGTTCAGGAACATCCAGGACCATCGAGGAACTGACGAAGAAGTTCGAGAAGAAGCTGGAGAAGCTCGAGCCCGCACCGGCCCCTCCTACGGCTTCTCCGCCTCCCAAGCGTTTGCCGAGATCGTTCAAGCGTCCCAAGAGCTGGTCCATAATCAAGAGGAACGCGCAGCAGCCCCCGGCCCAGATGCAAGAGGACGACACGTAAGCGGTATAAGGGCTTTGGAGGATTAGAGTTGGTACCTTTGATTCTCTAAGGCCCCTGCCGCGGAGCAGGCACACCGTTGCGGGGGCCTTTCTTAGCTCACTGAAATTGATCCCTCTTCTGGGTATAAGAATTGTACAAACCAGAGAGGAGATCTAAATGAGCGAGAGACTCAACGGCGTTGTTTCTGTGCTACAAGAAATGATCGAACAGTCCAAAATCTTTCTCGATGATTGTGGACAAGAAATCGGCCAAAGATTAAGGAAGCGCGTCCTCAGGGAGATCAGAGACTTAGAACGAGAGGTTGATGAGATTGAAACTATAGATCGACAGATCGAAGAGATCGACCGTCAGTACGTCGGTTGATCAACTGGGGGGATCGAGTCCCCCTTAGCTATGGCAAGAGGGTCTTTGGGAGGTTCTTGAGGGCGTCGACCTTCACCGTGATGGCCGACGTTTTGACAGCCACTTTCGGTGGCGCTTTTGGATCGTCCTTAGTGACTGGTGCAGATGTAGGAGGCTCTTTCTTTGGTGCGTCGGCCAGTGTGACCAGCTTCGCGTCCTCCTGTTTTGCCAGTAGATCTGTCAAGAACTTGCGTAGGTTCTGCCAGGCTTTGTCGGCTTCTCCCATCAGTAGCTGGATGTTCGGATCTTTCTTGGCCTGCTCAGCGATAGCCACTCCGTTCAAAGCGATCTGTAGCCCGTTGGCCACCCCGGTTTTGGTTTTCTCATAGATCAATTTTGTTTTGTTCGCGATGTCTTGGTCGGTGAGCATCTTGCCCAGGTACCACTGGCCGAAGATTCCGTCTGCGAGTCCGAGAGCTGTGTTTGCTTGTAGGATGATGGTTCGTGCTGTGAGGTATGGATCGATCTTTCCGGTCTCTGGGTTTGGGCAAGCCGTCAAGCCGGGGAGCATCATCCCCAGACAGACGCCCACCATCATCGTGATCAAAAAGCGTTTCATTTGTTGGCTCCTTTCAACGTGCCTTTTCTGCGTTGTTGACGGAGCATAACGCGCTGTTTGGAAGCGGTCAACGAACCTTAAAAACCGGCGATCGTTATGGTATAAGAAAGGTGACGGAAGCAGTGGGCCTGCTTGCTCCCCCCCAAGCACGGCCCCCCTGCGGAAGTTAGTGATCGGGGATCAATCTCCTTTCTGGGCAACCTCCCCGATCACTTTTTAGCTGTGAACGAGGAAATCTACATGAAGAACAAGGTTTGTACGATCACTGTCCGCATGCGGAAAGAACAACGTGAGTTCCTCTACAAGAAGTGTAATATGATGTCTCAAAAGTTTCGGGAAAACATTGGGTGCTCGGACATCATCCGCGCCCTGATCCAGCGACAAATGGACTACGAAGAAGAGCTCGCGAGGGTTTGGCATGCCACGATTTAAATACCCAGCGCCGTATGACGTGGAGGACCCGCCGCTCCGCCACGATGAAGTGGTGGGAGCTCCGCTTCCTCCATGCCCTCCACTCATCGTCAATGTACCTGGGGATAAGTCTGTGAACAAATCACCATCCCGGCATCGGTCGCTTTACCTCGATACCTTTGGCACAGATCTATCCGTGCTTGCTGAAGCCTTACATGCCTCTTGGGCAACACCAGAGCACCAAGAGCTGGCTGCACAGATCTTATCCGGCCGGAAACCTATCCACAGTTTGTCCACACCAGATGAGGAGATGCTGGATGACATCACGATCCAGTACGAAGACCACGGAGGAGCCCATGAGCATGTGCCGGCAGCCGACAGTGAACGATTGCCCGTACTTGATGAAGTTGAAAGTGGGCAAGAAGATAGTGAAGGCTTGTACCCTGCCGGACCATCTGATCTGCAGTCTGACCTTCCTTCGTCCATCACAGACGCGTTCAACTGGACGAAAAAAGGCCGCTAGCAAGTAGCCACATCCTACACTCCAAAGAAAAAAATCCCGGTCAGGGGGCCGGTCCTGACCGGGACACTGTGCCTCTTTACCACGCCGGCCTAAGCCGGAGAGCGGAGGTAACCGAGGTAAGAAGCAACCGGAAACTATCCCTCCGAAGAGTACCCGTACGGGTGCTGGCTGAGCCCATAGTTGTAAGCCATCGGGCGTGCCCCCTGCTGCTTGGCGAACCTAGCCGCCGCCGGAACTCCCTTGTAGAGCCCATAAGCAGCCGAGGCTAACAAGGCCCCAGGAACCAGCCGCTTCAGTACTCCCCGAATGGGTGCTGCGGCAGCTCTGGCCGCCGCGCTGATGGGCTTTTTCCGGAGCACCCGAGGTCTAAGAGGGGGCGGAGGAGTTGGTTGTCTATAAACAGCCGATTTTTCTGACTCTTCCGCTGACTCCAGCATCCCCTCGTGGAGACCTTCCAGCAGGGCCTCGGCCCGCACCGGCAAGTCATCACGACCGAGGCCGTGAGACGGCCTGAGAGGCTCTGAGAGCGGACTTTCCGGAGACTGGACCGAAGGTACTACCGATGTCGGTTCCGCCTCAAACTGGCCACCTGGGGCGTACCCAGCGTACTCTCCCAGGGGTTCCGGAGCCTCGGGTGCTGATGCGGCCTGCTGCCGCGCTAGCTTCCGCATGACCGAGTTGATGGCGCTGATGGACGTCTCATGGTGGGCCCGGGCGTGGGCTACCTTGGCGAAGATGTGTGCCGGCTCTCCGCCAGCCGGCACAAGGCGTCGACCCCTCATTGGCGGCTCCTAGAAGATGGCCCCGGTGGTGCCGGTGATGAGGCTCAGGGCGCTGACGGCGACGGGCACGGCCCGCTCGAACTGCATGCCTGCGTTTTCCTGGATCATCACGCCCTGGGCGTCCGTGGCCCAGGTGTGGTTCGGCACATAGCAGTTCTCCATGTAGACCGCCCCGACTGTGTCCTCGTTGCTATCCCGGACGTACAACAAGATCCCGATGGGCTGGTTGAACAGATCACTCGCCAAGTTGACAAAGAAGTTCTCGTAGCCGGGTGGGATCTTGACATCGTGCGGGTTGGCCACGGTGGCGCTGCCAGCATTGGCGAAGACCGCGCTCACCGTGTTCGGCGGGATGAGATCTTCGTAGTAGGCGTAGAGCATCCGCAGGAGGCTGGGTCCGTGATACATCACGCGCGCCAGCGTCAGCTGGCCGATGGTCCGGCCGCTGATGAAGTAGCTTCGCTCCGAGCCGATCTCGAAGATCTGACTGAACTGCCGGTTGTGGGACAGGTTGAGGTTCTGCATGATGCCAATCGGCATCACGATCTGGTCCGCTCCCGCTCCCGCCAATGCACCAGCCGTGACGGTCGCCCCGCCGACGTTGGCCAACCTGGGAGGCCCCGCTGCCAGCACGGTGAAGGCCGCGGACAGGAACTGACCATCTGCGAGCCCAGACTGCACGTAGCGCTCGTATGGTCTCCATTCGCTGAACTGAGTCATGTCTCTGCTCCTTAGCTAAAAAGAGGGGTGGCCCTCTTTGCTCACGTCAAATGGTCAACACGAGCCTGATGTAGTTGCACGGATAGGGGACATCCAACGTGACATCGATCAGCACCGTGTCAGGCTCAGTGGTGTCCTGGACGATGTTGTTCAGGTCCCCACCGATGATCACTCCGTTCTCCGTCAAGAAGGTCAACTGCCCCTGGATGACGGTCGATAGGGTGTCCAGGAAGCCCTGGGTGATGTTGAACTTGCCGATGAAGTTACGCAGGCCTGCCCGCATGAACTTCGCGACGTAGTCCACCACCTTGGTGATCGACAGCTCCCGCTTCTCGATGGAGCTCGTGTCAGTAGACAACTGGTGACGGCACGTCAGGGGTCCGTTGACCACCTCCTGGATGATCCAGTAGGTGCCGCCGCCCGCACCCACGTTCATCTGGGTCTCGCTGAACTTGTCGTTCGACCCTACAATGCGTGTGAACCCGGAGATCGGGAAGTTGGTGAATCCCTGCTGCGGAGGCTGCTGCCCGATCATGCCTGCGATGGCCGCGTTCACGTAGAACGCATCGATCAGCTGCTCGAGCCCATCGATGGTGGCTCCGGCCTGATCCGGAGCGGTCATGTACACTCGTCGATCGCCGTAGGCGGTGCCCAGGTCGGCGTAGGTCGAGGCAATGGCCGCGTAATCCGGTAGGTTCTCCGAGGTCAGCAGCTCCGCGCCGCGGATCTTGATGGAGAAGGACTCCGAGATCAGCGAGGAGGAAAGGTTGGACGAGCTGTAGTAGCTGTCGTCGTTTTCCCCAGGCGCGAAGGTCACCCGGATGGTGATCTTGGTCCCACTCACAGCTGAGATGCTGTACTTGCTGGAGTCCGAGGCGATGTCCAGGTAGACTCCATCGTCCACCTCGATGGTCCCGGTGGGGTCGACTCCGGCGGCGAGCAACAGCGCGGCCAGGTTAGACAGCTTGGTATCAAGCTCGTTGGTCACGCCCGTGCTGTCCGCGTCCGTCCCGCTGGCCACCAGAGTGTCCAGGTTTCGGTCTGGCATCTCCGGGTTGATCACGACGATGCGTTCTCCGCGGGCGTCCGGGTCGGACATGTTGTTGACGTGGGTCTGCCACATCGAGTGGATGTCGCCATCGTGCGTCAGCGGAGCGATGGCGTAGACCTCCTGGCTCTCCAGGAACGTCGCCGCCTCGGTGTAGGCTGCTAGTGTTCCGTTGGGCGAGTCCGCGCTGGTGGCACTCACACCGATACCGCTGACCGTCACGCCTGGCGCATTCAGCAGCGCGAAGAACAGACCCAGGCCCAGGGGGTTGTCCGTGTTCAATGGCTCGAGTGACGTCTCGAGCTCGTCCGTCCCCTCGAAGGTCAGCAGCGCGGGGTTATCAGCCTTGGGTGTAACATCCAGCCGCAGCGCATCGTAGGCCACGATCAGCTGATCGCTTGCCAGCTCCACAGCGTCCCCACGGGTGTCGCGGAGGATGTCGTGCTTGATCGTGATGTCACCCGCCAGGTCCACGACCAAGTCCGGAGTGGGGCGATCGGCAGGCTGTGGATCTGCGATGTTCTTGGCCTGGATGTACCAGTTCTTCTTGAGCAGTGTGGTGTAGGTCAGCTCTCTGTCCAACCGCAGGTCCGTAGCTACCGCTCCTGGCGAGACCTGAGCGATGATACCCAGAAGTTCGCCATCGGCGTACAGGTAGTCCCCGGCCTTGGGCTTGAACCCCCGGCCGTTGGTGACGTAGCCGGAGGTGAAGCCCAGCAAGGTGTTGGCCGTCCCCTGGCCGATCTCGATCTTGGACTCGACCCCGGTCTCGGCCGAGCTCAACACCAGGTTGTCAGAACTGATGGCCGCCGTCCCGGTGCCCATCGTGTTCTCGATGGCGGTCTCGATCTCGGCCGAGGTGAGGGTCTGGTAGATGTCAGACGTCCCGGTAAAGCCGATATCCGTCCAGGCGTTGCCCGTGCTGGCGCTGTAGTCGATGATGATCGAACCGCCAGCGTCCGTGCTGCCGCCCACCTGGAAGGCGATGTAGGTTCCGGCTGCATCGGCTACACCCGTGCTCAAAGAGCGGTAGGCCACGACCACGGGGCTGGTGGCGGTGTTGATCGCAGTCACCGCAGCGTCGATGTCGGCCGGGCTGGCGAATGTGACCACCACCGGGGTGCCGTTCACAATCAGGCCCAAGCTGTCGGTGCCGGGGTCTGCGTAGGGGTTGGCCGGGACGATCGGCCCGCCGTTGAACTCGACCTCCTGCATCGGCTCGCCATCGATGGCGAGCTGGAAGGTCAGCTTGTGGACCTGGTTGTCGCCTGACAGATCGCCGGTCCCAGTCAACGAGGCACTGGTCGGATCGAGCGTGAAGTCCTCGTTGTGGATTCTGACGATCGGTGAGGTGCTGTCCCCGTCTCCATCATCCACGCCCTCCAGCGCGTACTGCACCTCGTCATCGGTCAGCCCGAGCGTAGCGTTGGCGTCCCCATCACCCACCTTGATGTACCCGTCGTAGGAGTATAGCTTCAGCTTATCGCTGCCGCCGTCAACCGCCGCCGGGTAGTCAGTCGGAGAGCTCAAGGTGGTGTTGATGAAGTAGACCAGCGAAGAACCGACCGCTCCTTGCGCGGAGGTAAAGCCGATGTCGCTGAAGGCGTCGCCGCTGCCCGGTTCGATGACCTTCACGTAGTCACCGGTCGCGGTCGCGCCGCCAACTTGGAAGGCAATGTAGGTGCCGGCTGGGTTGGCCGATCCGTCCGCGTCGGCGCGGTAGCAGACGTCCTCACCGGTATAGGTCGCTGCCCACGCCGCGTTGATCGCTGTTACCGCTGCATCGATGTCCGCCGGGCTGGCGAAAGTCACGGTCACGGCCGTATCGCTGTTCTTCTGGATGTCGATGGTGTCGGTGCCGGGGTCGGCGTAGACGCCGGCCGGCACGACCAACGTTCCATCAACAGCCTGGTAGTCGCCGTCGAAGGTGATGGTTTGCTCGGTTCCACCAACCGCGAACGTTACCTCGAGGTCCTTGTCCTTCAAGCTCGAAGTCTGGAACGAGATGGCCGTGCCCAAGATCCACGCGGTCCAGCCGTTGCGTAGAAAGGTTTCGTCCCTCTTGACCTCCTGCAGCGCCGAGCCGGTGTTGATGAAGACTCTGATCGAGTCCTCATCGATGTCGAGCTCGTCCATGTTGTCCCGCGGGTCCGGGAAGTTGTCTTGCGCGATGAACCGCTTGTCCTGCGCGTAGGACGAGAAACCAGTCGCCTCGAAGAAGTCCGGCAGCCCCAGCTGGGCGTTTGCCGTGCCATCCAAGATCTGAAGAGACTGACCGTCACCGGAGTTGTTCCCGCGGAGCTGCAGGTAGGTGCTCGAGCCACGGGTCACGGTGTATGCCGCCCAGCCGCTGATGCCGCTCGTGGCCAAGATCTGGCTCTTGACCTGATCTGCCGTCAGACCAGCCGCGGTCGGGTCGGAGAGGGTGACCTCCTGCTCGGGGCCGTTGTTCACGCTGACCTTCAGGGTGAGTCCGTCCAGGCCGGTGTAGTCCTCAGCCGAGATCGAGGTGATGATGGGCGGAACCGAAGGCACGGCGTCCGTGTTCACCACGGAGTTGCCGGTTGCGTCGGTCTCCAATGCCTCGACGACCTGGAAGCACGGGCCCACGACACAGGGAACCAGCGTCGGCTGAACGATCGTGGGGGTGATCGTCCGAAACTGCTGGATTACGGACATTCCTGGGCGAAGGAGTTCTTCGTTAGCCATTTGGATTCTCCTCATCTGTTACCACGAGCGTTTGCTCGAACGAGACATTTCGAATAGGTCTCCCCCTGATCGTCGGCTGTCGCAGACCAGTCTGCCTGGCCTGATATCTGACGGGGGTGTTACCAACCTGGGCTCCTCCGCGAACTCCAAGTCTTAACGACAGTCTCCGCAGCAGCTGCTGGCCTAGCGGCTGCACGGAGTTTGTTTCCTGAATGAAATAAGGGGTCGTGACGGGTGTATTGATCCACTCCCCCTCAGTATCCCCCACCACGATCGCTCCGGCAGGACTGGGCGAGCCGAGTTGCACCCCACGTCCGATCTCATGGATCGGCGTGCCTTTTTGAAGCAGTGGGCCCAATATCCACAGATGCCGCGCGACGATCAGCGCAATGTACTCGCTCTCCAGATCATCGCGGGCACAGCAGTTGATGGAGATAGTCCCGCTGACTAAATCGGACCGCTTCTTTTGATCGTTAGCCATGTTCAGGGAGAGCATCTCCCCGATGGATGTCTTGTTCCACGACATCGCGCCCCGGACCAGCGTGATGGCCGGGCGCTTACCCACGACATCCAGCTTCAGCGGAAACTCGTCTGTGATGACGATTTCTGTGTCCTCCAAACTCTCGTGCCAGCGAAAGCAGGAAACTTCAGCCTCTTCGAATAGACCTTGTAAGAAGCCGAGCACCGTCTTCCGCAGCTGCAGGACGGGATTCTCCGCCCAGCTGGGAGTGTAAGCGGTGCTAGGGGGTACGCTTGCTGACGCGACGCTCATCCTCTAAGATCTTCCTCTTCATCTTGTTGCTGAGACTCATCCGGGCCAACCCCAATCCTGCACCAGTAGCAGCCAGTATGGGAAGCGCATATCTCAGCGCTCTGGCCTTGCCGATTTGCATCCCGCCGCGAACGAGACTGCCTTCCAGCTTGCCGCCCACCGTCTTGCCGACGCCGTAACCAACACCAGCCCCCAGCGCTCCGGCCCCACCATAACGAACCAGGCCCTTCAGCTTCTGTTTGGTAACGCGCCCCCCGCTTGGGTCTCGGAGATCTTCACCAGAGGAAGAGGAAATCTTTTCCAGCTCGTCGTAGAACGCCCTACTCGTTGTCGTATCCATAAGCCACCAACGTCGCTGCTATCGCCTCGTCCTCGAAGGCTTCCAGGTTTTGGGGGTTGGAGAAGTTGCGTTCCGGGCTGGGTGCGAGGTTCCTGAGCTCTCCTACGTCGATCTCCATCGCGAACTCGATATCGCCCTTGGAGATCTCATGTAGGGTCATCTCATGGTGGACCTTCGCTCTCAGTCGCTCGGTGGAGGAGACCTTTACCACCCTCCACCGCCTGTTCTCAGGCTCTACGATTATATCGCCTGGCTTCACCAATGGGAAGTAACTCATTCTGGCTGTGGTATTCGACTGTTGCGTCTCGCCGGTCCCCAAAGCCTGCTGAGCCTTCGGTGAAGGATCGAATTGAACACTCAGTTCCATCGGGTCCATGTAGCCCCGAGCGTACTTCGTGTCATAACACGTCAAGCAGTTCGATCTGATCTTTCGATACGTCCCGCCCTTACCCACGTCCATGCAATGTGGACAGTACTGACCGAAGGTGCGGACGGGAAACAACCAGCAGGTCCGTCCGATGAACTCCTTGAAGACCGTCTGCTCAAGTAAGCGGATCTCCTGAGCGATCAAATCGGGATCTGCGGCGAGCGTGGCGGCGTCCGAGTAGACCACATCGGTCGCGTCGTTCTTCCTGACGCTCTTGAGGCGGTAGTACAACTGACGCCAGCGGTGCTCCAGGTTCACGCGGTTATCTATGAACTGGTACCGGTCTTGGAAGGCGTCCGTGAGTGGGTCCCACGGCCCGAGCGGAGACTCACTACGCTCGACGGACCAATCGAAGTCGTGGGGATCGAGGGTGGTGTTCTTGATCTCCCAGCTTAGCTCGAGCCAGTCCAATGTGAAGGACCGGACGAGGAGGTTCTGGAACTCGACGTTGAGCATCTACCTCAAGGCTGCTGCGGCTTTCCGCATCTCCTTGGCCACGACCTTGACCGCGCCCTTGCGAACGTTCGGCGGAGCACCCTTCGTGGACTTGAGCGCGCGGCTCATCACTTTGGCCTTGGCCTGCGCTTCCGGGGAGGTGAACTCGTCGCGCTTCTCCATACCCTTGCCCTGCTTGTATCCGCTGGCCACGCCCGCCATGTAGGCGATGGGAGCTGTGGCCACGGCCCCCAAACCAACCTTCTTGTGCTTCGTCAGAAACTTACCCACGCGTCCCCCCACCGCTAGCTTCTCCGCCTCCTCCGTGTGGACGTGGGCCAGATGCCTGGCGACCTTGTCCATGAACTCGAACTGGGCCGAGGCGGCCTTCTTGATACCAAGCTGCTTGTCGATCTCCTCACCAACCGGGCACCCCTCACGCAGCTTCTCGCGAATGGCCATCCTGGCTGCCCTGGCCTCCGGGCCGCGCCCGCTGACCAGATCTTTGGCTCGCGGCTGGTCCGGGCGCATCATGCCAGCAGACTTGCCGATGCCGCCCTGCTCCACCTTCTTGATGTTCCCCTTCGAGGTTGGGCTCTCCCCGTGACGCTGCTCGAATCCTGCCTTGAGATGCGGGAACTTGCCGTAGACCTTGCTCCTCACCGCTTCCCGCTCAGCTGGACTGCCGAACTGCGAAACTCGGGCCAGTGCGTTGCGGGCATGCTTCACGTCCGGGATGGGGTACTTCCCCTTGGCCTCTCCCTTGATCTCCCCCGCCACCCCTATCTTCTTCGCTTTGCTCTGAGGCACGGCGAACGACTTAGACGGCAACGCCTCACGCTTCGTCTGCGTCATCTTCGCCGCCACCTTCTCGAGCGTTGTGCGGCCAAGTGATAGGTCGCGCAGATCTCCCAGGCTCATCTGGTCTAGCATCGCCTCCAGACCAGATGCTTCCTTGGATACGTTCTCTTCATCGTAGACTTCCTTCAGCCACTGATCGAGATTCATCTCCCTCTCCTTAGAATGCGCTTGCCTAGACGAGCCACCGCAGGAGCTGCAGCTGCTCCCGCTGTCGCACCACCCAGCGCCGCTATCACCGCGGCCGCGCGTGGATCTTCACGGTTGATCTTTGCCGTGTCGGCCAGCGCTCTGGTCATCACGACCTTGTACTTGTCCAGAGCCCCCTTGTCCTTTTTCTGCTGGTAGTGGCGGAGCTTGGCGCGCAGGATGCGCTCCTTCTCTGAGATCCCTTTCGGACCCACTCTGTCGGATGCGCTCTGCAGCCCGGCGGCCCCGGCGGCTCCGATGCCTGCTCCGACGGCACGCGAGGACCAATCGGCCTGCTTGCTCATCCAGGCGTTGAGGTCCTTGAGCTCGTCTCTCACCTTCCCGGTACGATCGGTCAGCTCCTCCAACTTCTTCATGTTGCTCTGGTGAACATCTCCGGTCTTCTTGGCCCTGTTGGTGGTCCGCGCGATAAGCTCTCTCAGCTTTCCGCTCTTCGCGGCCTTCCGCAGCAAGAGCCCGCCTCCGATCGCCGTCCCGGCGATTCCAGCTGCGATGGCTGCATTCCGCTTCGTGGATTTGTCGGCCGCCGTCTTTTGTCTCAGGGCCACCACTGCCGGTCTCCCCGGCCCACTTATGACCTTCCCCCTCTTTTTGAGCTGGCGGTACTCCCTTTTTTGTTGGGCTTTCGTTGCTCCGATCGCCTTCCCACGCCTCAGATCATGAAGCACTACGGCGAGTAACGCATCCTCCCTGGAAAAGGCCGTCTTGGTTTGACCGCCGACGTTCACCGTCACACCCGCGTCCTTCGCCTCCTGCTTGGCCTGGTCTTTAGCCGTAGCCCGCTCAGCCTGAGCCGTCTGCTTACCAGCCTCCTCCTGTGCCTGCTGCGCTTCCTCCACCTGCTTGGCGGACTCGCCGCTCATTGGGGCTCCGGCACCTGCCTCTGCGGCCTGGGCCTCCTCCCGCGCTGCGGCTTCCTGCTCCATCATCCCCTGCTCCTCTGGAGACGGACCAGCAGCGGCCGTTGGATCTTGCAGCGCCAAGTCCTGTAGATGCTCGCGGTAGTTCTGCATGGCCTGCCGCATCTGCATGATCGCCTGCTTACTGCCAGCGAGCTCCTGTGACTGTGCCTCCAACTGCGCGGTGAGCTGCTGGTTCTGCATGGCCTGATCTTGGCTCTGCTGCGTCGCCTGCTGCACAGCTTGATCTGCCTGCATCTGGGACATCTGCGCCTGCTGTCCCGCTTGTTCGGCCGCAGCCTGCGTCTGCTGCAACATCGCCTGCATCTCTTCCAGACCCTGCATCGCCTCCTGAGCGACCTGGCGGTAGTACTCGGCCTCGTTCACCTCGGACATTTGATCTGCCATGGCTTCTTCGGCCAGGAGCTGCTCGGCGCGTTGTCGCTCCAGCACGTCGGGCGTCATCTTCTCCTCGGCCATCGTGCTGGGCTTGGCCTCACTCGCCACTTCAGGTTCGACAACGACAGGCTCGTTGTCCGCGCCGCCAGGAAGGGCCTCGCCCTCGGGAATCCCATCGGCCAGCTTCCACATTTCCCGGACGCGAGAGATGGAGGCGGTTTTGGTGGTCCACTTCTCCATCTCAGCCTTTTTGTTGGTGCCTGGGCTCGCCGATTCTTTGTTGTACTTTTTGATCGTCCGCTTCCGATCGATCTCCTCCCCTACCGTCTTCCCCAAGCCGCGGCCCATCAGCGCCCCAATGGCCGTTCCACCGATCTTACCGGCGATGCCAGCCTTGCGGCCAGCCATGTACCCCGCGGCGGCCCCGCCGACGGTCCCGACCTCACCGCCAACACGCTTCCCGCGTTGCCGCTTGGTCTTCTCCGCCTCTCGCACGTCCGCGGCTGCAGACGAGCGGATACCAGACATCAGCCCTTTGTACTTTGCCTGCTGTGCGTCCTGAGCGAATGCGGCGCGATTGATGCGCGCTCTCTGTTCAGGCGTCAGAGATCGGGACGGCGACTCGGCCTCCTTGGTCTGCTCTTTGATGGTGAGAAAGAACGCCGAGGCTTTCGCCCACGGGATATCGTGGGTCTCTTCGGCGCTGAGGTATCTTGAGAGCTTGTCCATGGGATTTGGTCCTCCTACGCGTCGTAGACGATGCCGTACTGCGCGGACTTCTCCACGTAGTAGACGTTGACCACATCGGCCACTGCGAGCTTATTTGCCCCGACTGTTCCCGCGGCAAGCCCAAGGACGGCCGCCGCCGTTCCTCCGGTGAAGACGTTGCCATCGGTGAGCAGCGCAAAAAGGAAGTTCCCGGCAGGCCCGGCCGGAGCCTTCACCAACGAGAGTCGTCCTGAAGATTGGCTGTCCGCCTCCGCCTGGATCTCCGCCGGAGTCGCCGTCTCGAACGCTGAGGTATCGGGGAAGGTGATGGTTACCAGGGGCGTGGTGAACGTCAAGGTCTTGGCTCTGACGTTGATGTTGTCCCCCAGGGCCGGAAAGACCTTCCCTCCCAAGATTTTGTCCTGGATGAAAAGCTCCAACTCTTTTCGTGATCCAAACTCTCTGACGTAAAGCATCGGCTTCTCCTACGTGAATAGAGCGCCGTAAAATGAATTGATCAGCGCGTATTCACTGTGCTGACCGAACTCGCCCAAGATCGAGTGGATGTTGAGTGAGATCTTGATCTTCGTCTTATCCTGCTCGTACTTGCTCTGGAACATGGCAAGCCAGGACTGAAGCTGGGGGGCTTTGTCCGACACTGCAACATTGATCCCGCCATCCGAAAAGTTGAGCTGGTTTCTGATCTGCAGAACAGAGGTGGATTCGAACAGGGCGATGGCCGTCCCCCTCCGCGCCAGACTTGTATACCCGAGACGCAACAGCTGCTCGAGTGAGTACAAGCCAAGCGGAGGAGGGGTCTGGTTGAAATCGGATACGAAGTCCAGTACCGCCCAGGCGATCAACCTGTTCGAGTGTTCGACGCCCCTGATCAATCGGTTGAGTTGTGGATGATCTCGCATCCACAGGCGCATCATGTGGATGAACCCGTTGAACTCGTCAGATAGACCAGGGATGTCCCCCATGCCCTGGAGTTCAGCCACCCAGCAGCTCCTTCGCGGCGGCGATTATCTCCTCCGCCTGGCTGTGGGTGATTTCCAACAGACCGTCCAGCACCCCGGCATCCATTGATGCTAGATCCGCGAAGCTCTCAATGCCCACGGACTCGAGCTTGGCAGCACGGCTGTCTCCGATGTGCGGGAGCACCTTCAGATTGTCCTCTTCCACGACTTCCACGACCTCCACGACCTCGCCGCCAACCCCCGACGCGGGATTTTGATTTTGGCCCTCGGTCTGGGCCTTCTCCAGGGGATAGTAGGGAAAATCCAGCTTCCCAGACTCTTTGAGCCGTTGAACCCGCGGAGAGTAGAGCAGGGTTTCCTCGATCGACATCACCTGCTTACGCTGGATGACGTCATGACCGATACGGATCGCCTTGGTGAAAGTGTTCTTGACGGGGACCTTGGCCATCTCACACCTCCTCCTGGTCGGCAGCCTCGATGATGTTCTCGGCCACCTCCTCCGTCACGCCCAGGAGCTCGGCCAGTGACTCCGGCTCCATTGCGGCGATCTGAGAGAAGCTGACTACACCTGCTTCCACGAGCTTCTTGGCGCGGCCTGAGCCAACACCGGGCAACTCGGTCAAGTCGTCCGGCTCTACCTCCCCCGAGACGGTTTCCTCTGCAGTATCAGTCTCTTCCAACGGGGCCTCTCCCGTGGTCGGTGGATTTGGAGCATCCACATCTCCCGTGGGCTCGGCCGGTGGCGGATGCGGAGGCTCTCCCGCCTGTGCCTTCTTTGGCTCCAGCGAGACGACCTCCATTCCACGAGACCGGCTTACTGAACCGTGGACATCAGCAAAGTACCGCCACCCGTCTGGATCGATGACCTCGAGCGCGCCCGCACGGACGCCCTCCAAGATCTCCTTGGAGTACTTTCCGAAAGTCTCCGCGTCGAGCGGCATGCTCTGGTTCCGCAGCAGGCGACGGCCCGCCACAAACTGTTTGAACTTGAGTCTGGTCGGACCCGCATACCGCCTCAGACGAGACTGGACGCGGCGCACCACGTTTTTGATGATGTAGTGGTTTCCGGGCTTTAAAGCACCGGCGGCCCGCCCATCGCGGACGGGAACCTTCAGAGCTTCCTGCTCAGCAGGGATTTGTTTATCCAGATCTTCCTGTTCGGTCTGGACTTGTTCATCTGTCATATGAGTTCCCTCCGTGACAGGTTATCGTACCCGATTGTTGAGCTCCATGAGAAGCATCTTTTCACCAGCCAGGGGATCGCGGGCACGACCGACCAAGTAGCTGGGGAAGGGAGGGGGAGACTCCTCCCCCTCCCGTGGGGTTGAGTGCGCTAGAACTGCTCCACCGCCGGGTAGTGCAGACCCTCCGCGACGCGGTTGTTCACGGCACCGAGGTCCTCCTCGTCCGACGGGATGACCGAAGAGAGGATGCTGTCGGTGTCGTTCACGGTGGCGTCACCACTATAGAGCTCCACCTTCCGGACGGCCGCGATGTTCACGATGCCGATCGCGATGTCCTCCCAGCTCTGCCAGGTGATCAGGTTCGCGATCTTGTCGATGTAGAACTTCGTGTTGTTCAGGACGTAGAAACGCCCGAAGAACTCCGGCTTGGTGAAGGTGTACAGGTTGCCGGGGCGCAGGAGATCGGTCTTGATCGTCCGCACGTAGGCACGGCCGAGCAGGGTGTTGTACTTGTACCCGTCGGTCGTGGTCTCGCTCTGGATCCGATCGCCGAAGTCCTCCACCGTCCACATCAGGATGTCGTCCCAGTCGACCTCGGTCAACAGGGTCATCTCGGCGCGGAGGCGGTTGCCGTCGAGCAGCTTGTACAGCTGGACGATGTCCGGACGCTGCAGCGGCAGCGGCACGGCGGTGTCGGTGGTCGAAGCGCGGGCGAGCTCGCCCTTGCGCACCGAGAACTCCACCGGCGGCGTCGCGCCCTGCAGGGCGGTGGCGTTGAGGGCGGGTGCGGTGGCGGCACTGTTGGCCTCGGCCTGCAGCGCCTGCACGGCGGCCTCGATGTGGATCAGGAACTCGCGGTCCTCGATCTCCTGGATGTCCTTGACCGAGTTGTCCTCGATCACCTTGGTGATCGGCATCTCGTAGGCCAGGAGCTCCTGCTCGAACTTCTCGAACTTCTCCGAGCTGATCGTCAGGAAGGGGATCTCGGCGCGCGGCGCGCTGATCAGATTCGCGGAAGGCTGACCCCGGAAGGTCATCGCCATCGCGCGGCTCTTGGGCTCCACATCGACGATCTTCACCAGCGTGTCGTGGTTCACGCTGCGCTGGCAGTCGGTGCGGGTGACGGGTTGGGTGGGGATGACCTTCCGCGCAAAGCTGACCTCGCGCAGACGGTCGCGGATGTAGTTGCCGCCGTACTCGGCGATCTTCTCGCGGCCTTCGGTGGACTCGAGTCGCTGGGAGAAGAGTTCGGTGATCGCTTGTGCTTGTGCTGACATCGTTCTCCTCCTTTACACCAGCGTCTGCATGAAGCGGAGCTTGTCGCCGTTGACCGACGGGAGACGCATGACGTATCCCACGATCAGCTCGGTGCCGCCGCCGTGCAGCTTCAGGCCCGACTTGGTCAGGGTGGCGATGGTCACGTCCGTCACCATCAGCGCCGCCCCGTGGGTCAGAGCCGTGTCGTCGAAGATCAGGGTGTCTGCTTCGTAGGTCCCCATGTACAACAGGGGGACCTTCCGCGCCGCCTGCACGTCCGTCCGACCCCTCTCCGAGAACAGCGCCCAGCAGAGGTAGTCCCCGGACGCCCTCACGACCTTCTTCGGGTTGGTCGAGTCGAGCTCCATGAACTCCCCCATCAGCAGCGGGTTCGCGTTGTTGGGGTTGGTCAGCGTGGTGTCGGCCAGCGGCATGTCTCGGCGCTCCAGCTTCTCTACGGGAGAGTGGAGCCTGAAGTTCTCAACTGCCATTTGCCTTCTCCTTCTGAGTTTGTGTCAACGTTCGTTTTGTGCCCTTCCGTCTTCAGTCGATCTCGCCGCGAAGATAGGCCTCCAGCTGCGAGTCGCCACCACCTGCGGAGATTTCGTCCCCGCTCACCTCCCCGAGTGACATGTGGGCGGCCGACATCTTCACGGCCTCCTCCATGACATCCAGGGATTTGCCCTGCTCGATGGCGGTCTCGATCGTCGCGATCTTCTCCTCGTGGGTCTCCCCGAGCGAATCGAGATGCTTGTCCGAGGCCATCTTGGCCAGACCGTCTACTCGAGCTCGACGCTCATAGTCGACGACCTTGCTCTGCAGAGCTGCGTTCTTCTCCAGGAGCTCGTCGCGCTCCTTGGCGAGAGACCGCAAGACGCCCGGGATGGTGGCCATGACGGCTGCGACCTTCTGTGAACTGATCTTCTCCATCGTTGATCTCCTTCCCGGTTACATCATGGGGGTGGTGGGCGACGGCATCGGAGTCGGAGGCATCATCTGACTCTCCTTCTCCTTACCTTCGGCCTGCTTCTTGGCCAGAGCTTCCTTGAGCTTCTGGGCCTTTTCCTTCTCTTCCGGAGTCGCATCTTCCGCTTCCCCGGCCTGCGCGATCTTGCGCAGATATGCCCGGCGTGCCGCCGCCTTGACGGCTGCGATCTTCACACCCGCCTGAGAGGTTGCCGCCAGGTTCTCCTGAAGGACCGGATCCGTTGACTTCTTCTGGGCTGGCTCGGTGATCACCTCACCCATCTGCTTTTTGGGCTCCGCCTTCGCATCTCCTTTGGTGTAGTTGGTGGCCGCCTCGTTAGAAGCCACCATCTTGCTTTGACTGGTCGCCGCCGCCGGCTGAGAGGGGACACCCTCCTCCGAAGCCGAGGCGTTGGGGTTCTCGAGCGGCTCGCTGCCCGCGTCGATCTTCGCGGGGTTCTCCGCGTCCGCCGCCGTCTTGACACGGCTCCACAGGGCACGCGCCCGCTTCACAGCCGCGGACTTCTCCTGCAGCTGGGGCTGCATGCCGGTGCCCCCAGGCACATCGGTCATGTCGGTCTGCATCGCCGTGGCGGCGTTGGTCTGACCATCCGCCTTGGACGCATTGTCGGTAGCGCCATCAGGCTCGGGCTGGTTGTTCTTCGCCTGACCCGTCTGGGTCGACTGGAGTCCCGCCACGGGGGACTCCATGTTGGTCTGCAGGTCCGATCCGGGGCCGGTGCCCGGGCCAACCTGCGGGGCCGGGGCATTGCCAGCCTGTGTCCCGAGGCCCTCACCGACCGCTACCTTGTCCCACTCGACGGCGGACAGGTTGGAGTTGATGTACTCCTGGGCCGAGGCCAACTTCTCCACCAGCTCGGTGGAGACCGACGCGCACTTGTACCCCGCGCTCTCCTTCGGCTCTCCCTCCATTGCCGCCTTTTTGGCCTCCTCGGCCTTTTTCTTCTCCTCGGCCTTTTTCTTCTCCTCCTCGGAGACTTCCTCGCCGGCCTGCGCCAGCTTCTCCCTCTCGGTGGCCTCCGCGATAGCCCCAGAGATCATTTCCTGCAGGGTAAGACGCATGTCGTTCTCCTTTTTATGCCCGGGCCGATGGTGGCGGTAACGTCTTCTGTTGCATCGTTATCGACACGTCCGTTCCCGGGGCCTCCACATTGGACCTGGTGTAACCCATGCCCGATCCAGTTCTCGTCCTTGGGTTAATGCTCTTGGGCTTGAGCTGTTGTGGCGCGACCGGAGGCTTGAACTCGAACGTCTTCTTCGGCGCAGACTCGTCCGCCCCAATCTTCTCGAGCTCGTCATAGAACGCTGTAAGCACAGCCGGGTCCACAGTCCAAGACCAAGAGCACTAACCGCGGGGGACCCGCAGGCCCCCCACGATCAGGTGCTACTCGACGGGGTAACCCGCGGCCTCGAGCATCTCGAGCGCCCGCGCATCGATGGCCGCTGCGGTGTCAGCCTCAGCCTGCTTCTCGACGTCGTAGCCGGCTTCTTCGAGCATCTCATAGGCGCGCTGCTGCGCGAGCTGCTCGAAGTCCTCATCGGACGCCTTCTTGTTCTTGCCCATGCTGGACAAGCCGTATCCTGCAGCGCCGATCCCTGCTGTACCGGCTGCTAAGGTCGGGGCTGCCGTTTGAGCCGAACGACCGAGAGCGCGGAGTGCCATGCCCCGCACCCCTTCATCCTTGCGGCGCTTGATGCCAACACCCAGATACTTTCCGCCTCTTTTAGCGGCTTTGTCTGGGAGCTTGCCGGTGACCAAGGCCTTACCGGAGCGGGCACCGGATACCAGCGCTTGCTTCTGGCTGCGCCCCAGCTCCTTGATGGCTTCTCCGACGCCCTTCTCCTTGACGACATTCGACAGGTGGCTGGCCAGCCCGGCCTGCTTCTCGATCTCGGCCAGCTCGTTCACGTAGGCGTGCGCCATCGCGCGACCCATGAAGTCGGCCTCGGCCAGCTTCTCCTGGGCCTCGTCTTCGACATCGGTCTCGGCCGAAGCCTGCTTGCCCATCTCGCCCTCGATGCCCTCGAGCAGCTCGCCGATCTGCTCGTCGCTCAGATCGTCCAGGTCCACGCCCTCCTCCGCGGCCAGCTTCACCAGAAACTCCTCCGCGGCGGTCTTCTCGAGATCGGGCTCGTCATTGATGATTTCGTTCGTGCCGTACAGTTCGGCCAGGAATTCGTTCATTTTCTTTCTCCTGTTGGATCAGATGTCTGTTACTTCTCCAAACGGCGACGAAGTCATCAAGGTACGAAGCCTCTCACGTCAACCTGTGGCTAACCTCTTTCCGAGGTCGAGTGCTCCTTTCAGTATCTTGTCAGGGATCTTCGATCCGGACGCCTTCAGTGCTGTCAAACCAACCGCGGTCGCCGCAAGGTGTGGATGGTCGCCCAAGAACTCCGTGAGGAGCCCAGGGGCTTTGCCCGTCCACGCCGAGCTTCTGACCTTTCTGCGTGCCAGCGCCGAGAGAAGGTACGTGGCCGGAATCGCCCCCACCAACAACTTGGGGTTGATCCCGGCAGCGAGCTTTTCCCGGCCAGCGAATATGTCCGTCTCGTCCCTTCCGAGTACCTCAGCTTTTACGTCTGGGTACCGCTCAAGTTCGTTGCTCATCTCGGCGATCTTCTCGATCACCTGCTCACGATAGCCATTATAAGCAGCCGCGACCTTGTCTAGCAACTTGTCTTCCAGTTCTTCCGCTGGAGACTCGTCTGCTGCCGGCTTGCCCACAATGGTAATCCGCATCATACGGCGCGCCAAAGGCGGACCAAAGGCGCTCCGGTCCCCCACATATCCCTTCAACAAGCCAGCCAACAGCCTGTTGATGAATCCCGGTCCGATCGAGATCGATTTGTCCACATCGTCCACGTCCCGGAAGATCTTCCCCTCCTGGTCCAGCCTGTCCGCCATGTCCCCCCTCCCGAGGCGGCAGACCACGATACGCTGAAACTCCCGCGGCTTCAGCGTGATTCCCATCATGGTGGGCGTTGACAAGGATTCGTTCAGTGAACATTCCGACATCCGATCAAGTGCCTCTCGCGACAAGTCCGGCTCTCTATCCTCCAATATCGGAACGGCTCTGGACATGAATTGCGAAGGCACGACGTCCTTTATAATCTCCGCGAGCTTCTTTTGGGAAGCCTTTTTTTCACGTAGGCTTCTGAGCCGCTCGCGAGATCGCTGGAAGTCGACCCCGGCCACCTTCTCAAACCCCTTATGAGTTCTCGGTTGATCTATCTCAGTGCTGGTGTAGTTGGCTGGTACGGCGATCATTGCCCGCCCCATGGCCGAGGCCAGCTTTGCCATCATCTTCGACTGCTTCTCCGCGCCAATAAAGACGAAGGAGATATCGAAGAATCGCGGGAACGGGTTGTAGACGAAGACCTTCCGGCCATCCGGTAAGATCTCGTTCATCCTGTTCTGGCAGTACTCGTCGTAGTCGTCCCTGGTGATGGATAGACCTCTGATCGGCCGCACTGTCTTATGATAGATCAACGCGGCGACGCCTGGATGCCTATGCCTGCCGGGATCAAACGTGGCCAGGGCCTTGCGGTAGGTCTCCCAGTCTGTGGTTATGGATGACAAATCGTAGGGGACTTTGGTTCCCATGCTGGTTTCAGGAAGCTCGCCGTGATCGATCTTGTCGATGACGCGCGTGGCGTTTACCTTCACCGCTTCTTTACGATCGAGGCGACAGACCAGCTCGATGCGGTGCATGTTGGGGTTCCACGCTGACAGCTCCACTGACCCGAAGGCTCGAGCGTTGGGTTGCTTATTTGCGTGGTGCATGAATGGCCGCGCATAAATCTGAAACGTTTCGTATCCCCAAACAGGTCCACGATGAATCAGCATCTCTTCTTCAAATGCGTCGCCATTCGTATTGCTACTCCAGTACTCGTACGCGCCAAGCGCGTTGACCAGAGCGTAGATGCTGTTCGCATCGGGCTTCAGCCGATCAATATACTCCCTTACTGCCGGAAGAAACGGGGCCGCCACCTTATCCATGTAGCTGTGGTGCAGCTGGTCTGGATGGTGGAGGAACTCGACGAGCTGCTGTCCGTGCTCATCGATAGCCGGGTACTGACAGACTTTGATCAGGCCCGGCTCGTTATCGAGCAATGGGTGGAGCGAGTTCATCTACCTTCGGCCGCGTCGATCGTTCCTGGTCATGAAGACCTTCTTGGGTCCCGCCGGCTGGACCGGTTGTTTGGACCAGTAGTGTCCTTCTTTCGGCTCGCGCGGCTTTACCGCCCTGGCGGTGAACGCCTCGAAGACAGGTTCCTTGCGACGTCCACCGATGTCGGCCATAAGAGAGGCCGAGCGTGGATCGACATAGGCTCCCATGTCCTCGACTTCGGTTCGCTCGGTATGCTTGCCGACAAACCCGCCGGCGATGAGCGGGTCTTTCGCCATCTTCGGATTCAGCGCGTACAGCGTGTTGAACGTGCGCTGAACGTCTTTTTGGTTCCTCTTCTTCAGGAACGGATTTTCTTCCACCATGGTGCGAAACGCCCGGGGCTTCATGACACGCTCGTGGATGGCATCGAAGCCTTTCTTCGCCCCGTATCCGGCTGCCGTGATGGCGGCCGCAGCTGTGGCTGAAGCGGCAGTGTCCTTGAGCACGGGAGTGAGCGCGGCTTTGAACCCCTGCCACAGGCTGGCAGCCTTGGTAGAGGCCACCTTGGCCCGCTCTTCATTCAAGCCCCGTAGGGCTGACCTGACGTCGTCTTCCATGGTTCGCCTCTATTCCGCATCTTGGTATTCCGCATCTTGGATCTTCCACCGGATGCGCTGACCGGTTGGAGAATCGTACGCCGCCTTCCCAGCGACCACTGCCCCCGCGGTGGGCGCAGCCTTCGCTAACAGGTGCGCCGTCGGGCTCTCGATACCAGCCTTGGCCATCTCCTGGGACATCTTCTTGCCCGCTCCCCAGTACGCCTTGTGTGCGCCCTTCCCCGCGGCATACAGTCCCTTGAGTAGCCCGCCCTTTCCTCCCTCCGCCTCTTTGATTGCCTCGTTCACCTCGACTGTCTTTTCACTGAGGACGTCCTGAGCGCCCTTGAGCTTGTGTAGCTCCGTAGCGATCTTCACGAACTCCACGAAGCGGGAGATGACGGGGTGCTTCGGGTTCGGGAGCGTACCGACAGCGGACGGGGAGGCCAGCTTCTCGACCTCTTGAGTGTTCTTGGTCACGCCGCGCTCGGCCATCCTGGAGATCGAAACGGACATGGCATCCTCAAAAACCTCCGGCCGATCGGTGTAGTTCGTCCAGGCGCTGCCGATCTTGTACAGGCTGGAGCCATTCAAGACCGCGTTGCAGACCTCATCGCCCAGGTCGCGTTCCACGGCCTCCTTGGTGACCTCGAGGCCTGAGATCTTGGAGTGGATGTGATCTTGTGCCCCATTGATTGACGTCCGCAGAGCGTACAGGTCCGGCATGCCGGAGGGGACCTCCGATGGATGCACGCTGGCCTGCGCGTACTTGCCGAAGATCTCATTCTCCACCGAGCTGTCCGCCCGCTCACGTGCCGGGGGCGGAGCATCGTAGTCCGAGCTCACGCGGACGGCATCGTCCCTGGCCCCATCGTGCATCTCTTTCAAGACCTCGGATGGATCTGCCACCCCGCCCTCGAACTCGATGTTACGCACGGAGCCGCCCTTTTCCCACTCGTTCTGGAAGGCGGCTTGGTTGGCGAACTCGCACACACGGCGTGTGTGTTCGGGGCCGAGGTCCTCTCTACCGATGACGTTGACGACGGCCTCGGACAGCTTCGTCTTGTTTTCGGCGTAGAGCGCGGCGGCCTGCTTGCCTAGAAACTGAAGATGAGCGGGATCAACACTTTTGGCTGACGCCTGCTCGAGAATACCCTGGGGGATCGAGCCCTCATCCCTGGTGCTTGGCATGTTCACCTCTCAAGGAGCAAATACTACGCCCCAAAAACAGATCGGTCAATTCTTGCCGCGATTCGGTCCAGTTGGTACTTATGGAGAGTAGCATGTGGAGGAAACCGATGGGAAGTGTCCAAGAGTACTTGACTGTGGTCGATTCCGCCAAGTTCTTGAACAAGACCACCAGGACTGTCGAGAACTACATCTCGGCAGGCATTTTGAGAGTACGCAAGATCAGAGGCCACGGCAAAAAGTGGTGGATCAGAAAGGCAGACCTGCGCGCTCTCAAAGAAGCGGGCCAGAAAAAGCTCAACTTATCCGATCTGTGGGATCTACTTCACGGAGTAAAGGTCAAACTCCAGAGCATGGAAGACCGGCTAGACTTCCTCATGCGCGTAGCCGATTTGAATGTTTCCGGGCTTCGTGATTCCAGCACAGCTGAGCTGATAGAATTGTACGATGAGGCCGCGGACTATCTCGACATAGATCTAACGCAGGTCCCCCTTGATAAGATGCGGGACTGGGCAGACGTCTTTCTGCAGCTCAGCGAGATAGAGTTGGAGAGGATGGTCGGCCCCACCCAGGACCACGAGCCGTGGCACCCATTCCACGAGCTCTGCCTGGGCCTCATGTCCGCCCTCCGCCGCCGCAAGGGTTTCTCCGGCAACCCAGAGCAGCAGCAGGCGTACCGCGTACTTGAGAAAGCTCGCAAGAGCCTGTCCAGAGCAGCGCTCATCCTATCGGAGAATCACGCAGCAAGGGTGGGGCCAGTACGAATGCGCCACATCGCCTCCTTCGGAGAGTCCGAGGATTCCCTAGATCGCTACATCGCCTCTGAGATCCAACACCCATCTGGTGCAAATCGGATCAAAAAACTGGGATAAGAATAGTGTCTGGGAATCCCAAAACTTTAACAAGGAGAAGAGGCATGCCCACCAGGAAAGAGCGAAAAAATCAGAAGCCGCTGCTGGAGCAGATGGTCGAGGAGTTCCCCGAGGTGCTAAAGGGGCTGGAGGAGGAGGAGATCACCGTAAACTCCCTCCTCAAAGAGGCCAAGGCGAAGTTGTCCGAGAAGGACTACCGGAAGATCGAGGCCTGGTTCCTCGTCGGCCAGCAGCCGGAGGGGTTCAGTGAGATCCTGTCTGCCCTGTGGGGCGGGAACAAGAAGTCGAAGCTGACGGCCATCGCGGCTGTCGCCGGCTTCGCCGGAGGCGGCGCGTTCGCCCTCGAAGGAATCAGCAGGATGGCGGGCTGGGAGCGCACCAGACTCGTCACGAGGTTCGCCGAGAAGTGGCTCGGCTAGAGCGTCCCCCGCTTCGGCGGGGGCGTTGGGGGGCGTAGAAACCCCCTTAGCTCTACCGCCTCCGCTTTGGATAGTCGTCTTCCCCTGTGTCCTGCATCTCGGCCATAATGTCTGGGCGCGGGAATCTGATCATAGAGGCGAGGAAGCAGTACAAGATCGAGTGGAACGAATCGTCCGTCGTTCCCGGCGCGTGGTTGAACTTGGTCATCCTGGTCGTCTCATTGTACTCGCTGAAGATATTCAAGATGTCCTGACCGTACGGCTCTATGAAGTCATCCCAGTTCGGCAGGTCGATCTGCTTCCTTACCAGCGCCCCGAATACATCGCTCATCACCTCTGTGCGGTGCACAGCGAATCTTCGCAGGCGTTCCTCCCAGTACACCTTCCCCTTCTTTTGGTTATTGTTGTATTGAAACTTGAACACCTTCTGCGGGCCAAAGGCTCTGATGAGGTGATCGTTGCGATCAAACCCGCCGCCGTAGTCACAGCCACACAGCTTGACATTGAACTGGGTTAAGATCGTACAGATACGATCTAGCTGTGCCGGAGGCTCCAGGTCTTTTCCGGTGAAGCGATGGATCCAAAAGATCGTAAAGTTGCCAGTTCCCATGTATGCGCCAAGGGAGATCACTGTGTAGGATTGCTCTCCCGTACCCCAATCCAATCCAGCGAAGACCTCAGTTCCCGCGGTGACAGACCTGAAGTGCTCGTAGTCTCCAGGTCTAATCTCCGGCCTACAGCACGCTTTGAGCTGTGCCTTGGTAATGGGACGTGTTCCTGAATCATAGCTGATACCTAGGACCTCGTTGTAGAACTTCTGCCGGCTGTACCGCTCCTGTCTCTCCAGGACGCTTGCCCAGCCGTCCTTTTTGTTCAAGATCCACGGCACCATGATCTGAGGAATGCGGTACCCCTCGTAGGTAACCTTGTCCTTGTTGGCGTCCGTCATCGGCTGCATGGCGGCCCACTGCGCCATCGGATGGTTCGGGTCGATGGGCTCGTGGCACCTGTCGCAGACGAGTCCATCCTTGCCGATGTTGTCCTCGTCTAAAATATTCCAGTGCCACGACGAAGGATTATTTGGCGTACCGTGACGATCACAGGGAACGACCCACTCGTTCTGCGTGGAGAAGTTTGACCAGTAGTGCTCGATGGTGTTGTCAAGCGACTTGGGCGTCCCGGAATAGGTGAAGATCTTCCACTCCGAGTGCGATGCACACTCCTCGATGACGGGAATGTTGTCGACCAGGATGTCCTGCAGCTCGTCAATATCGATCTTGTCCGCAGGGATTCCTCTCACACGGTCGGCCGTTAAGTAGGCGTAACGGAGTCGGATGTTGGAGTAGTTGATGAACTTCTTCTGGAAGACTGCGTTGGTCAGATATGTGTTGGTGTACGCCTTGACTAACGGAGACAGATTGATCACATCTGCGATACGGTCATTGGAAAACGTCTTGGCCTGCTCCGCCGACGGCGCTACATAGAGCGCCCGAAAGTGGTTGATCAAACAGGCGTAGCAGATCATTTTGTTGCCGAGCGTCGTGCTCTTTTCAGTCTGTCGCGCGAATTTTAGTAATGTTCTCGGGGAGTTAGTGTTGTAGATGCGGGCCAGGTAGGGGCGCTCGGTGAAGGAGAAGTTAGACGCCTTGCCGCTGGTAGCGATCTTGATTGCCGTCTCTGTGAACTCGGACGGGGACACATTGTAGATAAAGTTACCTGCCGCGAACTCCTCTGCGGTTGGGTCACGAGGCTCATCATCGAAGTCGTAGTACTCCTCTTCCCCGGCCCCGTATTCTCCATCTGGGCCGTCAGCGTAATCGAGGTACGGCTCAGAGTAGGTCTTACCATCGGCCCCGACCTGGGCCACATAAGACACAGGGACGATCCTGTTGGCCTCGATACGGCGTTTTTTGGCAAGGTCGACAAGCATCAATAATGGTCCATTGTTCGGTATAAGGTCTTTGATGGAAACACGCTTAGCGTTTCCACCTCCCTGCCGGCCCTACAGAGGGAGGCGGCCTCACCAGCCGTAGCGAGACGTTCGTCTCTAGTTGAAGTTCGAGCGACGTTCATCATCCGAGTCGTTCGCCTCGCTCATTGGGCACCGGTCCTACGGACGACTGTACCAACGCGTCCGAGCGTTTTACACCAACGGTGTTTTCTCCTTGCTGGATCAACTTAGTGCCTACATGCCTGCTCGGCAAGGACGCACTGAAGGATGCAAAGCGCGCATCCATTCGAGGCGGATGTTGTGCCTCGGTGCGTCTTTGTCGATCAATGGTGGGCGGCCTGCGGGCCGCACCCCCCTTTAGCTCCCGTTCGACCATTTAGCTATGGCGGCGTCTGCTGCCTCCTCCAGTCGGACTGACAGCTTCTCGATCTTCTCCTCCGTCAACACCGGCTTCTTCAACGCGTTCTTCACCTCCACTCTGTACCCGCCGTAGAAGTAGTCCGGATATTTCGCTGGACCGCTGCGGGGATCGTCAGCCACGCCCTCTTCTCGAAATAGCGCCGGGATGAACTCGACCTTCGGGTCGTCGTACGGCCAACTACTTTCTACGGCGCTCAACACGCACAGCCCGAACTCCCCCGTTCCCCAGAAGCGTTCAGGAACCTCGGCTCCACGAAAGATGCAGTAGATCAAATCGTCCCCCGACTTGAGGTACCGGACGCAGGCGATGTTGCTGTCAGACACGAGCGTCCACGCGGGGACCGCCTTTTCCACGTTCTCCACCGTGGTATCCGAAGCGTTGCCTACTACGTCAATGCCGTTGTCGATTTCAGCCACAGTACTGAAAGCTGGTCTCGGTAGATCATTCACCTTAGCCTCCTGATCAGAAGTCTTCCTCGTTGTCCGTGTCCGTACCCTCTCCGGACTTACTGTAGTTCCCATCCGTCAGCTGTTGAATGGGTACGATCTTCGCGTCAGCCAGCTTCACACGGAACCGCTGGAACTGCCGCAACACGTCGCGCAGTGCAACCTCGCTGCGGCGCATGATTACGTCTGCTTTCTCGATAGTGATCATACAGTTTTTGAGCGCCATCGTCGTCTCGACCGTGGCCTTCTCGTGCTCCAGCTCCAGGGCGTGCTTGAATGCGATCTGTCCGATCCTGGCCGATGCTTCGGCCGTGTTGAACGTACCATACGGACCAGAGATGTTCACCACCCACGGCATGTGTTTTGAGGCCAAGTCGCGGGGGGTCTGCACGCCTTGAACGTAGGAGTTCCCAAAGCGGCGCTTTAGGTAGTCAACCCAAAGAGACTGCGGCATCAATGAGCGGTTCCAAAAGTAGTGTGCGTAGGCCAGGACACCCTGTTCGGACAATGCAATGGCGGTGTACTTCCGCAACCGGTTGGCTATCTGGTGATGAGGCATGCTGGACAGAAGCATCGGCTCGAGCTTCTCACGTAAAAAAACGTCGAGGAGGATGAGCTGAGCCTCCTTGACGGCCGGCGTTGGATTCCACATGTCGTAGATCTTATGCTTCTTCAAATACTCCCTGGTCGGTCGGTGGCGTGGATTGTCCGGCTGATAATCGTCGGGCCTGGGCTCCATCGTCTGTGACAGAGACTCGAGGTAGGATATATCGACACAGTCCAGACCCAAGTTGATCAACTTGGCCCGCACTTCATCCACGTCCGGATCTTCTTGTGCCGAGAACAAGAAGCGGATGAAGAACTCGCTGGGGCTACGGTACTCTTCAATCATGCCTGTGGATGCTGGTTTAACTCTCTGAGCCCGCCAGTCACCTTATCCAAGTGCTGCACGACGCGCTCGAGAGCCCCAGTGTCCACTGTCGACAGACCGAGCCTTGAAGCGATCAACAGCTCGCTGAGCTTGCTGAGTACGTCCTCGAACTCGGGCAGGTAGGATACGAAGGTGCTGATGTTCTCTGGGTTCAGGAACCCTACCGACAGCACTTTGTCTACCGACATGGGATCGTCCAAGGCCGCTGCTTCCTTCAGTAGCAGGGACTTGATACGAGGCATGTTCTCGATGAACGTGCGGGCCTCCGCCTTCGCCGCAGCGTACTTCTCAGATGCTAGAGTGACCGGCCTCACTCCTTCGATTGAACACCATCGCGAAGCCTTGCGGGCCTCCGCGAGCTTTTCTTTTGCTGTGGATGGATGGACCCCCAGAAGTGCCATGTTAAACACGGTCTGATCTTGGTCGACGTACTGGTGTCGGACCCCAGCGCTGGCCAACTTCTCCATCGGCTTGCCACGCATGCTGTAAACGCCAGACTGATCGTACATCACCTCGATCCGATCTAGCGAGCCGCGCACCTGCGCCGTCTTGGTGAACTCGTCGGCACTATCGGCCAGCTTGGTCATGTTCCTGAGTGGCAGCCACCCGCAGTCTTGGGGAATGCCGTAGACCCCGTCTCCGATCTCTGCGACCTTGTTCAGCCCTTCCACCTTGCGGATGCGAGCAGCGTCGCCCAACATCGTGGAAACCTGAAACTCGTCTGTTCCATCCGGCCCAACGCCGTGCCCCTTGATGTCCATCGGGACGATGGCCACGGCCCCACCCTGGCGTGCCAGGTAGAAACAACCGAATCCCTCCGGCTCGCCATCGATCAGATTTGTGCCCTTGCCTACCGGGCTGGCGGCGATGTTCTCCTGCACACCTGACTGGGACCCGTTGGAGAAGATGGCAAGCGCCAGGTTGACGCCCCCCAGATCGACGCAGCGTGGAAAGACCCACCCCACGAGCTCCTTGCCGTCCTTGGTCCTGACCTTATACTCGCCGAACTCATCGACGACCTTGATCTTAGCATCGGACAACGAGTCGCGGACGACCGGGTCGGTGGAGATAGTAACGGTCCCGTCCCGCTCAACGTTCTTGACGACGTCCTTGCCGACGATGGACTCCGCATCCGGACGGGTGACCTCGTTTTCCTCTGGGGCGAGAGTGTCTGGCGCGGCGGTCTTAATCATGAACCCGCCGCGCGACTTGGATACCTGGATCACCTTCGGCCGAACGAGCCCCATCGCTATCTTGGTCAGCTGCCTGTCCGACAGAGCTTTACGTGGTCGCGCCAGCTTTGCCATGAAGCCCGCGGTCGCCTCGTTTCTGAGGATGGCGGCTTGCAGCGTAGGGTCAGCGTTGAGTTGATCTTCCACACGCTTTACGTCCGCCTCCTTGATGGTGTTGTGGATTGCGTCCACGAGCGGGATGTTTGCCGAGGCGGTCTTGCCCTGCTCCATCGTGCCCACGCGGCTGTTCCCGCCCAGGCCGAATCCCCCCGAACGGTACGGTGGGAACAGCGTGTTCATCATGTCCTGGTCGCCTGGCCGTTTGGCCACGGCCTCGAACAGCTGTGGCCGGAACATGGCCTTGCGGAGGCGGTGCTCGGTCAGTGGCATAGCTTTGCCGCTGCTCAGGAAGACGTCCAGAGGGGAAAGTTTGCCCTCCTTGATAACAACCGGGATCAACACCTTGTTCACGCCCTGGACATACTCCGGGACAGAGTGGTCCTGGGGGCCCACGGCCTGGCGGGTCTTCAGCTCGACGGCTCCCATCCCATACCTACGTTCCGGGTCCAGTTCGTTCATGATGACCTTGGCCGTGAACTCACCGGCGTACGGGGCCTGACGAAACAGCTCGTTGACGATTTCCGCCTGCCACTCGTCCGGGTTCTCGGACAGCCTGGTAAAGGCCGCAGCAAACTTGGGTAGGCCATTTGGATCATCCAGGAAAAGTTCCATTGTTCCTATCTCCTAGGCGCGAGTCTACAACTTCCGCGCCGGTTTGTCACGATCAGCTCGTGGGAATCTGGTCTACGGCTGTTGATGTCGTCGATCCCCCGCCCGTGACGAAGTCAGATCTGAGCTGATTGTACTGCGCTATCAGCTCGTTGAGCTTCGTCACCATTGGGTCGTCCATGTATCCTACTACATGTTCATGCACCGATTTGGCAATAGATTTTGCCAGTGCCGTGGCGTTCTGCCTGTCCATATACACGTCACCCTTGGTCTGCACGACAGATACATCCGTCCCACCTCCCTGCCGAGGCTCTTGCTTCACCTCGTTCTTCGTGGCCACGCTCTTGGCCACCGGCTCGAGCTCCTGGAGATACTTCTTTAGCGCGTCCTCCAGGCCCTGCTGTGATACCTTCATGGTGTCAACACTACCTTAGAAGAGAGTATTGTGGCCAGTTGTGGTGCCTGCTCAGATGGGGCCCTTGGTGCAGGATGCGTATGGCTTGCCAGCCACGTCAACAGTTTGACGCCCAGCACAGCTGGTTCCGACGGGGCTTTTCCGAGCATGACCATGGCCGCCTTAATCGTCTTTGTTCCCGTTATGTCCTCCAAGCTCGATAGCGCATTCAGCGTGTGTGTAGTCCTTGATCGTTCCTGAATGCTGTTCGCCTCGACCGATCTAGCGCCTGTCACGCTGAGTGTATCCGTACCTTGGACTGTGTAGCTCCTGCCGCCTTGGATGGTATAGCTGAGGCTTCCCTCCATCGTGAACGTCTGATTCCCGTTCACATCAATGGTCATCTTCAGCTTAGATCCAGTAACAGCACCATCATTGACCTGGATTCCCTGCGGAGCGATCTCCATCTCGTATCGCACCGTATCCGAGATGTGACCCACCTTAATCTGGACGTCAGCCTTATCATTCTGAGCCTTGTCTCTGATCGTCATTCGATACAAGATAGGAGCGAGACCGGCCGGGTCATTCTGCTGGCGTTGAACGGCCCAGGTGGTTAGCCCGCCGGGCGTTATCATCTCGTAGTTTTCACAAAACTGGCGGAGGCAGTTGAGGATGGGGACGTAGACCGTCTGACATGTCGGGGTAGAGCCAATCTGGATTACTCCACCGCGTTTCAGCACGATGAAGTTTTTGTCCCGGGTACGAAGCATGATGTCCCCGGGATTCAGAAACGGCCTGCCTCCTCTGGCCGAAGCTGAGTTCGTCGTCTGCCCGGCCCCCGTCGACATTGAAGTGGTCGGCGTCGTCCCCGTCTCCTCCTCAGCGTTCGCCGCTTCCCCAGCCCGGTCTGTGAGATTGTCGAGTTGTGCTCCCTCGAGTTCAAACGATCCCAAAAACGCAAGGATGAATGGGGTGGCTTCGTCAGACAGCTTTGCCAGTAGACAAATCGATCCGACCTCGGGCATTGCATAGATACCCTCCCCGTTCTCTGTGTGGAAGTACGGAGAGGCCACCTGCAGTTCGGTGTGGTATTCGTTGTCCTGCTCGGTCAGTACATCGACAGTCCAGTTACGTAGGTTGACATTGGTGACGGCGGCTTTATGGATCCACGCGGGTCCGTGTTCTGCCGTGGTCGGTGAGTTGTCAGTACTCACCATGCGGGGGGGACCGAGAACCTCCGCCACAAATCACCCCAACAGCTTCTTGCCGGCGTACAGCCCGCCCGCGGCCAACGCCGGGACTGCTGCCATCTGGCCGTATGGTGATCGAGCGAGGGCCTTCAGCCCGCCGAACATATTGCCACCGCCTTCGACGCCTTTCACTGCGACGGGCTTTGCGCCAGATCGATAGATCTGCTTGATGTGTCTGCTTACCCCCCCAGCGCGGCGAGCCCCTGCTCCTCCAATGGCACCGAGGAATCCACCCTGCCGGCCAACGTTGGCCATGCCGACCCCAAGTCGGCGCACACCACCGGCCAGGAAGCGGAGCGGGGCAAAGCCCTGCTTCTCGATTTCTGACAGCTCGCTGAGGAACGCCGTCGCCATCTTGGTCATGTGTTCTTGATTCATCTCGGTCTCCTAGTATGGTTTCTTCTTTCCGAATTCAGCTGCGTAGGCAAGCGCTGGGATCGGATGCTCTCCGTGGATATTGCTGCTCCATCCTTGGTTCGCCGCATCGACGACTGTACCAGCAAGCTGCTCATGGTTCAATCTTGCCATCCAGTCTGTCTGCATGTCGAGCGGCAACGTTTTGACCCCCTTCAACACCGGCCTGTGTGCGATAGGCTTCTTTCCCTGCGCGACCAGCTTCTTGTTGAGCGCTTGGAGCTTGGACGTAGGGGCGAAGTCGCCTCGAATGAAGTCCGACTGTCCGCCCGGGTCAGAAACCTTGGTCAGGTTCGTCATACTCTTGACGACGGTCTCGATGTTCCTCCGACGTATCCCCTGCTGCTTGTACAGATCGTACATCTGTCCGGCCAGGTATCCCTGCACCTTGTTCACTCCCGCCAGGGGCAACAGCTCGTTCGGGTTTATCGGACCGGCCGAGAGGGGAGCACCCTTTTGGATCTGCATACCACGCGTCAGCTTTCTGGCCCTGTCCCCCACAAACGTCAGCGGCTCGCCCCGGTTTTGTGGGACATAGTGGCGTACTTCTTTATCTCCCGCCGAGATGAACACGTTGCTCCCGCCAGCAGGATCTTTTTGGATCTTGGTTATCCTCCCGTTGACTGAGCTGAGAGGAGCAGACCCAGGGATGTTCTGGTGCATCTGAACGAGCTGCTGCACCCGGTTGAACTCGTCCGTCAGTGCGGCCTTCTGCTTCCCCGCCGCGCCGACAGGGGCCACCCCGCCTTCGTGGAAGGTCCGCATGGCGAGCTGAGTTGCCCGCTCGCCGATGGCTTGGGCGCTGATGATGCCGACGTTCCGGCCGGTGGGTGGGGGAGCCCCATCCTCATCGTTACCATAACACCGAGCACAAATCCCCGTTCCGCTGTGCTCACATCGGAGCGGAGAACGAACGACGACACGGCCGACGCGGTTGTTCCTGAGACTGTCGCGAACACCGGGAGTGATCAAGGTCCCTGCCTTGAAGGTCTTGCGTCCTGACTTGGTGTCCTTTGCCAGGTATCGATCTAGCACGTCGCGCTCTTCTATAGGGAGTGTGATCCCCTTCTTGGTCCCGCAGTCCTGCTCCCCGATGGCGTTGTTCATCACCGAGTTGATTACCTGCTTGGTAAAGTACCCAGGCTCCTGGACAGACTGGACCTTCTGTACAACGCCCTTGCGCGCCCCGGACATCTGCGTCCAGTAGTCGCCCACATCGATGCCCTCAGAGTAGGACTTGCGGATTGGATCTGGAATGACCTTGCCCTTGGCGTTCATCATCAGCATCGGAGCCATGGTGATTTGACGGTACGCGCCCATCTGCGGTTTGATCCCCGCCTTCAACATTTGAAATAGCTCAGTAGGGTTTTTGGCGTGGTCGATTTCGGCAGCCTTGATCATTGCCTCCGATGCTTTGTCGTAGATCTGGATCGCCTTCTTCTGCTTTTGCTCCTTCGTCCCCTTCCCCGACATGATCTCCTTCACCTTGGCGTCCGCGGACTTTAGGATGCGGTCCCGCAGCTTCTTGTCGGCGCGGAGATCTTCGAGGCCAAGCGAAGAAGCGGTCTGCGTGGCGTAGCTGTTTCCGAGGTCTTTGATCTTGTTGACGACTTCGCCGAATGACCCCTTGTGATCTTTCGCCAAGCGAGTCAGCAGCTCCGTCTGCCCCTTCCCGTCCAGTGGGGTCTTCCCGCTCATCACACCGCCGCGCATGGATTGAGGTAGCGCGTTGGCTACCAGAGCGCGCCCAATGGTGGTCTGCTGTCCGCCAATCTTGACCACATCAGTCATCCCCACGGATCCTGCTGAGGCAGCCCTCGCAGCTTCGGCCACGGTCTTGAACGCCTTGTCCGTCCGCTTGCCCTGCTGGGTCAGCTTGTAGAGCCCAAGTTGACTCTCCTTCGTCGGCTTGTACATCAAGCTTCCGGTAGCGGGACTGAAAAGGTTCCTGGATGGATACATCTTCCGCGCCTCGTCCACCGCCTCGGAGGTCAGAGGAACGAATGCCGCCATGGTGTCCCACACCACCAGCCCACCATTGACCGCGAAGATCTTGGTAGTAGGCACGACCAAATCGTATACGGTCGTCTTTCCCTTATCTTCGACTTCTTTCACGTAAGACCATCGGACATCAGATTTCACTAAGGATGACCAATATGCTTCCAGTGCGTTTTCCAAATTCAGATAGGGGACCATTCTGAGCGCCGTGTCTCTGGAGACCCTCGGACGTCTCTTATTTTTTGACGCCAACGTAGCCAGCGATCTACAGAGCTTTGGGTCTTTTTTGAACACCACACTCTTCTTACTGATCATGCCGCGTAAGATCGATATCGGCACAGGAACCACGTCCCGATCATCCTTGGACAGCGGGTTCGCTGCCAGTTTGATCAACGTATCCGAGTAAGCAGCGAGGCGCAACTCCCCAGCCAGCTTCTCAATATCTACGGTGCTGAATGAGATGACATAGTTGATGTGCCTCTGCGCCCTATTCGCACGGGGGTAGACTGGTGACACAGAGCAGCGAACATTTAGCAAGTGACACAAATATCGGACGTCTTCCATCAGCTGGTGGGAGCTGGTGGAATACGAAGCCAGGAACTGCTCCTTCGTTTTAGACCTGCTCCAGGAAAGTGTCCCATCCCCATCCAACAAGCCGGACAATACACCGAGCAAGGCATCTCTGGAATAGTCGCCGATGTCCTGTGGTAGGCGCTTGTATAGTGCTGCCCGCTTATTCTTTAATTCGCCGCTCCGCGTTCCATCCCGTAGATAAGATCTGTACTCTACGGTGTAGCACCTCATGAACAGGTCTTTGATCTCTCCCCCCACGGTGTAGTGATCTTTGACGCTATGCTCTGAGAAATCGGTCGGTGCCTTTTTTTCTCTGCGGTATGTGTTGCTTGCGTACACATCGCCGAACGTTCTTAGAGCATCCCCAAACGTTGAGCGGAACTCGTCATCGACTTTGGTGATTCCGATGCGCCCGTTGGTGAAGAATCCATCAGACACAAAAGCGCCTACCATCCACCCGAAAAACTTGTCGTGCTTATCACCGGGAGGAGACGAGATGACAGGGCTTAGTGCCCCTACAGATTCCTCCGGCCGTGCCTTGCGCAGCATTCCCGTCTCGTGGTCATAGACACACAAAGACTCATTAGTAGAAGCAGTAACCTTGTGTCCAGACGCATAACGCACTTCGACTACAGGACAGTCCTCCTCGATGGTTAGCTCAGTGACGTCCTCGAACGTCGACTCACCCAAGAAGTGATCGTACGAAAGGACCTGCAATCCGTCCGGGACACGGTAGACGGCAGCGCCATTTCGATCGTACCTGTGTGGTTCTTCCTCCCGTGGAAAGTTCTTGATCATAATACGGTCGGCATTGATCCCAAGCGCAGGATCTCTCGCCACTGTCAAAGACTCTGCTCCGAATTTCATAAAGTGCTCCCTCGCAAGACCAGAACACCTTATCACCAATTCGGAGCAGCCGTCAACACAATTGCCGTCAAAGTCGGCGTTGAATCCGCCAGTCACCAGGGGATGGATCTTGATCGCCTTGCCGCTAGTGAGCACCGGCTTGAATGCTTGTACTCCGTACTTATGGAGGACCGGATCGCGCTTCAACATCACCGGACGTTCTTTGACCACACGTTCCAGCGCACGCGCGGCCAGCGGGTCCCTGTCCTTGATGGCTTGCTGCGCCGCCAGTGGGCTCAGCCCAGCAAAGTTCCCCAACTCCCTGACGATGAACGGCTTGTACATTTCCATCGCAGCCTTGCGAGGGATCCCAACCTCATCCAGGCCGAGCTCAGGCTCGGGGATGATGGTGGACCGCATCGACAGATCTTGCTTCCGTTTGATCAACTTGGACTGGAAGTAACTCTCCCGCGGACTCCCAGGCTTTCCCTCCGGACCCTGCGCTTTCTTCCCGGCGATGATGTCGAGTACCCCGCGGTAGTCTCGGTTGAGGTACCCCCCAGTCCCGGCCAGACCCTTCATCGCATCATAGATCGCCGCTCGTCTCTTGTTGATCTTTTCCGGTAGCTGCAGCGGGCTGGCATCCTTCATCTTGTTGATGGCGATGCCAAGACCTTTGTACATCCCATTCAGATCTTCGACACCGAGCTCTCCGTTGGGGCGCACGGCCAGAGGACGCATGGATGGCGGGAGGACAGGCACGGTCTTGGTCATGTACGCCTCCGTCGGCGTCATTCCCAGCTTCTTCAACGAGCGCAGATATTTGATCTTCTTGTTAACCTTGTCCAGCCTGTCTCCTTTCAGGCTTGGGTTTTGGATCTGCTTTTGTGCGGAGGCGAGCTCCGCGTCCACATCGATCTTTTTCAGCAGGTGCTCGACAGCCTTTCCCGCCGAGACCCCTTCCTCCGGCGACGTGAACTGACCCGTCTTGGTGTTGAGGGCCTTGCTGCCGTCCATCAGCGCGCCGAGATCTTTTTTCTTGATGCCGGTGAGGCTGACAATGGCCTTCTCGAAGATCGGATTCGGCATCCGCTCGGGCAGCTCGATATGGGACCACTTGGTCCCGTTCAGCCCGCCCGTCGCGTCCTTATCGAAGATGCCTCCCTTCTCCTCTTTGAGGTTCTTCCCGAGGACCATCTTCCCGGCGTCCTTGATCGTCCTACCCTCACTCATCTCCCTGACTTGCTTGTCCGTCAGCGGCATCAGGTTCAGTGTGTTGCCTTGCTTGACCGTGTTGACGCCGATAGTCTTGAGCATGCCGACGAACTTGTTGTAGGCGAATGAGGGCCTGGGAGCTGGGAGTGGATCTCCAGTCTGAACCGCAGACCACAGCTCATCGTTGTTCTCCGCGTTGCTCTTGTAAGTCTGCATCTCACGAAGATTCGCCTTGGCTCCGGAAGCCAACATCGCGTAGACCCCCAAAGAGTCCAACGCCTGCGCCCCGTGCGGACCGCCACGCTTCGGAATGCGATTCATATCGTAGGCGTAGTCCGGTCCTCCAGCACGGGCTACGAGCTTCTTTCCGACCTGGTGTCTAAGCTTGTGCATGTACCGCGGCCCCACCAAAGCCCTCCCCATCGTCTTGCCGGTCTTGGGGTCGATGAGCTCTTCCTTGTCGGACAGACCGTGCTCTTTGAGCTCTTTCTGGACACGCTCGGTCATATCCTCAGTGCCGTCAAAATTCTGCACGCGGTATGGCTTTCCAGTCTTCTCGGCGATCTTCCCGGCCGCTGCCTCAAGGACCTGTCCCAAATTGATACGTCCAGCAACCCCCGCCGGGTTCAGCGCCAGATGAACACGCTTCCCGTCCTTGGTTGTGGGCATCTCGTGATCTGGGACGATGCGGGTGATAATGCCCTTGTCCCCATGCCTGCCGCTGATCTTATCGCCGATTTCCGCCGGCTCCTCAGTCCTGACATGAACCTCTGCGCGTTTGCCTCGCTTCACCACGTTCGTCACGACGCCTGGATGATCGTTGTCCCAGGTGACGGAGACGTTGTCGTATGGTTTGACCAACGACTTGTGCATCCGCCTACGGATCTTGTCCTCGTCCGTCTCTTCCCGATGCCGCAAGGCCGCTACCAGGGTGTCTCCCGGACCAACCCTCTGTCCCTTTTTGATCACGCCCGCGTCGTCCAGCTTGTCAGCTTGGTCTTTTTTGAGCGTCATCCCGTAGTGCTTGAGGAACGCGTCCTTGCTGAGCGTGTGCTCCTTGCCGACGTCCAGGCCCTTACGGTGCATGTGCTCGCTCGTGAGCTGCTTCGCCCCGGACTCGGAGATCACCACACCATCTTCGTAGTTGTACCCGTGGAACGGGACATACGCCGTCGTCAAGTTCGATCCGAGTGCCAGATCTCCCTTTTTGGTAAAATTCGTGTCGGCTACGGTCTGCCCCTTCTTGACCTTATCGCCAACCTTCACCAGCGGCGTCGAGTGCAAGAAGCTCTTGTCGTCATTCAACGGGAAGTGGTCGTAAGTCTGAACCTCCTTGCGCTTCCCGTCCGCTCCCTTGATCACCACGCTATCGCTTTTGACCTGCACAACCTCTCCATCAATTGGAGTCGTATGGGAATTGATCTTCCCCATGAACTTGTTGAGGCTGGTCTCTTTCTTCCCTGCGGCGATGACGGTCTGCACCAACGGAGACTCTCGATGCTTCAGTGGGATGGCCTGCTCCATCTGCTTGCTGGCGTACGTTGCCCTGTTCCCGGAGTCGTTCTGAAGGAAGGGGATCATATTGGAGGCGACAGAGAAGAGCTGTGCCGGGGCCGGCATTACGTAGTCCGCCCCCTTCATACTGCCCGTTGTGATTTCGTTTTCCTGGCCGCTGAACTTGACGGTCTTGCCGATTGGGACGGGCTTTCCATCCCTCCACTTCACCTGATCTGGCAAGACGATATTGGCGTTGTACGCCGTCTCGGGATCGACATCCTCCATCTTACCCGTCTTGATGTTGTACATCTTGGTGACGAGCTTGTTCCCCTTCTTTCGCGCCCCAAGAGGAAGATGCAACGACACGCCTGTTCGCGCCGATTCAGGAGTATGGATCGGATCGAGAAAACCGAGGTGGGAAGGATCGATGAGCTTTGCATCCTCAGTGATCTTATGCTCGCTCGTGATACCACCCTCACCCATGATCGTCGTCTTCATCGCTCCGGAGATCATTTCTAGCGGGTTGGTCTGGTCTGGTCGGTTGGACAGGTTGGCCTTCTTGAACAGCGCATTGATGGGACGGTTGAAAATGTCCGGCCCGACGATCTCCTGGATCTTTCCTTTCCGGTCCAGGTTATTTCCGACGCGCCGTAAGATCTCTCCACTCCTGGTCTGAAGCGCTTCGCGTGCGAAGTCCTCTGTCGAGCGGAAGTTCTTGAACATCAGGCTGTCGCGTGCATCTGGTTTCACGTCACCGCGGCTGATGCCCAACAGCTTCTGCGAGGCGAGCTGGATCGTCTTTCCGCCGACAGTGTCATGCTTATCGCCCAACGTGATGCGGGCGACGTCGGGGTCCATCTTCGCCCCGTCCATGAACTCCTGCAAAAACTCCCTGGCCTGGCGCGGGTCCGAGGGCTTTTCTCTGTTTACGGCTTTGTAGAACCGCTCGAGCGCAGCGTCTGAAGACTTGACCTTGTTGGACTGCAAGATCTGCTTGCCCCACGACTTTTCGAGGTCCTCGTCCGTCACCCCGAGCTCGCGCATAATGGGGTAGAGCGGAACGTTGGTGGTCCCCTTGAGCATGGAGAACTTGGCTGTCTTTGGGTCGAACTTCACCTTGAAGGCGTGCTTACCCTTCAGGTTGAACATGGACTCCAGCTCGCCCCTCTCATCACGCCTGGAATAGACGCCGGGCTTGAGCTGCCACTGGTTGTCCATCTGGTACTCCTGACCATCCACGATGTAGGAGTGCCTGTTGGTCACCTTGGGCAAGCTCATGATCCTCTGAGTCCGCCGATCGACCACCTTCCCGGTCTTGTTATCAACGAGAGACAACTTACCGTTGACCGGAACGGACCAGGTGCGGCCTTCTAGCCGCGCCTTCTTTTGGGAGCGGATGTCCTCGATGTCCTTGTTGTCTTTGACTTCGATGTCGTCCAGGCGGAGAGTGTGTTTGGTTCCCTTGATCGGGAAGATCTCCTTGACAGTCTCCGCTACCTGGTCTTTGAGGAGGGCGAACCCCTCTTCAGGTGCGAGCCTCGCCATTAGATGACTCCTGTGTATACGACGAAGATCATAGCAGCCCACATTTTGCGAGTCAAAACAATCGAATTCGTCGATATAAGAAGACTAAGATGGTCAGTAACTTTTACACAGGAGAAACCATGCCCGAAGACGAAGATCAATCACAGCTCAAAGAGGCGGAGGACTGGTTGGATGATGCGCTAGATCCGAATAGCGGGCAGGCCGAAGATGACGAAGACAAGAATGAAGATGCAGACGACGAGGATGACTGATGCGAGAGATGTTCGAAAGTGGTTTTGTTGTGGGTCTTCTCATGGCACTCCATGAAACGCTGAGAAGCGTCGTCAGAAAACTAAAGAAGGCGAAGGAGGACCAGGATGGGAAGAGAACGAGACGAAAGCCCAAGCTGCGTTATATGCGAAAATAAGATCGGCCTGGACGTTGAAGCCTTTTGCATCCGCGTGGGGAGGCTTCGACGAAGCCGCAAGCATAATGAATGGTACTTTCATCCCAGGTGTTACCAAGACGGGGAAGACGTAAGATGGGCGCACCTGGGGTGTTTGGAGGAGATCGGTCTTGGGTTCGAAGAGGTTGGGGACGATCACACAGACTGCGGGTTTTGCCCCGAGGACCTCATCGGAGAGGAGTCTTGTTACGAGATTGAGGCCGGAAGATTCGAGATTCACGGGCCGGACACGGTCTGGTGCGAAGATATCCAGGAGTTCTTTGATGGTCGCTCCAGAGTATTACGTATCAACATGTGCTCTGATTGTTTAGAGATGCGGGTCCGTGAATACGACGGTTGGGCGCTCACCAGGCTGTTAGGGTTTGAGGACGATTTCCCAGATCCAGGAGTTGAAGAAGACGAGGAGGAGAAGATACCGTCATGGCCGACCTTGAAACGAGTCAGCCTGACCTAGACTGCGGCGGCCTCGCGGCCCCGCTGTGGAGCCTGCTGCTCGGGCGGCGGTTCTGCGGTGGGGCCGCCGGCCACCATGCTCTGCATTAGCCCCAACACGACCTGGTAGAACTCAGGCGACTGCTGTCTCAAGTTCATCAGCACCATCGTCCGGCTGTTCTCGTCCATCCGCATCAGCTGCCCCGCCACCATCTGAGCTTGCGCTATGAGATCCACGTTCATCTGGCCAGCCTGGTCTTGATTAACCTGACCCACTTGCTGCGCCATGTTCAGCGGTGACTCCATCTCCGACATTGCTGGCGGTAGCTCGGCGCGGGCCTGGGCCGGAATTGGTGGCAGCGCCTGCGCAGCCATCATCTGTTGAGGAAGCGGAGCAGTCCCAGGTCCACCTTGCTCTGGCGGGGGCTGCTGCGGCTGCATCCCACTCTCCTCCGCGACGCCGTGCGCCTCTGCTCCCGGCTCCCCGGGAGCCGGAGCTCCCTGCATCTGCATCTGCATCTGTTCTTGCTGCGCCTTCATCTGATAGCGCATCATGATCATTTGACTCGCGCCTTCGATCTCGGCCTGCGCCAGCCTGGCCTTTTTCTGTGCCTCCGCTCGCCGGTTGGTCTCGTTCTCGATCTGTTTGTCCTCGTGGTCCGGATCGAAATCTGCATCAGACAGCAGGGAATCGTCAGAGATTTTTCCGACCTGGGAGAGCTGCAGGTTGAACGCCTTACGCTGCAAGTCGTCCGCCATCTTGAACGGCTTGAACTTGATCGTTATCGATGGCCAGTCCATGTAAGAAGAGATCTTACGCACCACCCACTTCGTCAGGTCGATATGATCGTGCATATAGTTGATGAACATGTTCTCGAGCATACGCAGCGATACATTGCTACCGCTGTAGGACAGGCCGCCGAAGATGAGCTCGATTGGGATCCCCAGCCCGGTGACGATCTGCTCCGACCACACTCTGATCTCTTGCCCGAGCAACAACGCCCGACCATCGCCTCCGATGGTCTGATTACCGATGGGGAGCGGGAGGATCGGAATGTAGTTATTATCGAGCCTCCAACGCTGAATCTCCTCAGCGATTTGATCTTTCCATTCCGAGAGGTTGACCATCGAGAATGGGTCGGCGGTTGCCGAGCCGGTCTGCGGGAACATCACGCGAAGTGGGACGATATGATCGAGCGCAATGCTATTCTTTGTGGCCGTACCCGGGACACAGAACGTGGTGTCATCGGCTACCTTGAAGTCTATATACTGTGCCTCCTCAACCTCTTCAATTGCGCAGATCCTGGTGGCAAAGTAGTCACCCCAAAAGAACCCGCTTTTCCCTGATGTAATATCAGGGCCCTCCCCGCACTCCCACAAAGAACGCAGACGATCGGCCGACGCATTGCATACGGTCACATTGTACGATCCTTTGCTTCGTACCTCTCTTCCATCAATTACGCTAACGCTCGGCTTCGATTTTCCGATGGAAGCGATACAGCCAACATGGATCGCGATCCTATATACGTCATATGCTTGGTTTCGACTGGTGGAGGTGATGCATATACTCTTTTCGCCTGCTGACCCGTCTGCCTCCCACAACCCACGCAGGTATGAAAGTTTCATGCTGTTTGGGGCGTTGAGCACCTCTTCTGGGGCTTTTTTATGTCGAGCTGTCCCGGGTACTAGGCCCTTGATCAAATGACGTACGATGACGTCGGACAGTACCACCGTGTTCACAGATTTTCCCTCCTCCACGGTGGGTGTAACCCCGAACTCTCGCTGAATAGCCCCGATGAGAGAAAGGGAATCATCCCCTTTCCCAAGGCTGAAAAATACACTTCTGGCATTGCAGCTCCCATCACCAGCATACCAACCGAGGATGTAAGCCAGGTCGTCCGTCATGGGAATGATCCTGGGCATTCTCTTCGGAGTGCGCCCATCACGAATCGCCCTCTTCGCTACTCGCCCCGGGTTGTCGTGTGGTACCCTTTCTCCCCGCTCCAAAGATTCGAAAGCGACAGCGGTGTCCTCACAGCACCCACTATAGACGAACCCGTCAGTACTCACCAACCCGGTCCTTAAAGCAACGTCAACGTAGGTTGTCTCCTGCACGGGGAGATACCGCGGATAGAGGACGTACTCCCCGATACCCAACTACTCTGCCGGACAAAGGACCTCCTCATAAAGATGCGGCCTGCTCAAAATTATTGAGGAGCGTGGAGCTTCTCTCGTGTCCGTCCGTCTATTAATCCCGTTTCTGCGGATCGTAAAGATTGGATGTTGTGGAGAATACGTTGTCGGATACCCACGAAGACTCGTGAGAGTGATCTTCCTGCCGACCTCTTCTTCTCGGGCGTCCCGATACCACTTCTTCTCCACGGATTTCCACGCGCCCGTATGAGTTCTCACGAGGTCCCCAACCCTAACATCGTCCGCCTGCACCAGCCCGCCCGATGTCTCCAGCTCGCTGGTTAAAGACACACATTCTTGAGATTTTTTCAGTATTTGCAGGTAGAAGGCGTCCTTCAGCACCGGCAAGATCAATGGGATTCCCCACCCTCGATCTTTGCCAGCCAGTGTCGGGCGTCGGAAGTGGTAGATGTTGTCGTTGTTGAAGACGATAGCCTTCTTCCGTCGAAGCGCTTCGATGAAGACCTGCGGCACCTCCTCCACGATATGTCTCCGCCCCATGATGATGTCGTTCTTCAACTTCACGGGAATGTCGTAGAAGTAGGTGTACTGGCCGTTCAGATCGTTGTATCGAACGTCGATGTCCTCCGGGTTCCACCTCAAGAGGCGGATTCCCCGCGTCGACTTGATGTACCGATCATAGACCTTGGTCGGCCCGTGGTGCCCACAGCGTGGGCACTTCCAATAGAACTGGAAGTTGCGGAAGTAGTACCTGGCGTCCTTTGCGGCCTCGCTGTTATGACAGTTCGTGCACTCAATGATCTTCCGGAACGGAAAGAACATTGAGACAAACCCGTTGCCGTACGTGTTGAAGTCGAGACCGATCTCCATCTGGAAGCAGCGGTACTTGAGAACGTCCTCGAAGATCTCCCTCCACCGGTCCTTCAAGTGCGGATCGTCGGTGTGATAGACCAGGTCCGTGATCGGATACTGGGCCATCTTGAAGATGATCGAGTTGATCAGCGGGTGAACTAAAAAGTAGTACCGACACCACCTGAACATCTGCTTGACGGTGGTGGGCAGGTACGTATGCCCGATATCGAAGAACGGGCTCGGATAGCTGATGCCGCTGGTTCCAGATCCAGTTATCCTGCCGCGAGATCTGGAGAAGCGTGTAGCGCCAACTGTTCCGAGGTCCATCAGACAACCCCCGGTCCGTACCCAGCCGGGATGTACCCGGCCGGGACGAGTTTCCGCGCCTCCCGCTGAGCGAGAGCAGTAGTAGGCCTGACCCGCAAAAACTTGTCGGCTTCGGCCTGCTGCGCCGCAGTCATCATCTTCTTTTTCTTTGCTCTCTCGCCTGTCAACACATCGATCCCGCGACCAGCCTTCCCGCCGAGGTACGCCAGCCCGGCCATGGGGGCCAGGCTAGCCAACATCGGCAGCTTTCCTCCGGCAAGAAATCCTGCTGTCCCTCCGAGCATCCGCAGGGCCTTCTCCCCCGTTCCTTCTGGGGTGGTTGGGTCTACAAGGCCCGGAGCCTGCAGCGCCACATCCCCCACGATCATAGCCTTGCCCAGACCTCCAGCGTGTTGCCAACCAGCCTTCATCGTCTGTAGCGGCCTCTTTGCCATCCCCTTGACTACGCCCGGCAGACTAGTCAGCCCGGCCTTCTCCGCAGATCGAAGTTTCGCGATTTCTTCCGGCTTCATGCTTTTTTTGATGGGGAGTTCACCACCAACGAAGGAGTGCTTCTGTTCCCTGCCCCACTGCTTCAGGGCCTCTCTAGCACGAGCGCGACCCCCAGCCGTGAGCAGGGGTGATGCATAGCCAGCTCCAGCTCCAGCAAGACCGCCCAGGACTGCCCCCCGAACACTGTCCTGCGGGTCTGCCACAGCACCTATGGCCGCCCCAGGCAGGGCTCCCGCTGCCGCGCGCCCGAAACCAGAGCCCCAGACCTTCGGGACGTTGCTGACGACAGCACGGCCGACACCAGACCGTAGGGCCCGCTGGACCAACGAAGGTGCGAGGGCCAGCTTCTCCAGCTCGTCTACAAAGGCCAGGGTCTTGTATGCATTCATCGTAGGGCCCTCAGCTGTTCTTTCATCTGGCCGCGACGCAAAGAAAGGTAGTCCCTGGCAATGATCAGCTTCATCACCTGGATGTCCACCGGGTTCTCCCTGAGCTCCACCTCCTCCGCGGGGACAGACAGCAATAGTCTATATTTCTCCTTTACGGGAGCTGGGTCAACCTCTACTCCCAATTCTTCCTGAATCTCCAGGATTGCGTCTTGGCAGAAAGCGATGGGCTGGGGGGCACACACCACCCCCGCATCCAGCAGTGCGGCCCCGCACCAGTACTCGATCTCCTCGCTGAACGGGACATCGTTGCGAACCATAGTCATCATGTCCACTGCCGCAAACAGCTGGGAGATGGTGGGCCTCCGCATGATCTCGAAGTCTGGAATGTTGTTGTTCAGTGCCTGCGTGATGACGGAGAACGTCTCCCACTTCGCGAACGCCTTATCTGTGATGTGCGTCGTACGTAGGGCTTGGATCTTGCTCTTGACGTGGTCCGAGATCGAGGGCGTCCGAAAATCGTCCATGATCTCTCGCCACAACGTCGTGGGCTCCCACTCGAACCACGAGAGCCCATACTGATCCATCAGCTTGATGTCCAAGACCAGAGGATGTGTGTCGTGGTGCACAAAGAGCTTGGCGGCGGAGAAGGGCGTAACAACAACCTTCTCCGCCTCCGTGTGCTCTGTCTCCGGAGACGTGGTTTCGACGTGTTCGGCCGACTCGTCCGTCGTGTTGGTGATGCCGGCTGACTGACCCGTCTTTTCCAGGACCTCCCGGAGCTCAGCTTCGTAGTCCCGGGACACCAGATCTCGCTGTTATGCCGCGCCCAGCGCCATGGTCGCCTGAAGCGACAGCTTACCGTCCACCATAACACGGATGGTGGCCAGGTCGCCCTCCGCTCGAGCATCGGTCTCAGCCGTCAGATCTGGCGTCTTCACGGTGATCGAGTCGTCGCCCCACGAGTCGGCCTCCTGCTTCGGCAGCGCCTCCACGCCAGAGATGAGGACCTTGTTCTCGGCGTAGGTGCCGACGCCGCCGGTCAACTCGGTCTCGGTCGCTACCACGACGTCATCCGCACCGGTTCCACCGGCGACGGCCAGGATCACCCCGATACAATCGGAGTCGGCGTTGACGGCCGCAGCTACCTCGGTGGCCGTACTGTTCGCCGCGGCGAGCGTGACGGTCAGAAGCCCGTCTGTCAGATCGACCGCCAGAGCCCCAACACCCTGCTCGATGACTACGGAGAGCCCGCTGCCCTCGCCCGGCTTCAACGCCGAGAAGGTGACGGCCGCGTTGCCGGTGCCCAGCGTCACCGAGTCGAACTCCTGATCTTGCAGCAGGTTCGATCCCTTGATGACGAAGTCGTCTCCGCCGTCCACGGACATCGCGCCGCCATCGACCCAGTCGACCTCGGGGAAGCCCGCGCGCTCCTCGTTGTTCTGAAAGCCCTCTTCCACGTCGCGGCGGAGATCTGCGACCTCACCAGCCACGCCGCCCTTACCCAGCACGAGGTGCTGCTTGTTGGCGCGCTGCGTACCGAATGCCTTGCTCTCTTTTGTCATCGTGATCTCTCCTTTATTCTTCGACCTGGGATGCCAGTCGCATGATAATACGCTTTTGGTCCAGGGGAAGGGAATCGAAAATCTGCACCGGGTCCTTGGAAAATTCCTCCGCCACATCCTCGTTGAACAGATCTTGGACCTGCTTCTTACACTCCTTGGCGCAGCGTTTCAAGCGTGTTTCGTTGATCGTGTCGTTCGCGGTGGTGAAGCTGTACTCAGCTCGCTTCTCCACACCGAAGATCGAGTAGTACGGATCTGGCAGACCGTTGTCCCACAGCCTGTCCAGCCCCGCCTGCTTATCAAAGTTCTCCAGCGTGACCGCCAGGAACTCGGGCTTGATCGAGGCACACTTCTCGCGCATCTCTTGCAGTAGGCCGTGCTCGCTGGTCCCCTCACGGAACATCCTCTGGCGCTGATAAATCGCTACGGGGGCATCCTGGGCCATGGTGGACGCTCCGTACTTGGCGATCTTCTCAGTCACGGGTACGCCGAGCTCGTCCGCCCTCCGAGACACGTTCGCACAGAAGAGGTGGCGATCAGGAGGTGTGAAGCGCTCGGCGTACTTCTCGAAATACGTGATCGCCTTCTGGACTTGACCCATGGTGTCGATTGGGTATCGGGCCCCACCCTCCTTGGTGAGCGCGTAGAACCTTCCGGTCTCCTGGGTTACTTGCTGCGGTGGGTGCTTGCCCGTGATGTCGACGTGGGGCTTCAGGGAGGCCGTCTTCTCAGGTACCTTGGTCTTGGGCATGATGTTGGCTCCCATCTCGCTCATCTTCATGATCTGCGACCCCGTTGCACCCTGCTGAAGCGCCGCCTTGCGCTGCTTGTATCGGCGGTTGCCTTCCATTGCCCCCATGCCAAGGGTTACTGCTCCCATCGCCGGGCCGAGAAGGGCGGTCTTCTCAAGTTCGGCGGGGGGCTCCATGCTGTACCATCGACAGGCCTCCATCAGATTCTTCGCCGCTGTCTTCTGAGCCTCCGCCGGAAGGTTGTTCTTGGTCTCCATGAAGTAGAGCACTGAGAGGGCGGTGTTTCCCTTGTCGGTGCAGGCGTACTTACGCATCTTGTCTCCGCTGTCCAGCATGACCAGGGCGAAGACGTCATCAGGTAGCTTGTCCAGCGTCTCTCGGTCCAGGCGCTCAGCCTGCTTGATAAACTCCGGTACATCCTCCAGCGAAGCGACCTTCTCTTTGAGAACGATGCCGGAGGGGTCGTCGTACATATCCAGCAGGGCGTTGATCATTCTAAAGCTCCTGGTCTGAGGCGATGCCCTACATCCTAACCGCCCTAGATCTAAAACGTCAAGAAGCCAAAAGAAACTAGAAAATGTCGGTATAAGGCTTCCGACACTGAATCAACTACTTCTAGGAGGAAGAATGGGACTGAGATACAGCGATCGATACCCGGCCGAGAGGGAGCTGGACTGCTACGGTAGGGACCAGTATTTTGATCCCGGGTCCTACGACTGTCAGCGGTGTGACTATTTCAGGTCGTGCGGCGAAAAGGTCCGAGAGAAGAGACGAGGAACAAGCATTCCGGTACAGCGGAGTGAACCCAGGATGGAGCATTCCAGACGCAGATACGATAATATCGAGCGACCGCGGGAGATCCCAGAAGGAAGGAGCCCGGCGAAGCACCTGTTCTGCATGATCGCTACAGGAGCATGTAGGGAGGCCGGTAGAGAGATCGAGGACTTCTTCAGCTGGTGGCGCTTCTAATTTCAGGGACTTGGAAGAACGGATAGCTCTCCCCAGACCTGGGGAGTATTCTCCAGACCTGGGGAGAGCACCTGGAGGCCGGATGGAAGGTTTCAAATTCATCGTCAGGGACCCCGAAAGGGCGTACCTGGGGACACGGATGTGGCTTCCTAAGAAGCACGTCAACACGATATCGATCAAGGCCAGTTTGGAGTTCGAGGTCAGCGGAGAAGAGGGGATGGAGTTCCTTCAGCTCTGGGAGGACAGCCCACACCACATCGCTGTGCCGCGAGAGTATGTTCCTCCCGACACGTACGGCCAGCTGACATTCCCCATCGTAGACATCACGCCAGGGAATTTCCCGCGGGCGGTGTTCAAGAGCAACGTCGTCCTGGACAAGCTGCAGCCGGACAAGGACACGCAGCGCAAAGCGTTCGCCGCATTCATCAAGGCGGACAACGGGCTGCTGAACCTAAATTGTGGGAAAGGAAAAACAACAATCGCGTTGCACGCCATCGCCCACTTCGGGCACAACGCCCTAGTCATCGTAAACCAGACGACGATACTTGATCAGTGGGAAGAGAAGATCAGGGAATTTTTGGAGTTCGATGGCGGAATCGGATTGATCCGTGGGAGTCCCAGCAGGTGGACTTGGAAACGGCCAATCGTTGTCGCCACGCTGCACACACTGGCAAAGTATGCCGATCAGGTAACTCCAGAGATGCGTAGATGGTTTGGGACTATCATATGGGATGAGTGCTTTGTAGCCGGGACTCTGGTTGATGGTGTGCCAATAGAGAGGCGAAGAGTGGGAGATCTAGTTTGGTCGTTTGATGAACACATGGGATTGTTCTCGAAGCGGCCTATTGAAAGGATCTTCGTATCGCGTCCACACGCACTGGTCTCTGTCCTCATAGACGGAGTAGAGATCGTTTGTACGCCAAAGCACCCGTTCTGGACCGCCAGAGGGTGGGTCCCTGCTTTGGCTTTAAGCAGCGATGACACGGTGCTGTGCTCTGCGCAGAAGCAAAAGGTGAAGGCTGTCCGGCGGGTAGACTCTACGCCCGATGGAACATTTGGAGGACGTTGTCCAAACGGTCTTGTATACAATCTCCAAATCGGCGGAACCCCTACCTACCAAGTAAGCTCGTCCAATGTAGTAGTCCACAACTGTCATCATTTAGCGGCCCCGTACTTCTGTATCACCGCGACAATGTTCTGCGGTCGGAGGTTCGGGCTCAGCGCTACGGTGAACCGCGAAGACGGCACCGAGGTGGTCTACAACTACCACCTCGGCGAACCATTCCACAAAGACCTGTCACAGGACGTCCCCACAGACATCCGTTTCCGTCAAACGCTATTTCAGATATCCCCAGCAGACTACAACGAGTACGTCATCGACAAGGCCGGAAAGCCCAACATAGGACTGCTGCGATCATACGTCGGCAGGATGGAAGAACGCAACGAGTACATCGCCAAAGACCTGCGAGATGCTATCGCGGCAGGACGAAAGGTGCTGGCGCTGAGTCACAGCGTAGACCACCTTCGTCTGATGCACGCCAAGTTCTTGGAGGAGGGATATTCAACAGGTATCTGCACAGGCTCAGTGAAGGTGAAAGAGAGGTGGGAAGCGCTCCGAACGAAGCAGCTGATCTTTGGAACACACCAGCTGGTGATGGAGGCCATCGACGAAGACAGCCTGGACACGTTGTTCTGGATGACGCCATTCGGCTCACAACACCCGGAAGGAGGAAAGAACGCGCTGCAGCAGGGGATGGGGCGGATCCAGGGGTATCGCCACCACGAAGGGATGAAGAATCCGCTCGTGGTGATCTACGACGATGTCTATATCTATCTCTTCCACAGGATGTGCAACAAACTGAAGCTGCAGCTGAGGCGCTGGCCGTCGGATGAAGGCGGCCCGTATGAATTCAAAACGCTCAAGCCTCGGAGAGACCAAGAATGAGCCCAACCGAAAGAGAGCAGAGGGTGCTCTCCATTTTTAGGAAATGGCGCGGGTGTACAAAGTGCGGACTTGGAGAGCTGCGAGAGCAAAAGAAACTCAAAACGGACGGCACTGCTGGAAGAATCGTAATGCCGGATGGAAACGTCGATGCGGACATGGTCATCATCGGCATCGGCCCGGGGGAGGAAGAAGATCTCGAAGGCGCTCCCTTCATAGGACCTTCGGGAGACATCCTCAATGAGTACCTGGAGGCCGTGAAGATAGATCGCAGAAGCGTGTTCGTGATGAACATTGTCCAGTGTCGTCCGTTCTCCATCTCCACCGATGAGAGATCTGGTCGTAAGCGAGAAGAGAACAGGGACCCGTCCAGTAAGGAGCGGGCTGCTTGTCGGCCGTTCTGGGAGGAGGTCCTGTACGAGATTGATCCACTGTTGGTAGTGGCGATGGGTAAGCCCGCCGTGCTCGAGGTGACGGGTCAGCGCTCAGTCACGATGCGGAACGTCCAAGGACAGGTGCAGCACTGCGTTATCCGCGGCAAGGCGACCGACGTCACCTACCCGGTGATGTCGATGTATCACCCCGCTTTTCTCGCGCGGAGCGGGGACAAGAGAAAGATAGGAGTATGGGGCCAGGCCCTGGTTGCGTGGAGGCGCGCGGCCTACCTGCTAGACAAACTTCGGCAGGTATACTGGGACACTCCCATGCCCGATCGAGGATACAAAATGCGCGATATGTTTCTAGTGCAAGGAGGACTGCTCACATGAGAAAACGACCGAATCGGCGTAGAGCCGAGACCGCCAAAGGGGCGGTCAAGCGTTTCGAGAAAGCACGAGACGCGCTGCACGAGTTCATGGATGACAACGACGACTTCATGGACGAGCTGCGCTCTCTCGTGGACGACTACAACGTCTCGCTCAAGGAGGCAACGACCTCCATCAAGGCGGAGCTGAAGAACTCGGACAAGAAGAAGCTCATCATCGGGCCGCTGGGGGCACTCAAGAAGCGTACCCAGGTCTGGGATGGGACCGAGCTGGCACGGCTGTTTCCGGCTAGGATCTCTCAGCACTTCTTGACGGAGAAGGTCACGTACCTTGTGGATGAGGAGAGGCTCGATCAAATGATCCGGCAGGGCGAGCTGGACCGTGACAAGGCCTTCAAAGCCTACAGCGAGAAGCCGCCGACGCTCTCGCTCATCGCAGGATGCCCGAAGGCGCTGGTGCTATGAGAAAGTTCAAGCGGCGGCAACTTGGACCAGCGCAGCAGCACACAACGGTCAAGAAGAACGGAGAGGTTGTCCTAGATGATCGGAAGACGGACTGGGAGCACTTCGACATCTCCCCCGGCCCGGCCGAAGTCGGTGTCACGCTGGGCGTCAAACCTTGGAGGCTCGGAGAAGACAAGGGGATGTCCATCGAATCGACATGCTTCATCAAGCTGTCGTGTGGACAGTCCGTAGCGGAGATTGAAGTGGCCAACGAGAGTGCTGCGCACCTAGCGCACAAGTTCCTCGCACGAAACCTGAACAAGTATCTGCGTGAATACCTGGAAGGAAAGAAGAAGTGAAGAAGATCGAAGGGAGTCCTCGGTTTGATGCTGTCTCCATCGTCAGCGCAGAGCTGAACAGGACGGGCATCGGTGTGACGATCAAGCTGACAGCACAGTACCTGGACACGAAGACGTCCACCCCATACGGGGCGATCAAGATGTCGGCGCACGAAGTAGCAAGCAAGGAGACGCAGGAGGCGATGACCAAGTTCATCGATCTGCTTGAGAGTGATGTGGCAGCAACAATTTTCAACCAACAACCGGCCACGGCCGAAGGAAAAAAAGAGGGCCTTCATGAACCCACAGGACTTGCTGATGAAGCGGAAGAAGATGCTCAAGTTTAGCGCGGTGTTCAACATGATCACCCGCTTGCACGAGCGCAACTACGAGGACAAGGTTGTCGACCTGGAGGACGTTCGCATCGTCCCCGATGGAAACACGGTTTTCCCGAGCGTTCACATGGAAGTCCCAAAGCTGGGCCGCCTCTCGATGACCGACTGGGCGCAACGCCAGCTCGGATCGATTCTGGGCGTGAACTGGGGCAAGTGGTTCGACCCGGAGCACATCAAGGCAGAGGAGATCCAGCAGGAGCTGCACCGACGGTTTTCCCGCACCCACGATACGAGAAAGATCAGAGCGCGTCGGTACGACAAGGACGACCCCGGCAACGGCGACGCGAACGGGTTCGTCAGGGCCATCCTGAGCCCAACGTACTCGGCCATCGACGATGTTCGAATCTTCGACCGGATGAGCCGCAACAAGCGGATCAACACCAACGAGATGCGGTTCATGAAGAACCGATTCGGCACGGGCTTTCACTGCGACAAGTCCAGCCACTACACGGTAGTGACGAAAGAGACCAACCTGGGACCTATCGACAGGAACCATCCCAACGAGCAGGTGCGCCGCTTCTACAACGCGGCCGAAGCTGAGGGCCTGCTGCCGGAGAACGACATCGTCCACCAAGGATTCCACCTGCGTAACTCTGAGGTGGGGTACACGGCCGTCACGATCGACGCCTCAACGTTCAGGTTGGTCTGCTTGAACGGTGCCATCGTGACGGTGTCAGATGGTCGCATCCTCTACCGGATGCACCGCGGCATCAGCGATGACGCCATCGACACGCTGCTGGACGATTCTCTCAGCAAGCTCCCGACCGTCATCTCCAAGAACCAGAAGATGATGGTTGCGCTGCAGGACCAACCCGTGGAAGATCCCGAAGCTGAGATGCTGAAGTTCCTGAACCGGAAGAAGACAACGCAGACATTCCAGGACCGAGCCAAGGAGGTCTTCGCCATCGAGCCCCTGCACAACCGCTACGGCATCTTCCAAGCCATCTCCCGAGCTTCGCAAGAGGAAAAGGACATGGACAAGCGGTTCGAGCTGGAGCAGCTGGCTGGAGAGTACATGGCTCGCGCCGCGTAAGGAGGTGCAGCATGACCGAGAATAATGGTCAGAAGAGAAGGCCGCCCAAGATCAACATCGGGCACTTCTACAACGAGTTCAAAAATCTGAGGGAGTCGGTCTCGCAGTTGAAGGTCGTGGTCCACAAGCTGCGGGACATCCTCCAGGTGGACGACAACTGGCACAGCCGGGTGAAGGGCTGGATCGGCAGGGAGGTAGAATTCCTACCGGACTCTCTGTCAGAGCCGATCGTCGGGAAGCTGCTCTACACCGATCGCTACACCCTCGGTGTAGAGGTGGACGGAACTCCCCGGGTCTACAACAAAGGGAAAATCGAATACCTGAGCCCCGCATAGGAGGAGCCGTTGGCAAGTCACTACGAGCTTCTCCTTCTGTCGAAGGTCATCGAGACCGGCGGCATGAAGACCATGATGCACGAGGGGATCAGGTATGAGATGTTCCGCACCGATGACGGGCGGCTTCTCTACAACTACTTGATCGACTACTTTCAGGGTAAGAAGACCAGGAACTCAGTTCCGACCCTGGACATGGTATTGAACCAGTACCCCACACTCGACCTCCCGGACCCTCCAGAGCACATGACCATCGAGGCCCTGTGTCAGGAGGTTCGGGACGAATGGGTCCGGGGGAGGGTGGAAGAGATCAACGATAAGATCAAGGACATGTACGAGGATGACCCGCGAGGGGCCGTCCAGTGCATGTACCAGGATGCGAAGTCCATAGCCGCCGGCAGCGAGGTCGGAGACGATGAAATCCTCGCGGACTCCAGCGGTGACATCCTGCGAGAGTACTACCAGGCGAAAGATCAACTTGGGTATCTGGGTATTCCATACCCGATGGGGTGGGGGTACCACACGAAGAGCGGCAAGCCAAAGGTCTCAAAGAAGACGGGTCAGCAGTTTCACCCGTTGAACGAACAGACCAGGGGCATGCTGAACACGGAGTTCATCCTGCTGTACGGCAGGCCGAAGAGCCTAAAGACGTGGTTGCTCATGGACGTGGCCGTGGAGTGTTACCTTCACCACAATTGTCGCGTCCTTGTCTTCACCAAGGAGATGGCACCGCAGCAGCTACGGACACGTTTCGTGGCACGCATGATCGGAGTAGACTACCAGGCCTTTCGCAATGGAAAGCTGTCTGCTGAGGACGAGGCCACGCTGGTCGACACGGTGCAGCACCTGAAGGAGGAGGAGACACGGATCTTCAAGCAGAAGAACCGTAATCGGTCTGTGCTGTTCACCAGCGGGTGGGGCAATAGCTCCGCGAGCGGATTGATGGAGCTGCGGGCCAAGATCGAGGAGTTCGAGCCGGACATCGTATGCGCCGATTCCGTTTACTTGATCCAGGCTGTCAAGAAGGGATCGGGCGTGATGTACCAGGACAAGGGCGAGATCGCCTACGGACTGAAAGAGATAGCCCGCGAGTACAAGATCCCTTTGCTGGCGACTTCCCAGGCCAACCGGCTTGGGGAGGAAACCAAAGGGTCTACGATGGCGGAGATCGCATACAGTGACGCCTTCGCTCAGGCGTGTGATCTGGCCCTACGTGTGATCAAAACTGAGAGCGATGACGGAGACACACTCCTATCGGTAATCATTTCTGGAGCGAGAGAGATCAAAATGGCTGGGTTCGAGCTTGTGGCCGTCCCTGCCGTCAAATTTCAGATGACTCAGATCTTCGAGTCACATCGGCAAGTACTCGCACGTTTCCGAGCTGAAGAAATTGCTCAAGCCAAGGAAGAAGAGCGCGCCTTCAAGCAAAGAGGCCGCCAACTCAGCCTTGAGAAAGAGAAGGAAGATGAGCGATCTGAAGAAGCTGATTGAGGATGTAGGCACACGGTACTTGAAGTGGTGGAAGACCACTAGCGATGGGCGGAACATTTATGGCGCGTGCCCGTTCCACGTCGAGAAGACGGAGGGTGCGTTCTACATGTCCACCGAGACTGGAATGTTCATCTGTCACGGCTGTCAGATCAAGGGATCTCTGTACACCTTCCTGAAGGAAATTGGAGCGCCCAGAAAGCTGAGAGCCGTCATCATGGATCGCGCCGGCCCAGAGCTTACCAAGCGCACCAGAAAAGACGAGAAGATTGGCAGGTCCGATCCGATTCGTGAGCAGATGGTGCTGAACGAGGGGCTCCTGGGAATCTTCGACTATCACCCGGTAGATTTGGTGGATGCCGGCTTCGATAAGAAGGTGCTGCAAGAATACGAGGTGGGGTTCGATAAGGAAGAGATGCGTATCACGTTTCCGATCAGGAATCATCTCGGTGCGCTGGTGGGGATATCCGGAAGGACGGTGATCGATGAGGTGCCGCGGTACAAGTTCTACAAGGAACCGGACCTGATCAAGTACTCCGAGGACTACAAAGGGTACGATTTTCAGAAGAAAAACTACCTGTGGAACATGCATCGTGTTTACCCCTTGATGCGGGATGAGAGTTGCGGGAAGATTGACGTTTTCATCGTGGAGGGTTTCAAGGCAGCTCTGTGGCTGATCCAACACGGCTATGAGTACACCGTGGCCCTGATGGGGACATACCTGTCGTTCATGCAGAGGAGATTGTTGCAACGGCTTGCCGCAACGATCTACATCTTCCTCGATAACACGGAGCAGGCCAGAGATGGAGTGTGTGCAGCAGGAAAGGTTCTCTCACGAAGCCACCGCGTACGTGTGTGTGAGTACCCAAGGCATCTACCAGACAACGCTCAACCAGACGACATGACAGCAGATGAACTTGAGACAACAGCAAGAACAGCAGAAACTTTCAGCAACTGGAGAGTAAGCTATGAGCGAAGACTTCGACTTCGACGCAGGACTAGATTACCTGCAGAATTACGGACCCGAACTCGATAAGAGGAAAGGCAAGATCAAGCCCTGGCTAAGTCAGCGCTTCCGCCGCCGCTTCAAACCACCCCTCAACGATCCTGACTGGATCCGCATCCTACTTGAGGTGCACAAGGACTTCCGAGGACGGAACGCTCCGCACCACGAGCGCATCGAGCACTACAACTCCACCGTCAAGCGGTCGCACGTGTGCTCGAAGATCTGGAAGGAGGATAACGACGGAGAGCTGCACGGCAGTGGCAAGTGCATCTCGTGCTACCTCATCGATGACGGTGCGAACCACATCAGCTTCCGCCGTCTATCGGCTTTCTCGATCATCCATCTCGCGTGGTACCGCCTGGTTCAGGCAACGGACAGGGACGGTCGTCCGCAATTCCACGAGCGCGACACCAAGTGGGCCAATCGTGGAGACCCGATACTCGAGAAGGTGCTGGAGGAAGAGCTGATGGACAAGTTCAGCAAGCGCCAGATGGAGCGCGAGGGCTGGGAGCGCGTCTTCGGCCACCGCCTGCACTGGAGCCTGGGCTCCGATCACTTCCGCCAACTCATCGGCAAGGTCAACGAGCTGCAAGGCGAGTGCCACTGCGGAGGAGCCATCAGCACCCCCATCTGGGAGTGTCGTGGGTGTGGCCGCGAGGTCATCGATACGGAGGCCAGCGACTTCGACTTGAGCAAGAAACAGCTCAAGTCCATCACTAGCCGCCCCTACCACTGCAAGAAGTGCGACACGGCGGCCCCTCTGCTCCCTGTTCGCGACTGCGACAGCTGCAAGAGCCCCAAACCCGTCCGCATCTGGGACGTCGATCTGCAGGTCTCCCGCCAGGGAGGCCAGGACGAACGCCGCACCACCCTCTCGTTCCACAAGCACCGCGTGTGCGACCTGGACGAGCGGTGCGAGAAGCTCGTACCTGAGAGACCGACACTGCACCGCATCTTCGCCCCTGACCCGATCGAGAATCAGGCCAAGGTCATGAAGGTGCGCAACCCGTGGTCGGACGACGATAGCCGTCGTCACCTCCAGGACCGCGACGACACCAAGGATGACCCCGCCGACGACGAGGACATTCCGTTCTAGCAACACCTAACCGCCGTCCGGGAGCGTGTGCTCCTGGACGGCCTTCAATAGGAGGTCTTTGTTGGCGTACATCAAAGTGCCCACGCCAGAGTGGATAGATACGCCGGAAAGGACCATCGAGGTTTGCCGAGAGATCAAGGACACAGGCATCTGTGCGCTTGATACAGAGACCACCGGAAAGGATGATTGGACGAAAGAACACATCATCATCTGGTCGCTCTGTCCACACCTCGGGGTCCGATACTGCCTGGACAGGCTGATGCTCCCGGTCTTCAAGAAGGAGATCTCCAAGAACCCGGACATCACCTGGGTCATGACCAACATGAACTTCGACAACTGCATGCTGGCCAACTCCGGCATTCCGTTGATGCCTGGCCCCATCCACTGCACGCTCGTCATGGACTGGTTACACGATGAAAACCGTCGCAAGCACGGCCTCAAGGAGACTGCTCTCGAGCACCTTGGGCTGAACATGCGGGAGTTCAAGAAGGTCTTCAAGAAACAGAAGGGAGAAACCTACCAGGATGTTCTGTTCCGAATGATGGAGCAGAACCCAGACGACGCCATCGACTATGCCTCACTCGACGCCTTCGCCTCGCTGGCTGTCTACCAAGATCTAAAGCGAAAGCTCGAACGCGAGGAAGCTGCTCACGGCCTGACGATGTGGGACCTGTTCGAGAAGTTCGAGGCCCCTTACGGGCGCGTTCTTTACCACAACATCCGCCGCGGAGTAGCAGTAGACGTGGGATACCTGCACGACATCGCTAAACCCATCGGCGAGGCGTTGAAGCGCATCCAGTTCAAGATCAACAAGAAGGTCGGCAAGGAGATCAACATCCGCTCGCCGAAACAGCTGATCGACTACTTCGTGCATGACCAAAAGCTCGTACCACTTCGATGGACATCAGGCGGATCTAGCGGAAACAAGCAGCCGTCAGTGGACGTAACAACGCTACAAGCCTGGGCCAAACAGGGTCACGAGGTCGCCAAGCTGATCGTCGACTACAGGTCGTTGGACAAGGTTCGCGGCACGTACGTCGAAGGTATGATCAAGCGTACCAGCTCGGACGGCAGGATCCACCCCAAGTTGACACAGCACAAGGTCGTAACCGGCAGACTTTCATCGACGGACCCGAACCTGCACAATATCCCGCGACCCGACGATGACGTTTGGAATCTGCGGGGGATGTTCATGCCGCGTTACGGATACACGATGGCGGCTGCCGACTACGCTCAACTGGAGATGAGAATCCTAGCACACGAGTCCGGCGACGAGAACATGCGGAACGTCATCCGGCGCGGCTGGGACATCCACATGGGCACCGCCTCTGTGATGTACGGTGTTGAGTACGATCGCATACAGGAAGCCAAGTTCATGGCCGGGTGGCTTGAAGCAGAGAAGGTTCGTTTCGAAGAGTGGCCAGGATGGATCACTGAGCTGATGGGCTTGAGGCAGACCGCAAAGTCCATCGGCTTCGGTATCAACTACGGAGAAGGTGATTGGGCGTTGGCCGCGAAGTTAGGGATCACCGTGGATGAAGCACGAGCCAGGAAGGAAAAGTACTTCAAACCCTACCCCAGAGTCAGGGATTTCATCGCCGATACACACGACTTCGTTCGCAAGAACAAATACGTTCAGGGCTTCCTCGGACACAAGCGCCGACTACCAGACGCGAATCACGACTGGCAGCCGGGATACTGGAGTCCCAAGCAGCGGCGCTACGTCCCAGAGCGACCTGGTAAGCTGGCTGCGCGGGCTCTCCGCCAGGACGTCAACTCCAGGATTCAGGGCGGCGCTGCCGTCATCGCCAAACTAGCCCAGCTCCGCTGTGAGAACGACCCCGTCCTGCGCGATCTCGGTGCAGAGCAGCTGCTGCAGATCCACGATGAGATCTTGTTCGAGATCCCGGACGAGAACCTCAAGGAATGCTGTAGCAGGATCAAGGACCTAATGGAGCATCCGCTGGAAGAGATTCCAGAGATGCTGGGGGTTCCGATACGTGAGTTGTCTGTCCCGCTGGACGTGGACCTCGGCACGGGTACATCCTGGATGGAGGCGCACTAATATGAGTAGAAACTGGAAACCACGCGGAACGAAGGGGCCTCCCATCAGGAACCCCAAGCTGAACGAGAACAAGGATGACTTCAACGGCGTGCGAGTTGTCGCTGGTGGACAGATCGTTGGGAAGATCACCCACATCGATTTGGACCAGCAGCACATGGAGAAGACGCTCAAGCGCTGCTTCGAGCTTCCTCCGCCTCCCGCAGAGGGGTACGTGAGCGGGAGCGCCAAAGGATATAGTGAGTCTCCCTTGCGTGCGATCATCAAGGACTTAATCTATCTGGACATGTTGAAGGCGGCGCGTGCGCAGTACTTCTTTTATCGTCACGAGCATCTATTCACAATGGATGAAAGAGAGGCATTCATGGAAAAGTACGGAGTAAAGATCGATCCGAAGAAGACGGAGAAGGAAAAGCGGGGCGCGTCCGGGGAGAAGCCTAAAGGCATTGACGATCCAAACGTCAACGTCCCCAAGGACCCCGATCTGGGCACCGAGCCCTACGAGGAGAACCCTGAGGATGGCTAAGAAGAAGGCCACGAAGAAGACGGCCAAAAAGAAGGCCACGAAGAAGCTCAACAAGTCGGACAAGTCCCTTCTCTGGCGGAGCTTTCCCAAGCGTCCGCCGGAGATGATCGTACGAGACATCAACATGAAGTTCGGCAATACGGGTCCGATCATTCGCCCGGCCAACGAGGCGTGGGACGCATCAGATCTACGCCGGCCGTGTGGTATCACCAGCCTGGACGTCGCCCTGGGCGGCGGCCTCATCGCCGGGAAGGTGCACCAGTTCGACGGCCCCGAGGGCATAGGCAAGAACTATCTGCTCTACCGGTTCTTCGCCAACGTGCAGAAGCACTACGGCGAGGACACGTGTTTGGCCATGGCCTGCTTCGAGTCGTTCGTGGACAAGCACTTCGCGCAGCTCTGTGGCTGCAAGATCGCCATGTCCCCTTACGACATCGAGGTCTCTCAGCGAGCACGGCTCAACCGCGGAGAGGAGCTGCTGACGGAGGAGGAGATCGACGAAGCCCTATCCTGCAAGGACGTGGGAGCGTTCCACATCTTTGAGGGCCCATCTGAAAAGGTGCTGGACGGCATTGTCTACGCCGTGGAGGCCAACGCCTACCAGCTCATCGGGGTGGACTCATGGGATGCAATGATCACGATCCAAGAAGACGAGAAGTCCATTGAGGAAATTCCACAGGTTGCGTCTCCCGCCACGGTACAGACTCGCTTCAGCAAGAAGGTGCTGGATGCATTCAACCCAGTATTCCGGTGCCCGGAGTGTGGGTTCGCTCCCTTGACCAAGAGGGTCACGAGCGAAGCGAAGATGAACTTCAAGTACGTCTGCCCCACTGAGAAGGGAGCCGGCGGGTGTGGGTGGAGCGGTGACGATCCAGCAGTCGAGGTCAACGAGACTTCGGTCTACTGTATCCGCCAGGTTCGGGCTAAGATCCAAACAACCGGAAAGCGTCAGTTCGGGCGGCCATACGAAGCGAAGGGCGCGCACTCACTCAAGCACCTCAATCACGCCCGCGTCTCTGCTAACCCGGGTGCCTTCCTGACAAACAAGAGCGGCAAGAAGATCGGCAAAGAGGTCAACTGGGAGGTCACCAAGGCGAAGGCTGGAGCTCGTGAGGGCCAGACTGGTCAGTTCGTTCTCTACTTCGACCCGCTCGAGGTGGATACCATCGGGGACCTATTCGCCCAGGCGGAAATCTTCGGAGTCATCAAGAAGCGTGACGGCGGTTGGTACTCGATACCCGACATCGACATGGAAGATGTCCACGGAAAGAACAGCATGATCGATCTGATCGAACGGGAGCCAGATCTACAACAGTCGATCAGCGAGCTGGTCTACATCAAGGCAGGTCTTTCTCACGTGAGGTTCCGTTGAGCTATGTTCCGCTGGTGCTACGAACCGAGGCCCTGCCTCACGGGAAAACCTGCAACAGCTGCAAAAGAGTCAGAAAGACATTCTCGTTCAGTCTGATTCGTGACGGAGATCCAATCCGCGAGATACGTCTCTGCGAAAAGTGCCTGCTGGAGGAGATCGTCGAGGCTGACGTTCATGTGGATGCCGGGCCGGACCCAGAGAAGAGCAGGAACTCCAAGCGGCGTATCAAACAGTCCCAGAAGCTCGAGAGGGAGCTGGCCAAGAAGATGGGTGGACGCCGTCAGCCCGGCTCCGGAAATACGCGCCTTAGTGGGTATAAGGGAGACATACGTAAGCTAGGTAGCTGGCGCGTTGAGCACAAGTTTACTGACTCACTGGCCAACTACTCCCTGAAGCTGGTCGATCTAGCCCGCATCACCTCCATCGCGATGGAGGCCAACGAGATGCCGGCGCTGGTGCTGGAATTCCGCAAGATCGGGGAACGTTTTGCAATCCTCCCTCTCTCACTTTTCCTGGAGATGATTAATGAAGATACAGACGATCAAAGACCTAGAAGACGCAGATGAAGAGACCATCAGGCGGGCAATCACCAAGGCACAGGTCATACCTCGCATCTTTTCCCACCTCGACGATCTGAACCTGAAGCCGCACTCGAAGCGCATGGGGGTGTTCAGCGCGTCCGATATCGGGAGCAAGGGAGGGAAGTCGCTGTGCGGGAAGTACGTGATGGGATGTGCACGGGTGATGTACTACCGATATTGCGGGGTCGAGCCGAAACAGAACATCGATCCTCGACTGCGGATGATCTTCAACACCGGGACCAAGATTCACGAACAGCTCCAAGGCTATCTACACAAGGTCGCCCGCGCCTCAGAGGACACAGAGGTGTTCGTCGATGAGGTCCACTTTGACGAGAGGACCCCAGGCCCGGCGATGGATCTGGACATTGACTCCACTACAGACGGTATTTGGGCAGTCAGAGCAGAAGGCGACGAGATCCGTGTGGGACTGGAGATCAAATCGATGAAGAAGGAGCTGTTCGACAAGCTCAACGGCCCCGGCCCGGAAGTTATCACCCAGGCACAGGTCTACATGGGTTGTCTGGACCTGCCGATGATGTGCATCCTATACTACAACAAGAACGATTCGATCATGGCGGAGTACTTCATCACGTTCGATAAAGATCACTGGGAAGCGATCAAGCAGAAGATCTACTTTGTGCGCCGCCACGCCGTCGATGGAGAAGAACCTCCCAGGGAGGACGGCTTTCACTGCCGTACGTGCCGGTACGCCCATGTCTGCAAGCCTCCCAGGCGCGGGCGGCGTGGCAGCCGACATGGATCTCTAACAATGAACGGAGGAAGATAGGATGGCAAAGAAACCTCCCAAGATGCCGAGGATACGAAAGAAGAAACGGCAAGACCCAGAGATGCCGAAGACATATGTCCCGCCGCGTGCCATCGGCTCGCTGCAAATGGAGACGCAGGAGGGGGAGGACGCATACAGGGTGGCGGAGTCGGCCTACGACGGGTTGATCAACCTTGGTATCCATCCCAGGGAATGGCCCCCACCGTTCGAGTCTCAGTACTTGGACGATGACGGCGTCCCCAGAATACCAGGGAGAGTTGTCGACCTCGAAAATGACGATTTGGGAGATCTTTTTCACATCGTTGGCAGCTACGCCACATACGTCAACGAGCAGCTCGGCCTCATCGAAAACCAGTATGATGAGGCCAAAAAGCAGAAGGAATTCATCGCAGCAAAGGTGCGGCTGGGTAAAGACGGCAAGCAGACAGACAAGACCAACCTGATGACCACGGACCGACGGTTCGTGCTGGCCGATGCCAAAGAGCTGGAACTCCGTTGCCTCAGTAGGCTGATGACGAAAGTCGCAAAGGGCCTGGAAACGGACCTCAAGATGCTGTCCAGGCACATCAGCCTACGCGATCAGAAAATCAAGACAGCGATGCGCTCCGGGTCCATCGATTCTCGTAAGATTCCATCCGGGTACTTCCTGGAGCTCGAGGACGAGGAGACGCTGGACCAAGAGGCGGAGATGCCAGAGGAACGTAGGGGAACAAGACGGCCGTCCATCAAGCCTCCGCGCAGGAGGAAGCTGTGAGGAAGGTCGAGGGTACACTGACGATGCCTCCAACAAGCAACAACATCTACATCAAGCGTCCCGGTGGAGGTCGGATGTTGTCGTCCGAAGCCAGAACGTGGAGGACGCGATCTGTCAAAGAGTTGACGCGGCAAGCAAATCTCGGCTTCCTAAAGGCTCTTGATCCAAACCAGATGTACTTCTTGGTCCTGCATTTCTATTTTGAGCGTGTGATCAACAAGGGGTGGAATGAGTTTTACACGCGTGGGATCAAGAAAGGCCAGCGCAAGGCTGAGACGAAGTGGAAGAAGATTGACACGTCCAACAGGGTGAAGCTGGCGGAGGACACGGTGAAGATCGTAACCGGTGTGGACGATTGCGCGACATTCTTCCACGTGTTGATCAAAGACTGCGACCCAGAAAACCCTCGGCTGGAAATTACTCTGGCTGAGGTGGCCGGGAGGGCTCAATGGAATATCGATCTGAAACCATCGTAATCGATCCAGAAGACGACATTCCGCAGCCCGCACATGATGACAGGTTCTATAACCACATCGAGTGGATCAAGCACAAGGGGAGGCGGAAGAAAGCAGACCCGATCAAGTTCAAGTCGACCTTCATTCCGTGGGACGATCTGAACAACACTGAACTGGTCGAGCTGTGCGCCTACACGTTCTTGCTGTCAGACAAGCGCCGCTACGGACATCATCCGGCATCGAGGAAGGGCACGACGATGTGGCGCGTGGTCGGCAGGCATCTTCCTAGAACAACGCTGATAGCGTTGATCATAGAAGGAATCGAAGCAGCGAAGGACCTGGACAACAATCCAACGCACCGGGCTAGATGCAGACTGCAGAACATGTTCTACAACGAGTGGAAGTACATCAATTCTCAGATCCAATGCAGTACGTACTGCTGGGAGTGTTCGGATGTGAAGGCGCTGGAATGTGAGCTGGAAAACCACGCCCTCTTGACAGCAGAGGAGAGGTCATGAGCGGGGAACGAAAAATGTGTTTGACGTGCTCACTTCTGGGAAAATGCCCGGATGCGACACTCAAAATGCTGGAGAATGATTGTGGGTGTGGTGCGTGGGAAGAAGCCACACTTTCGGATAAAACAGCGAGAATTCGAGCACGTGGGTTGGCGGGTTCACGTGCGCTCAAAGCGATGCTAATAAAACCGCCACCAACAACCAGGAGGTAACCAGATGGCAAGGGACGAACACAAATTCTACACGAAGGAAGAGTTGCACGACATGAACAGGTTGGAGGTCCGCCGCATCGCGAAGGAACTCGACCTGGACGTTCAAGAGTGTGCGGAGATGGACTTCGATGATGTTGTCGAGTGGCTCTACGCGAAGCAGGAGGGGGCCGGGGAAGATGGGGGCAGCTCGAAAAAGGGCAAGAGCAGATCTAGCACTAAGGGCAAGGACAAGACCGAGACCAAGGCCAAATCCAGGAAGGAGGAGGAAAAGAAGCCTCCCAAGTCCAGTCGGTCTGGAGGAGATATAGAAGATCGAGTTGATACGTTGGGGAAGACCGTGGACGATGGGTTCGCAGATCTCAAGGAGGAGCTCGCCGAGCTTCGGTCTTCGATCGAGGACGCCATCAACAACGTCCTGAGTGAGAACTACAAGATCTTGCGTAACCTCATCCACCTCGGCACCTGGCTCGAGGAGGACAACGTGATGCGTGCCAAGGTCGCCCCGGAGGGCTTGGGCTTCGAGGAGCTGCAGGAGAAGATTGAGACGGAGATCAACGAGGGTGACTCGGGGGAAGACGAGGGCGACGAGTAAGTCGCCGAGCCACTGTCTCGCCCACGGATGAGGAGTTCGTTGAAGTTCTCAAAGACCCATTCTACCAGCTCGGTCCAGACGAGCTACAGAAGCTGGCCGATCGCATCGGCGTCAGCCTCCAGGGTTGTACGACGATGGAGCAGGCCAGAACCCGCCTACTGAACGACGCAGAGTTCATCACCTAATAAGGGGCCGCCCCTTCTCCGGGGCGGTCCTTTTCAATCCCTATACCGTCTTTAGTCTACAAACGACGATCAAAAAGCGTCATAAGAAAAGTGCAGGGAGGAACGTAACTTCTTCTCTGGAGGTGTCCTTCATTCCCTGCCGGCCCCAACATTGGCCACGTGTTGGGAAACCGAGGTAGTGGTCAATCTCTCCATTTTCGTAGGGGTCCGCACGCCGGACTCCGGCCTAACCAGTCGGTGGCAGATCTCCTGCTTGTGTGGAAGCAGAGGGCGATGTCAAAGCGAAGTAGTGAGGAAGGAAATTGGAGTCCGGGCAAGGGGTCGGGCGCTAACGTCCCGCATCATCCGTGTCGCTACGGGCTTTCGGAAACGGAAGCGAAAAGGCCCTTGCAGATCAGATCCACCACACGGGATCTTTTCTTAGCTATCGCGCGGCGAGGACAGCGATGACGATGCCGGCCGTGACAACGACCACGGTCCCAGCCCCCACGGTGAAGCCGAAGGAAAAGGACCTATACCACTTCCGCGAATCGTCCCTCTCCTGCCTGGCGTCATCCCGCTGACCCCTGGCGGTCTTGACCCGCTCCTGCTCGAGCTTCAGCTGGGCTTGGTAGCGCTGGCCCACGTACTTCCGCTCCACCGCGAGGAGCTTCTCCCCCTTGTGGCGCTCGAGCCAGCGCAGCCTTCGTAACCCCTTGATTTTCAAGCCCAGCTCGATGACCTTCAGCTTGTCCATCAGAACGGCGTCATAAAGTACCGGAATCTTTTTCTTCTTAATTAGGACCGTCGCGCCGTTTTCAATCCCCATTGAGGGTTTGGGCCTCAGCTCGGGCACCAGGGCGGGCTCCTGGGGGCCTGGGCAGCCGAAATCGGGCGCTTTGGAGGGGTCGGAGTAGTCCTGGATGGTGCAGGGGGTCCGGGCGCTCACAGGGGCGCTGAGGAGGCTTAGCGCGCAGATAATTAGGACCCTCATTTAGTAGCCTTTATCGAAGCGTCGTGGTGCTTCATCCTTTTCGCAAACATCTTCTTGGAGATCGCATCGTCTGGAGTATGTGGGCCGCGCCACAACTGGTACGCGTACTCCCGAGGATTTGTTTCGCGGAGGAGTCTCTTCTGAACCTGGCGCTCGACTTCTGCTCTCATCTTCCTCTTCGCCTCTTGTTCAGCCTTCTGCTTCACCGCTTGGCGCGTCTCGAAGATCTGGCGGAAGTGTTTGTGCTCTCCGCGGCTGACGTTCCGCAGCTTCAGAGAACGCGGCTCCTCCTCGAGCTTCTTCTTGATCGCCTGACCTATGCCGCTGTACCTACGCGCCTTCTTATACGCCTTCTCCGAGCGCTGGGGGTCTTTGAGCTTCTTCTTCGGGAACCCTTTACGCTGCCGCCATTTATCACCCTGCCGACCGTACCGCTCCGCCAGATGTGTGGCCTTGGTGTACGCCCTGGTGAGTAAGCCCTGGCTCAGCGCTATCTTCTCCAGCTCATCGAAGAACGAGGCGATCATTTACTCACCTTCCTGATGGCCTCGCGGGCGTTGGCGGCCATGTCCGGCACCCACCCCAGTGTTGCCCCGGTTCCCAGACCCGCGATGGCTCCCTTAAGGAGCTTTCCGCGGCGGGCTCCCAGGACCGCGCCGATGCCCAGGCCGGCCAGGCCGCCGAGGCCAGGGCCTGCCTTGCGGGCGAAGTGGAGGGCCTTGTTCTTTTGATCTTTGGCCGCGGAGATTTTCACGAGGCGGCGCTTGGAGGTGATGAGCTCCTTTAGCCGCTCGACAGGAACACGGGATATCGGCCCAAGGAACTTTGGACTGTCGTAGTGTTTCAAGAACGCCTCCTTGACATCCTTCTTGGATTTCATGCCAAAAAAGATCTTGTCCTCGTCGTACTTCCCGGTCTCTTTATCCCTCTGGTGTACAACGTAGGCGTCCGGAGCTTCCTTGTCCGGGCCGACGTAGGCGTCTACCGGCTCGCCATCCGCTCCGCGCGTGCCGCGGACGTATCCGTACGGTAGGAGCATCTTAGTCTTCCACTCGTTACCGTCCGAGTCCGTGCCCTTTCGGACAGAGCCCTTGCGGTTCTCAATGGAGATTGGGATGCCCTGGACTTCGGTCTTGCCTTGGAGCTTGTAGGCCCTCTTCTCCCAAGGAGGCGTACGGCTGGTGTACAACTCCGTGTCCAGCTCTTTGAAGGTCATTGGTCTACCAAGCTGCTTCTCACGCTTTTTCTTCCAGGCAAGGTATTCCGACTTCACGATGCACCGCGCCTTCTTCTCCAGCTCCCACAGAGCCTCATCGATGTTGAGGCTCCGCTTACGAGCTTGCTGCGCCATAGCCAGAGGCACACGCGCCTCGCTCCAGTTCCAGGTCCCCCCGATCATCCTTCTCTGACCACCGCCGCTGCTTTACAACGCGTGGGTCTCCATGCTCGTCTCGAGGCTTCAGTATGCCCAACTTGCGCGGAGAGCCGTGGTACATAGCACCTAGCTTGTGGGTCTCCGCTTGCTTCTCCAGGCTCTCCAGCTCCCCCCAGAACGCTCTCATAGATCGTCTACCCATGACGTTGTCCCTTGGTGATCAACCCACGCAGCTCCTGGTTCAAGCGTTCCTTGTCCTCTGCCGTATCATACAGCACCTGCTCGACTCCTCGCCCACCGTGACGTGGTTTTGCCTCGAACCTCTGGATGTTGACATGTCTCTCCTCTGCGGGCAAGTGGCTGTGAGATCCATGCCGCACTGCTCGACCGATGACCTGCTTCAGCTTCTCCTCATTCCAGTGCGGCTCGAGCACCTGCACCTGCCGAGTACCCTTCAGATCGAGCCCCTCGCCTCCGGCGGAGGATACCAGCAACGCCTTCAGCTTGCCCTTGTTGTAGTCCCGGACCAGCTGCTTGCGTGTTTTCTGGGACTGTGCTCCCGTGAACGCTGCATGCGGGATCTTCCGCTTCTCCAGCTCTCGCGAGTAGTCACGTAGCGTGCCCAGGTAGTTGGAGTACACCAAACCCCGATGCCGTGGGTTCTCGGCGGTCCTCGCTGATAGATCGTCCACCGCGCGGACGAGCTTGGGCGATGTCTCGGCCTGTCCCTTGGTGAAGGGTGATTCCGTGCTCGCGATCTGGCGCGACTGCCCCATGAAGAAGTTCATCTTGGGCAGGTCTTCCTTACCAGGAGGGAGACCGCGCCTCAATCTGATCCTAGTCATCAGCGGCAGCTTGCCCCAAGCATGATCGTGCAGCTGCGTCTGCCGCTTGGACATCCTGGTGACCACCCGCTCCTCACTGGTGTCCGGGAAGTCCGCCCCCTCCGCCTTGTGGTAGTCGACCCACTTCTGCAACGGCTTCTTCAGCTCGTGTTTGCGGACCAGCCCCGGACGTTTGCGAGTGAATGGGAGCAGAGACCAGACACCCTTGGCCGGCTTGGCGATGTACCTCTTGTCGAACTCAGCCCCCGCCGGCAGGACCTTGTCCCCCGCCGCCAGGTTCACCAACGTCGCCACGTCCGCCGGCCGGTTGTAGGTTGGGGAGGCCGTCAGCAGCAGTCGCTTCTTGTTGTCCGCGTCATGCAAGATCTGATAGGTCTTCGACGCGGGGTTGCGTGCGCGGTGCGCCTCATCTACAACGAGGAGATCGCTGTTTGGTATCAGGCCCTTGGAAGCGTAGTTCTGCAGGCTCTCCACCTTCAGCTTGCCTGGCAGCCTGCCCTTGACGTGCTTCCGCATCTCCTTCTTGTAGTTCTCCTGCAGGGATGCGGGGACGAGCACCTTGGTACTATCGGGCTTGAGCTGTACCGCGGCGGCGACGGAGGAAAGAGTCTTTCCGGAACCGAGACCGTGGGCGACGACAAGTCCGCGCTGACCCTTGATCTTCTGCACCACACGCTCTTGGTGCGGCAGAAGTTCCGTCTTTAGCTTAGCCGCGCACTTCTCCAGCTCCTCCCACAGCGATCTTAAAGTTCTCCGATTCATGATCTACGCCAGAACGGTGGCAGCGTATGGATCTGCCAGCTGAGGTCTTGGAACTGCTACAGATCTAGTCGCGTCTGAAGGTTTAACGGTCGAAACACCGCTGCGCGGAACGATACGTGCCGGTGTTCTGGTGATGGTTCCCGGATGCCCAGGAATCGCCGCGAGCTGCTGTTGCAACCCCGGCGTACCTTGATACACCCGGCCCTGCCTCTTCAAGACCTCATCGTACGCTCGACGGCTTTGACGCTTGGCTATCCGACCAGCTCCACCGGCACGAATGCTGGCCTCAGTGTGAAGACCCTGGCCCGCCAAGGCCCTCCGCATCTGTGCGGCCGCCGCCGGTTGCGCCTTTTCCGCCAATCCGGTAAATCCCGTTGCCTTGCGCATGAGGCGCTTGGCCGCAGGGGACAAGCTCTTCATCAAGACGGTGGCACCGATCTTTTCTAGCTCATCCAGGAAAGATGCTACAGACTGTCTATCCATGCAGCTACCTCGTCTATGGGCTTCTTCTTGACTTCCTCGAACTCCTCGAGCTGCTCCTCCGTCATCTCGCTGAGCTTCTCGCGATGCTCCGCCTCCAGCTCCTTGATGGCCTTCTCCCGCTCATCGTGCGCCGTGTTGGTGTCCTCCACGGCCTGGTCGGCGGCATCGTCCGGGGTGACGGAGTCCACGTCGTCCTTCTTCTCTGGTCTCCACCCCATGAGGTAGAGGATGACGAGGACGGCGATCGTCACGGGGGCGATCAACCACATCCAGTTCTTCTTCAGCCAGGACCAGGTCTTGGACATCACTTCTTGCCGTTCTTGTCCGCCCCGAACTTCATGCCGAGCCCCTTCTCCAGCACGCGTTTGACGATGGCAAAGGACTTGTCAGAGAGCCACCCACAGTAGATAGCGTACAAGACCTTGGCCCCGATTGTCGCTTCCAGCTTCTCTGGTAATGGGATCCCTGGTACGAACACCATCCCGCCGCAGAAGATGTAAGGGTAGAAGTCCATGAACATGCTGAACGGCTTGCTCTGCGCCCAACCCCCGACCACATTTCCGTCCTTGTCCTTCTTCGTGCCGGCTCGCCTGATGACTCCAATGATCGCGAAGGCGGCGAACGCCAAAAGGAAGGCCTCCCAGCTCGCCATGACCGCAGTGATCTTTTCCATGTCCCTCTCCTATCCGTTCATTTGATCTCTGAGGTTCTGTGCCCCGAGGTTGGTAATGGTGTCGTTGTGCGGCTTGGCTGCGCTGGCGGCGCTCACGTTGAATGACAGCGTTGCTGCTCCAGTGTTCTGGTTACCCAAAGTGATCACATCCTGCCCCCGCGCATACAACGTCCCCGTCCCTCCCATCAGCTGCCCAATGACAACGTTCTCGTTTCCGTCTGTCTCTTGCGTCACGCCGGCAGATATGTCCCCGTTTCCGTAGGCCGCGTTTCCGACGAATACGCAGTTATCGCCCTCACACATTATATCCCCATTACCAACAGAGATGTTTCCGATGAGAACGTTGTTGTCATCAGTATCCCCCCCAGCATTGAGATCGTCGTTCTCCACTACGTTGCTGAGGAACATGTTGTAATTACCAGTAGATAGTATACTACCGTCGATGGACTGGTTCCGCGCGACGATGCTGTTGTTCGTTCCTGCGTAAATGAGGTAGGTGACCGGGGACATAGTGTGTGCCCCCATGAAGTTGCTCTCCAGCGTACAGTGGTCGTTGGCCAGATCTACCCCGCGTACAACCACCATCTGCGATGCGGTCTCCGGGTGTGTTCCGAGCCAATAGAACCTGTTTCCAGAAACACGGTTGTATGTTCCCGGAATGATCCCGATCATATTCTCCGGTTGTGCGCTATCCGCAACCGTAAAGTCGTGGTGAAATTCGTTGTCTGCCACAGTGGAGTAATTCCCTACCACCACAAACCGCACTTCGTCAGAGATGCTGGGTGTATTCTGACCCAATGCCTGGACAAACGTATTCCCGCGAACCTCACTCCTCCCACCTGTTTCCACTATGTATGTCACTCGGTTGTCCGTGGCGCTTGAATCACCGCACTCGTAGAACGAATTGTTGATGATCTTGGCGTGCGAGTCCGTCGCTCCATGGATCCGGACTACGAATCCGTTGTCTCCACTAACCGGCTGGGCCTCACACTGATAAAACTCGTTTTCTGAAATGATCGGACGCAGTGCTGATGTATGATCAATTCTGATCGAGTAGTAGTTGTTGCCGACGAAGTGGTTGCCAATGATCTTGATCCCATCCGACGCCCCGGACAGATATATCGCAGCCTCCTCCCCGTAATAGTGATAGTTCCCTATAATACGGATATGACTCGCGGTACCGCTTATCTGATACTTGCCGCTAAGGAAGTGGTTTCCCTCGAGCAGTGCATCCGTCGGGCTGTCCATCTCGATATGCTCTGTCGCGGCGTTTCCCTCGAACGTGCTGGACTTGACCCGCAGGGAAGTATCACCCGTTGCGTAAACCGAGCTGAGTCCTGTGTCGTCTTTGATGTAGGTGCTGGTCAGGAGCACGTCCCTGGCGTTCGAGAAGTACGCAATATAGGTCGAGTCGCCATACAGCTTGCAGTTTTCGACATGGTAGCGAGTGCTTCTGTCTGGACTAGAGGCGTTGTCGATCTGAAGTGCTCTACTACCAGAAATATCGCTGTTCCTGATCGTACACCGGATCTCATAGCTGGCCGCCAACGCGGTGTAGACACCGTATTGAGTGGTAGCAGAGATTGTACACCCATCGATCAAGAAGTCCTTGCGAGTCGAGCTAGAGTCATCAAACTCCACAACCGGACCAACCCCCTGAAGATGTGATTCCCTAATTTCACTTCCTGGGCCGATCTTCACTGCGCTTCCGTACGAATCATCCTCGAACCGTATGCGGTCCAGCGTGTGCCCCTCTCCCAGCAACGCCAGGCCGATATCGCTAGATCCATCGCAGTCGCTGATGCGGATGTTGTGCATGGACATGTAGTCCACATTGGAGTTGGTGTTGAGTACGCTGTTCTGCAGGTGGCGAAAACGACAACGCCGAAGAGCGATGTGTTCCTGACCGGCCAAAGACCAAAAGAATCCTCTGCCGAATCCGTTTGTGCTGTTCACACCATAGATGTCGAGGTCGAGAAAGACGCTGCCTGTAGCGCAGTTGACGATCATGGAGTTGGCCGCGTTCTGCGCAGATGATCCGCTCCACTTGATTAACAAGTTCTCCATGATGATCTTATGAGCAGTCGTAGGGCACTCGATGAAATTCGTGTCGACGTCAAACGCGGCGTCGGACTCCAACAACGCACCAGGATCTCCAATGATACGGACGTCGCAACGGACAGACAGCGTGCTCGCCACGGGGACGGTCCCACGCACACGGATAGTAGGAATCCCGGACATTACCGTACCAGTTGCAGTGATGAGAGATGCGGCGTAGGCCAAGTCCAGCGCACCCTGCAGGTCTACAAAATCACATCCCTGACGATCGCCAACAGTGATCTCATCAGTAGAGGAGTTTCGGGAGGCCAACCACCGCGCATCGATTTCCAGATCGAAGGCCGCCCCGGTGCTATTAAATATAGCTATCGGTGCATCCGTTGATAGGACACCGCCAACTACTCGCTCCTGGAACGCCCCACTCGCATCCACTACCAAAACAAGGTTTGACCCCAACCCTACCACGGTGTGAACTCCGCTCTTGGGAGTCGCAGTTCCGTTAAGCGACACGACAGTCCCGGCCGGGACTGTTATCGACGCGCCGCCTGGATCAAATGTGAGTGCCCCACCAGCAACGCACCTGTTTCCGGATAACGCATTCGTCAAATATGTGTTGTTGTTGACCGCGCCGACCACCGAGCTCTTACCGCCGACCACCGAGGTATCACCGGCCTCGGAAAGAGGGACGGTGAGATATTGATCTTGCAAGTTGAGATCTTGCTGCGAATGTAGAAGCATGTCCGCGCCGGAGGCACCTCTAGCTTCATCCACATTCAACAGCTTCTTGCTGTTCATGTCGAAATTGCCGGTGGCTAGTCGGCTGCCGTCCTTCAGAAACGTCCCCGCATGAATCTCCGAGATTCCTCTCGTCGCACCCTTGAACCATCCATCCCGCAGCAAGTGCTCTGACCCACCCGTGGCCAAGCTATCGATCGTCCTGGCCAAGCCATGCACAAAGACAACTCCCACCGCGTCTGGCAACGTGTAGTACCCGGGGTTTGCCGCGCCCGTGACGGGATCGACTGTTCCAAAACGAATGAGCGCTCCACTATCGTAGAACCCATCATCGTCTCCGCCAGCTCCAGCCGTATCGCCCACAATGGAGGACAAATCGCCGACGTTTCTGATCTCCTTGACGACCACACGGTCTCCGCTGGCGTCAAGCAGCTCGTTGTAGCTTGTGTCCAGAACGGAGATCAACGAGTCGCGAACGGCTTGCGTTTCCGGTAGATAGTCCGCCGCGCCCACGAACAGATCTACCCCGCTGAAGGTGTAGGTATCGCCATTTCCGCCAGAAGGAACAAATGTCGCAAACTCGGGCTTTGCGATCTTCGCCTCCATCCTGGCCTGCATGTACTCGTCGTTTTTGGCCAAGGCGTATCCCATACGATTAACCGCCGATGACAACCCATCCTCGCCAAACTCGACCGCTCGACTACCGGCCGCTCCGGGCGTGTCAGTCGCGATGACAGACGGCGAGCCCGGGTAAAACATATCTCCAGCGGAGGAATCACCGAGGGGATGTGGCAGGTTCGACATGGGGGTCTCCTAATCAGAAGCGAAGCTCCCACTGTGCTTCCAGCGAGAACGAGATGGTTTTCGGGATCGGATCAAACGTGTTGTAAGCAACGACTGTCTGACGACCCGCACCGACCATGGTCGGGGGATTGCCGGTGTCGTACACATTTGCCGCGTCCGGATCTTGTGTCGATAAGAACAGAGCGATCTCCGATAAAGGCACAGTCGTGTACGGTCCAACCGAGTTGATATCGGTGACGTCGAAGAGGTGGTCACACCGCAACGTGGTGGTGTTGGGGAAAACGACGGGCGTGACGATGTCCTTGAGCCAGTCCGTCGCGTCGATCTTCACCGGCCTCTCGAGCTGGGTGACCGTCAGGTCCTCGTCAGACTGCTGATTCCCCACCGAGCCTGGGAGGCCGCTCGACGCCGCAGGGGGATAGTCAGTGGACAGCGGTGTCGTGTACGCAGCCGGATGAACCTGGCTGCCCCCTCCGATACCAACACCCATATAGCGAATGAACTCCCGCGGGTTCGTGGGAGGATTCTCCGCGTAGTGGTCGGTGAAGGCGGCGTTCGGCGCGATGACCCGCGGCAGATACTCGCGCCCCAGGTTGACCCAGATGTTGTGGTCCTCGCGGCAGTGCTGCGGGACCCTCTTCCCGCGCTCCCGAACTGTGATCTTGACGTTTGCAGGGATCAAGATCCCCTTCGGTTTCAGTGGATAATCACGTAGCTGCATAAATCCTCCGGTCCGATTCTACGAGGGCTTGCCTAGCAAATCAAGTTATCACCTTGCCGCGTGTATAAGTTCCCGCTGGGTACGTCGTGTCGAACTTAACTGTACCGACAAGGGGTCCGTACGGAGCCGGAGGCGAAGAGTCCGGGCCGCTAAGTGCTGGGTTGTCAGTCCCTCCCCCATCATCAAACGCCCAAAACCAATCGAACGGGAAATAGCTGCCACCGTGGACCCCTCTCATCAGCAGGAGAAGTTGCTGACTGGGACACAGGAACTTCCGGTCGTACAAGAACTCGGGCTTCGGACTCCCACTGTGGGGCGCTCCATCGAAGGCCCAATTGTAGTTGCCTGACTCATCCGTATCATCGAACCGGTACGCTCCTCCAGTCCCCGCGTCCGTTATCTGCTTGGCACAGGCCGGGTGGTCGTAAAGGTATAGTGTGCCACTCATCATGAACTCGTCCGTGACGCTGATCTCCGCCGCAGGCACACGCTTGAGTACGACCCACCATGGATAGGTGAAGTGCGGATCGATCTTCTTGGCGAAGTCGATCGCAAATACCAAGTTCGTGATATTGAAAACGTCAATGTCAGCTTGCAGCATGTAGCGAAAGTACTTCTCAATCTCGATGAATACACCCTGCCCCTGGTATCCCCGCCACCAGTCAGGATCTTTCACCCAGTCCAAAATGTCCACACCCTTAGACAACGGATAGAACTGTGAGACCTCATCTCCGATAACGTACTCCGTGTCCGTGTCCGGGTTGACCGCCACCATCGAGAGGCCGTTCTCCTCGAAGTACGTGCTCCGAGGTATGAAGTACGTCCTGATGACGGCCGTGTCGATCTTATCTCGTACCAAGATCCGAATGCTGTTCGCGTTGAAGGTCAGATTGATGTCCTCAATGGTGCCGTCCACCTCGGCGAACGGCAGCCCCAGCAAGATCTGCGTACCGATTCGCACGCTCCAAAGAGATGGGCCGTTGAAGAACGCATACCATAACCCCCGCACGGCGGAGAGGTAGTCCAGATCGTCGGTGCGGGCCTCGAGGTCCTCAACTGTGAAGTCTACAGCCTTACCGAAGTTGTCCTCGATCATCGGCCGATTATCTAAGAACGTGACTTCAGCCCATAAGATATCCGGCGGTGGATTCTCGAAACTGAATAGCCCGTCCGAAAACCGCACTCCGTTAATCTCGTTCTCGTCCTCCTCAATGATGAAATCTCGGTTCTCGGTATAGATGGTGGTCGGGTCCACGATGACCTCTTGCAAACGCGGTATGCGCTGCACGAGCTCGTCTACAGGGATTGCGCTTGTTCTTCGTACCCCAATCAATGAGATCTCATAGTTATCAAGGTCCGCCCCCACCAGCTCGAACAACGGACGCGGGTTGAATCCGACATGCTGATTCCGGGCCCCCGTCACCTCACACAACACCTCCCGAACTGTAACGGCCCCGAGCTCCCGCACCTCCATAATGAGGATGTCCCCCTCTCCTACCAGCTCATCCGTGAAATTCGTGTTCGCCGCCTTTATGTAGGAGCTCAACTGCCAATCCGTCCTGGTCCCAACAGCAGCCATGTCCTGAATAGACGTGAGCTGCGTCTGGTCGGCCACCTTCTGGACCTCATACCCGACTCCCGTAAACACAAACAGGTCCTCCCGCAAGATGCCCTTTGTCAGGAAATTGACTTCCAGGTCTGCCGCGCCGACTTGAAACGCGGTGGCCACACTGCCGATGGACCCGTCAGACCCACCGTAGATATTCTCCGTGTCCTCCGTTGTGCTGAAACCCAACACGGCGTTCGCAGTACCGTCCTTATCGAGGACTAGCAACGTGGCGTAGTCCAGGGCCAAGTAGTCCTTGGTAGCGACAGTTACAACGCTGGCAGTCTTGTTGGTGGCGTTCTTCTCACCCAGCGCCTCGTTGATCGCATCAACAGTTTCTTGCGCGGTCATTGTCCCGCTCAGCGTCACCGTTACCTGGCTCTCGTCATCCCTGGAGATGAGAAGGGTATCGCTAGTGCCGAAGACCAGACCGCCTCCCGGAATCTCATCACTGTAAATCGTTCCCCGTACGATCTTGATCTCCGCATCGTCTCGATCGTCTGCTGGTTCGCTGAACAGCGGTCGATAGTCCAACCATCTGCGTTGAAAAGTCCGCTGGATATCCACAAGGCTCTTGGCGTAGTCCAGCTGCCAGGCCGTCAACAAGATATTAGCCGCAACCTGAGCGAAGCCGGACCAGATCGTCGTCACGGGACCGCGGTCGTCGTAGAATCCCCACGCGTCCGAGAGATAGTCCCAGATGAAGTTGACATCTGGGATCACCCCCATTGCAACATTGGACTCAGAGATGTTGGACAAAACCTCATCGGGCAGGCTGTCCAACGAGCCATCATTCACCACCAACCGTTGCACGTAGACACCGTGCACATCCGGCACACATGTCGGCTGCGGGGATGTCCGATCATCCCAAAATGACGACTGGTGGAAGACTTCCCACGAAGCTGAGGAAAGGTTATCTGAGATTGATTCCGTGGTGACGCGCAGCTTCTTCGGATCGAACGTTCCTCCACGTTCCCACTCACCGGTGGTCGAGTTGTAAGTCCAATCGGTAGTCGCTACTTCATACTCCCCATCCCCCACGACCAGGAGATCACCTGGTTGTAATCCGGGCGCATTCGCCACATTCCACGCATCAACCGTGCTCTCAAACACGTCTGTCCATCCGTCCCCGTCTCCATCGTCCTGTGTGAACCCGTTGGTACCCGAGAGTCGGAAGCCCGAGTTCTCCGGGGCCAGGGCCAGCGTCCACTTGTAAGTCAGTGTTGCCCCTTCCGGATCGTAACTGTCGGAACCATCGAAGCGGAGAATAGAGCCGATGACAGCTGTTTGGTCCCGGCCGGCCTCGGCGATGGGCCGCTTGTTCGGGATGTTCAAACCGTTACAGTTACAGCGGAGAGTAGAGAACTTACCTTCGACCTGAACAGTTCCATTTCCCAGGACCTCGAGGCGCACACTGTCCGGTGTCCCGGAGGGAGTAATCGGTGCAGCGGTGGTGTACCGGAGCTGGTGGCCAATACTCGCGAGATCCGATGTTTTGGTGATGTACAAGTCCATCACGTTGTTCTCGCCGTCGACGACCATCCGCAGGGTGTAGTAGTCGTTGCTCTCGGGCAAGATATCCTGACTTCCGCCCACCGGCATGACCGTGTTGCCATAAGAGGAGACGATGGCCAGGCCGGACTTGGACAGCAGCACCCCGCCAGCGTCGTCCTGGGCGTTGAACACGGAGATGAAAAGGTGTGAATTTGCCAGATCGTCCAGGTTCTGCGGGAGCTGAGACGGGATGAAATCGGTCTCAAAGGTGAACTTCTGTCCGATGGGAAGAGAGATCGTAACGACGGAGGGTATTCCGTCATTGCTTAACAGGACCAGATCGTTATTTCCGTCCGTGTAGATCCATGGAGTTCCCCTGCTTGCCGACACCGCCGGAAAGAGGAGGATGTTCGGCATCGACAGCTCGCCCACGTCCATGCAGGGCCACGAACTAGACGTAGGCAGCTGCAGCGTGGTTGTAAAGCTGTAGGTAATTGGCATGGGATCAAAGTCTCTCTGGGTTGCCTTCTGGATCTTCCGCTGTCACTCTAACCTGGATCGTTGTGCCTAGCGAGAATGCTGTTTCTGGATCTATCGTTATTGTATAGGCCCCTCCTACCACCTCCAGCAGCGACGCCGCTCCATTGTACCCGAGTCTGAACTTTGGGGTCTGATTATAATCAAAAGCCGTCTCAAATCCAGAGCCTCGATCCACCTCCACCAAAATCGAGGTGGCGACTACCTCGTCGTCATCCTCCAAGAGGATGACAATATTTGTATCAACGTCGACGTTCATTTCTCCGTTCGTCGGACTCTGCGGCTGTACGTGAACTCCCTCGTAGTCCTCCGTCTCAAACGACCACCCAAAGTTGGCGGAGTTGCCGTCATTATCATCCACATCCACCGTCACGCTGATCAATGAGTAGGACGGGAGATCTGACGTTGGATCTATTACGACGTCATACCCATTGCCTGCATTGGGGGTGATACTGGTCCCCGGACCATCCCACCCTGCCTGCGGAACACCACCAGAAATTGCGGAGGACCCACCAACCACCACCTCCAGTGTCGCCAAATCTACTCCCGATCCATCATCTTCTGTGACAAAAGAAATGTTCGTGTCGTGAGCCACCCCGGTCCCCGTAGGAGAATTTGCGGAGATGGTCGGCCCTTCATAGTCCTCGATCTCAAAGGACCATGATTCATCGGTGGGATTCCCCACCGCATCTTCTGTCACTACATGGATCTGAACTGTCGCATTTGAGTCCCAATCCACGTCTTTTACGAGCTCAACGGTGTAGTCTGATGAATCTCCTGTTATGCTAGATCCAGGATCGAAGTCCGCATGCCACGAAGATGTAGACCCATCATACACCAAGACCGCATCGACGTAGATATATGTACTATTTAGATCGACTCCAGCCGGGGTGTCTTCAATATGGAACGACACCGCCTTATCTCTATCGACCCCGGTAGTAAATGGAGCTGGGTCTTTGTTGGTGATCAACGGGCCGGAGAGATCTGTTTCCACATCGAATGAGTAGGTTACAGATGAAGCCTCGGCGATATCGAACGTGTATGATGTGTCTAATACCCCAGGAGTGGGAGTCGTCTGATCTTCCGCGTAGACTTCGACCGTCACCGTGGCAGCAATATCAAACCTTGCGTTTGGATTGATCTCATAACCATAACCATTGGTCACGGAGGTCTTTGTTACTACGAACGCGCCTTGCTGAGAGTCACCGCTCCAACAGATCACAGAGTCAATCTTCAGGACAACAGAATCCAGATCGACCCCACTACCAGTATCCTTAATCTCCAGATACACGTTTGTAGTTGCCAGATTTCCTGGAGATCCAGATGCTGGGTCGAGGTTGTCTAAGAAAGGAGCCATCCTACAATCTCGTCGAATTGCCTGTTGGATCTGATGCCGTTACCCGCACCTGGACGGTCGCCCCGGAAGGGAAATTCGAAGTACGATCGATCGTAATAGTGTAGACACCTCCTGTATTATCCCACGTAGATCCAGGTCCATCCCACCCAGACTTGAACTTCGGGGTGTCAGAAAAGACGAAAGCATCTTGAAACCCAGATCCGGTATCCACCTCAACTTTGATCCAGTCTTCCAAGACCACATCTTCATCACTGAGCTGGACTTCAATATTTGATCCGAACGGAACATCAATTTCGCCGTTGGTTGGATCTATGGGAGTAACAAGAACTCCCAATACGTCCTCTGTGGTAAAGGACCAGTTGAGAATAACACGCGCTCCCCCATTATCCTTTACTGATACCACCACCTCCAAACTATCAAAGGCATCCAGGTCTGATGTTGGATCGACTACTACATCGTAACCATCGTAGCCGTTCCCAACCGCCGCGCTAGAAGGACCATCCCATCCAGATTGAAATACACCACCAGCGATTGCCTGCACCCCACCAACCGTCACATCCAGTGTGCTAAGATCTATTCCCATCCCCCCGGTGTCTTTAGTAGAAAAAGAGATGAGTGTGTCTAGCGGAACATCAATACCGGTAGGAAATTGAGAATCTATTATCGGGATGTTGAAATCGGACTTGATCAAAGTCCATGGCCGAGGATAATCCTGAATAGTGGGCTCAAGATCTACATCAGCATCCACATCAAACGTTGATAACGCACCGTCATAGTAATAACTCGGCGCATTGCCCGTCAGATTAAAATCCAGAGGGAGCAATAACGACACTAATCAGGGTCCTGTTGCTCAGAGGTCAATGGTATTTTAGTAACACCATCTTCGTTTTGCGATGGTGCGTTAGCACTTGTCTCAAATGTTACCGGCAGTAACAACATCTACTTACCAGTCTGTGTCCAACTCGGGCCATGGAAAACAAACGCCATCTATAGCATGAAATTCCTCATTACTAGCCCCGAAGGTCTCGTATGCACCATAACCTATCACCTGATGACCATAGTATATGTAATCTGAATTTAAAAAGCCTAGAATACTCCAAGCCGGATTGGCCCCAGAAGCAGAATTCACGTCTACCTGAACCGGAATCGGCATAGCACCGTGATTTGTCCCATCCCTATGATCTGGCTCATTGGCGTCGTTGTTTTTGAAAACGTCATAAACGGCGTTGCTCAAAGTACGTATGTAATTTAGCGATACCATATAGGCAGTTTTGAGACCAGGAGCTCTGAGCGCACTGTACCAAACACCAACATCAATTCCGTTTATGGCGTTTCCGTCACGGAAATCAGACTGGGCACCCGTTCCCTGGTTGGTCCCACCAAACGAGACTATTTTCTCTGTTGCATCGTGCGCTGGAGAGGTTTCAATAGGATCAATAAATCCCCAACAGACCATATTTTTTGCTTGGTTCCCGGCATCTCCCCAACTACAGACGATGACTGTTTCTCCGTCTGTAGATCCGTAAGCCAAACATCTGGGAGGACCATTCGGCCACACGAGAGCAGGATACCCACAATAGATTCGCAACAATCTATCGTGGTGCGGAGACCCAGAATACCAGTCGTGACCGGTAGCGTCCCACCCATCTGTACCATTGTCCGGACAGATCTCAAATGTGACTACTTGATTTCCAGTCGCCAAACCGGTCATCGAGAGCTTGATCTGATATGGTGAAGTCGGGTGCGCTACGTTGAACACTGCATAGTTTTCTCCCAGCCCCGAGGCATTAGTCACATCGAAGATCCAAAAAGCAAGACCCGTGGCAGAGGTGGGATTGTCGGAGGATAGAAAATCAAAGTTTTGATTATCCGAGTCCACATTTGAGCCCAGTCTATAGACACCTGAATTTTCCGGATTCCCTGAGTCCAGAATGGCGATCATTCTGTCTTGATCTGCACCACTGAAAGAATATCCGGACGATGAAAAGATCTGGTTGGAGCTGGATAGGGCCCCGTCGCTTCCAGATCCGATCCCGACAACCGATTCTATATCGGCCGATTCATCCAACACACTCCAACCGAGAATTTTTTTGAAAAAGTAGTAGTACACACAAAACGCAGCACGGGTGTACTGCATATGGTTACTGCCTCCAGCGCTCGGCGGAATGCAACCTCTCAACCAATAATTAGCCATCTGCTAGGCTCCTTAGAAAACGTTGATGTACATGCCCGAGCGGTTCCAGGGCATTTCTACACCTGCTAGAACGAATCTGTCTCTGGGGTCTCCGGGGGCATTTCCGAATGGAGTAAGCGTCATATTAGACCCAAACAGGTGAGTAAAGTTGAGATATTTTAAGAATCCCCTCAACTCGACCTTTCCGGAAGCATCATTCAATACTGGAATTGGGAGTCTGAACTTGTTCCCGGAATGGAAAGATCTGTCTCTAAGCTGGTTTCCGTTTTCTAAGACGGAGGACGTAGCACTGTTACCAGCTCCGTTTTCAGACCACCATGCGCAACGTCCTTGAGTAGACACGTCGCTTCCGTCCAACATCCCCACATGCCCAGGATTATTGCGTGCTATTCCGGAACTAGCCACATAATGCAGGCGCATGGTTGTCAGGTCCAATTTCAAAGGCATGCACACAACCGGATTTGGATCGACGGCTTGCCGTACGGCAGGAATGTCGAGGTCCCCGAAATAGTATGCTGTATGTACGAGAGCACTGGCCGTGGAACTCCACAACATGTCGTACTGGTAATGCCGTACCCAGAAAAAAGCCACATCCGCGTCAGCGAAACCGAACACGACTGCGCTATCTCTGTACGCATCGGCGGAACCATGGCCCTGGTTGTAGCCCTGTAGATCTGTTGCTCTGAGTGGCGCAGCCCAACCTGAGGTGGGTGTCCATGATCCATCTCCACCAGAATACGGATCACTGCCCGGATCGTCCCAGTCGGCGTATGGAGAGATGGCAAATCTATCCTTCATAAAGTTCTGGCCCTTGAATGCCTCCATGAACAGATGGAAATCCCCACCGGTTCCAGTTCCTTGCAGCACTGCATAAACAGATGTTTGACTAACGCAGAGATCGCGGTCTGTAGAATAAAAATCAAACAGCTTCCAATCGAGGCCAGTCTCGTCAAGAAGAAAGCCATCCGTTCGATGAGAGTAGCGCTTCCTGATGTACAAGATCTTCCCGTTCGTCCTGTCAATCCTGTCTACCAGATAGAATCCGTTTCGGTATTCGCCGTCAGTGGAAAAACCAGTAACGTACAGGTAGTAGCGAGTGGTTGACGGATCTATACCCAGTGTAGAGAAGTCGGTAGACGTGGACGTGAACTTTTCCACATCTCCGCCACCTGTCGTGTCGGTCGCGCCGTCGGCTGTATCCTCGGCGACTGTGTGTGTCCAACGAGCATTCTCATTGTCCTCGATCTTGGTCCACCCGCACTCGTCGATCAACCAGTTGTACATCAAACGCAAAAATTGCTGGTGCGCATGGCCATAGCCGCTTCCAATCACACTGCGTGGGCCACCAACAACTACCCCGTTTAAATATCTGAGAGTCATGTCTTACTCCGGCTCGTCTTTGCAATCGGGGCAGAGGGTTTCTATGGTACCGTTAGCGTAGATCTTCACTTGCCAACCGTCCGGCTCGCGTGGAATGTGGGGCGGTCTTGGCTGCACTGTTGGGCAGTCAACCGTTGTTTCACAAGTATCACATTTCACCTGAAATGACATTGTGTGGATCTCCTTCCGATGGATGGAAAATTCTACAGCTTTCGGTAGTCTTAGGTCAAATCTTGTATTGACACCTCACGTGAGGCAATATAATCCCATGTCTCTGAAATTTCTGGACCCCGAAATTATACAAAAATTGATCGAAGGTCACGAGGACGTACTGTCGCCTCTGGCAAGAGAAAACGAAAAGTACTACGCGTCCCAGGCTTGTCCTCGCTGCGGCGGAAGTTGCAAAAAGCTGGCAGACCATAGGACCATGTTCAACGGCGACGCTCCCCTGCCGAAGTTTTACCTGGAGTGTCTGGCCTGCGGAGAACAGTTCGATCCTCACACTGGTATGATTATTCGGATCGGGAACGTCGCCAAAGCCGTCGAGCCAACCACACCTATCATCAACTCTGAACCCGAGTGATTGTGATAATATCCTCGATAAACGTCGCCAGCCTGCCGGTGCTGATGGCGTTCTGTGATCGGTCCGCCTCGATGGTCCTGTCCACATTGTGAACCACTCCGATCAATGTGAGTGGAGCCTCTACGCTCGTGGCCCCACGCTTGCGTGGGAGCTCCGTGACGGCGGTAGCCTCGAGTTCGTCGTCTGGCAGGAGGCTGTCCAACAGATCTTCGATGTCTGCCCGAACCACAGAGACCTTTGAGCCGCCCACATAATCCAGCTCAAATCGAACAAAGTGTGGGATAAGATGGCGGACCAAAATGCTGGCCACGAGCACTCGGTCCAACTCGCTGGACGCGAAGTTTTGAATCTGCTCGACCAGCGGAGATCTCTCATAATTGATCTGCAGGTTTTGCTGAGAGATCTGCGTCATGTTCTCGGGAGAGTCTGTCCCGCCCGGAAGCAGCACACGACGGCTGATGGTCATCGACAACTCCTCCTCTGTCGAGAAGGCCAGGTTCTCATCGTCGTTCGCGATACGGTATCCCTCCGAGTAGTGATCTTGCACCAAGAATCGCTCATCCGCACCCACGTTGAACTCGTCTCCTGGACCGAACGAGACCAGCTCGATGTCGGCGTAATAGAGTGAGCCCTCAACGTTGTCCTGCATATCCGTCGCGCTCACACGCTGCAATCCCGGACGAACGATGGTGAAGTGCTGCGATGGTCCGATTTCCCCAGCAGTGAACGACGTCCACCCAGCATCACCAACCTTGCTCCCAATCGTCATTCGCATATGGTTCGATGTCGTCCCGGAGATGTACCCCACATCTGAGATGATGTACTTGCCCTTGGCCGGAGCGTCGTTGTTCCCGGCCACGCTCGTCATTCCCAGGAGCGCCATTGCCGTCCCGGGCGAGCGCAGGATGAATGAAAAGTCAGCCTCAAGGCGGAGATACTTGGCGTTCGTGCCCGTATCCTCTTCAATATAAGCTACCGTCTCTCCCAGCTGGTTGTTGATTTCGCTCACGACCCGCTCTGGGCTGCTCACCTGAGCAGAAAAGGTGACGGTTCTATCTGGGCCGTTCTCGAGCGAGAAGATCAACGTCTTAGAGGGGACTAAAGCATAGTCCACAGTGCCGCCCGATCCAACAGCACGGATATCGGCCGTCCCCTGGACCGGATGGTACGTTACTTCCAAAATATCTCCCGGCTGCGCCTCTCGCAGCAGAAAATCTATTTCCGCATCCCTGGAAAATTGACCGGGACCTAAGGGTGGGTCCTTCTCGCTCTCCACATAGACGTCGCCGATGTTAGCGATGTAAAGGTTGTCCGGGACGTCTTCGTCTGTCACAGGGAGGAGCTGGTGTTCCAGGGCCGGATCTGGGAAGTACCTGTAGAACGCTGACTCATCACCGAAGACATCGAAGGAAAACTCCGCCCGCGGAGGCTCATCACTCTGAACGCCCAACACGACGTTCGGGTCGTGGTTCGTCTCACTCAATGCCGCCCGACGGTAAGCCCCCCGGACCTCGAACGAGGTGGGTTCGAGGAAGTAGCAGCGTACCTTGCCGAAGGAACGAGACCCTAGACGCACTGTTGCGCTCTCATCGGTCAGCGGAAACACGGCCTTCCCATCCTGCACTCGCACAATCAGTAGTCGATCGGCTACGACTTCCTGCAAGAACCAGAACTCGATGTTATCGCCCGTCAGTACGTAAACTGAATCACGCTCCGAGACCAACCCGTAAAGGGATGATGTCCAATCGGAGATCGACGAGCTGATTACCTGACGGTTGTCCTCGTCGAACGACGTGGATAAACCAAGGTCCGTATTCGCTGTTCCCGTACGATCAATCCAAATCCAGTTGTTGCGCGAACGCATCGAAAGTCTGGAGACCCCATTCACCTCTACGATATCGGCGACATTGAATCCTGATATCCCGGCATTGATCTGATCGATAATATCCTGAACGGCGACCACACCGGAGAAGGTAATGGTATTGACTGCACCGTTGTTGATGCGGACCTTCAACTGTTTGGTGTTGATGGTCGCGATTGCACCAGACAGGTCAGTCAACCCCAAGATCCCAATCCGGGCATCCGTCACTTCCAGCTTCTCCCCGATACCGATGTTGGAGAATGCCGTAGAACGGATATCGATGGGATCTGCGTAGGGAATAGTGTTCCCCGTTGGCTGCTTCGACGAGTCTAGAATGTCGATGCTGGTGATGCGAAGGACAGGGGGGCTCATCCCCTCCTGCGCTTTGTAGACCTGCCACGTCTCGGAGCTGCTTGTCTTCCGCATCTGTGAATCAACTGTCAGCAACTTGTTCCCGGTGCCGCTGATGGATACCACCGTGTAGTCCCCCGCGTTCAACGTGTTACCGCCAATACGAAGGACGTCTCCCTCCTCCACGCCAAGCTGATCAAAGTCGACTTCGGCGACAGTGCTGACCTGCGTGCTGCCTAAGATAGTCTTCAGATCGGTTCCGGACCCGCGCACAGTCTTTGGCTCGTTCAAATTCACATCGATCGTATCTACGATCTTGTATTTTTGATCGCTTACGGTAGATCCTGGGGCCGGATCTACCTGTAGCCGCTGCCCGTTTCCTCCAGGAGCCACTTTAATGATCTGGTACGGCCCGGCGTTTCCAGCGTCAGTCTCGATTACCAGTGTCTGACCCACCTGGACTTCCATGGCGACGAAATCGTTTGCAGCCAAAAGCGTGGGATCTTCGACGACGTCATCGGGGAGCGTGGCTTGCTTAGTTCGGAGCCCCGTCCCCTCCGTGATCGGATCTTCGTCTGTTACCGCCTCGATGGTCTGTGTCGAGTCCTCCAGAGATGTACCTCGAATGTGGAAGTCCGTGCAGCCTCCGATGTGGATCTCATTATCGTTAATCTCCACTTCGCCATTGATAGACTCCCCAATAATACCGCCTGGGATTCCAGATAAGGTGATGACGTTCTTCCGGACATAAAACTGCTCTCCAGAAAGTGTGTCCGCTAGATCTGGGATCCCGCCGCCCGACGCCGTTATCCTGATGATCTCGTCACTCACCACCTCCACGATTGGATAGTCTTCTCCAGCGATGGTTATGGAGTAACCCTCGACAGGTCCTATCGCTCCGACATTGGCGACGAAGCCCCCGGCCGGACTTTCTACCAACGTGGCGTACCCATCTCCGTCCCCATCGTCCGAGGTCTGACCGTCCGTCCCGTAGAGAACGATGGGACCAAGGCCTCCGCCAGTGACGACGTCCCGCTCCATTTCCGGATCTTTGAACCCGACGATTTGAAGGTGCTGAAGGTCCTGAAACTGATCAAACAGACGAGCGATCGTCCCACGCGGGATGACGAGAGATCGCTCAGTCACGCTGTCCTCTCCGCGGCCGATGAAGTTCAACGTGCTCTCTTCTGGAGATCCATCACGGAACCTAGAAAGGTTCGTAATCTTCACCGATGCTTGCACGTTAGAGATCGAAATGATCTCTCCAGCCTCAATGTTGTACTCCGTCCCCTCCTGCTCGGCCTGGTAAAACGCATCGAAGTAGAACAGGCTGCCGTCCTGGTTGAACAACATCGCCTCAGCGGAAATCTCCTGCGTCGAGGACGGGATGAAGTTTAGGCCGGTTGCAGTAGACGCCACATTGCTGATAGACAACGAAACGGCGATGGGGGCGTTGAAGTACACCCGGACTTGTCCAACAGACAACGTCCCCCGCGAGCGCGAAACAAAGATGTTCCCCATCAACGAGTCCGCCTCTGACGGAGACAGTAGATCTGGATCGTTGAGGGACTTATTCTTGCGAAGGAACTCCACCTCACGGATGATCGGATCAAGAAGGACCTCTCCCGGCTTTACCAGGAGGTCCATCAAAACATCGCCCTCTTCCTTGTCCAGATCGGGGTATTCCTGCTCCAGCCTGGTCTGGATAAACGAGCGAATGTCTGTCTCGAACGGGTCTGGGGTGTAGCGCCGCACGATCGGATCGATAATCTCCACATCCGCTGGAGATCCATCTGAGATGTCCATGTCCGGATCGTAAATGAGTAGACGCTCTTCAATGAACTCGCGAAGGTCTTCTGTTCCTGCCATTTTTAGAGCTCCAAGCCTACGATGGCCCGCTCACCAGACTGGTTCGACAGCTCCACCCGCGCGAGCAACGCTGTTTGCTCCGGGCTGAAGATGGCTTGCAGGACCTGGGCACCGGCCAGCTTTTCCGATGATGCCAAACGCGGGCGTGATGCCTGCAAGGCCATGATCTGGGTCCTGGTACGGCTGACCGCGGTGGTGAAATCGGCCGCCACACCACCTGTCTGGTTCCTGGAAAATGTTGATCCGATCAAACGCATGACGCCCCCGCCGGAGTTTGGATACCAGGCATCTGTTCCTGGGGTCCGCATCAAGTAGAGGAGGAAAGTCTGGATCAATTTGATGAGCCCGGTCGCCCTCTTCGGGTGGTTCGTAAACTCGAACTTTACCTGGCTGCGATCGGTCTTGGTGAACCTGCTGCTGAGAACGGAGATGGATCGAATAGCCTGCTGTTCTTGCGATGGCGGAACCTGGGCTAAAATCCGCTTACTGCTCATCACGATGAAGCTCGGAGAATCCTCCTCGTTCACCTCCACGCGATCCACGCTCCGAAAATCAGGACCCCGCACGTCTAATGTCCGTGGAACCATGTCGGGAACGTTGGTCACGGAAGTGACATTGAGAACGTCGCGCAGATATACAACCTGGATGTCCATTACTCCGGTATCCCGTCTAATGGAGAATTAACGTTCTGGGTTTCTTCACTGGCCTCGATTTGGAACGCCTCTGGAGGCAGGGCTGTCACGGCATCCACAACCTGACTCAGCTGCGCCAACATCCTATCAATACGATCGATCTGATTCAGGCGGATGGAGGTACGGCCCGACGTCCCCTGGATCTGATCTATCTGTTCCCGCATCAATGTTTCAAGCGAGACTGCAGCGATGCTCTCAGCATACTGCTCCCCTACCAGAAATGCGTATGCTTCCCCCAGAACAGTTCTGATCTGGAGATTCAACTGAGTCTGCTGGGCCTCTGGTGAGACCGCTCTCTCGTTTCTCGGCGGCACTGGCTAGTAAACCTTTGTCAAGAAGTCATCCTCTTCCTCTTCCAAGACCGTATCGTCGATCTCCGGAATGTCCAACTCTGCGTCAGCATCAGAGAAGTCCCAGTTGAAATCAGTATCCTCATAACTACCGAGAAGCCTCTCCTCCGTGTGACCCATCTCCGCGCCCCGTCCCAGTGGTACATCATTCTGAGCCATCTCTCGCATTTTCTCCAGAAGATTCCCGCTGTACGATGCGCTGTCTCGGGTCATGCTAAAAAACTCCGATACCTGGCCGAGAAGGAGAAGCTCATGCGCTCGGTCTAATCCGCGCTCGAGCAGCATATCCAGCAGGGCGTCGATCCGCGTCACGGCCGATACGCTGAAATCCTCCAATATCGTGCTCAGGTCTTCGTATATCGATTGGAGGTTCTGTGCCGCCGTTCTCGCTCCGCTAACCAGCGCTGCGGATGGATTCTTGTTCACGAGGAGTGGGTTCAGCAACCGCTCGAGCTCCAAGATATTTTCGCTGAAAGATGATGGGCCGAGGACGTTTGAGTCCCAATAGGAGATCTGATCTTCAAATTCCCGATACTCGACGTAAGCTGACCCCTGAATGGAGAATAGATGCGCCGACATATCGTTTGAGATTTCAGGCGTCACCTCGATTTGATACCCTCCGTCCGTGACATCCGTCACCGTGTGCGTCGTGGAGTACGTCGGCCCGGCTAACGTCAACAGGTCTCCGATCCGCACATCGTTGCCGGAGAAGCTCTGATCGACCCCAGAGGACGAGACACGAACACCGGAGACGGTGCCCCGGACAGTGCCCGCCGTCAGACCGACCTCGGCGATCAGCGTCCCACCGACTACCTCCAGGCTAGAGGACGAGGAGATCGTGTCTGACGAAATGATCAGCACGTCGCGCAGCAGCTCCCAGGACTGGTTCTGGGATTCTGTGCCTGTGACAATTGGGAATGGGCGATCTACCGTGACGTCGTCGAACGTTCCGCCCAATGAAACAGCTGTGATGCGGTAGTGTCCAACATTCGATCCGCCGACGATCCTGATTACATCGCCGCTGGCAGGTGTTGCGTTGATTGTACCAGAGGCGAGGCGTAACTTGTAGTCAGCTCCATCCAGAATAGTTTCCCCTCCGTCTCCCTCCTGGAGCGTCTCCCGGCTCTGCTCCGCAGTGATACCCGATAATGCATTGATTGCCTCGTGCAGGGTATCGAGGCTGGTAGATTCGCTGCGAGCGGTTTGATCTTCCAGGAACCCTAACGTCTCCATCGCCTCTCGGTGAACGTCTGTTATCGGCTTAATCGCGATCGAGGAGCCGTCCCCGTAGCTTGTAGATCGAACCTTCACCGCCTCCAGGTTCGATGGCAGAGCTTCAACAGTGATCGCAGAAGCGTCGATCGAGGCAGAAGCCCCAGCTATGTCAGCCGCCACCTGTGCGGCTGTCCTGGTTCCTGTGGTTAGCGTTGCGGCCACAACCACCACATCATCCACCAAGAATCTGATCTCTCTGTTATCGGCCTGTCCGGTGGAAGATTGACCGGAGGTGAATCCAAGTGCCGTGTTGAGCGTCGTTTGGTCTCCGATCGTAATGGTATTCTCACCTGCGATGTCGTGCTGCAGCCGGAGACTTCCGCCACTATCTGAGGCCGTGGCCACGGCCGAGAACGTCCCTGGAGATCCATCGATGCGTGTTGCCGCATCGATCTTGGCAGCTACCTGCGCCGCCGTCCTGGAACCCGAGGTCAGAGTCGCCCGATACCCTATCCCGTCCACAAACACATCGAAGACGTTGTTCGGAGACGCTGGAACAGTATACGGCCCAACCCCCACACTTGTTAAATTCGCGGCCGATGACGCATGAATATCGAACGTCTCTCCCTGAGTTCCCACCAGGAAGGCGGGATCTGCCGGGATGATGGTGGCTGTTTGCGTTCCTCCACCATCCACGGCGAGCTGGATAGAATCCTGCGTTCCGGGGATTACCTCGTAGGGCGCTGACCTGGTCAAGGCAATGCTGGCCGCCGTTCCAGACGCCGGAGACGAAGACACGCGAGCTCGTATCGTGTTGGAGGTTGTCCCCTCCATCCGCGCCTCTGTCGGGTCTGAGATACTTGTCAGATTCAGGACGACGGCCTTACCGGCTTCGATGCGTAAAAATGCGTCCCGCGTCATACCGATCGCATCATCCGTCGTGGCGGCGTCAAACTCACGCTTCAGTGTTCTCAGGTCCGTCCTGGCCTTCTCTACCGTTCCCTGGATGGATAGCAGCGGGAGATTCAATGCCAGGAACTCGCTGAAGGTGCTCCGCAGCTGGGAAACCTCACTCAGCAACGTGGTGTGCAGCGTGCTGAGGGATGCGACAGATGTTTTGATCGCCGATTGTGCTTTTTGCGGCGGCCTGGAGATCTGGTACGTGTTGGGAAACGGCTGCCCTGTGGACTCGCGGATGTTGGGCGTCAGGGAGGCCTCTGTGAACTTGTTCAGAGAAGCCTCATACCTGGAAAACTGTCGCTCGGTGATGGCGGATGATTCGGTCAAGATCCGCTCTGCTTCGAGCAGAGCCGCGGCAGCGTCCTCAAGCAGGGATGTTCTGGTGACCTTCACCGTGTCGCGCCCCACCTCGTTGATACCAATCAGGATATCGTCCAGGTACTCCAGCGCGAGCTCCACGTCTTGATTCACACGATTGGCCGCTAGGGAGATCAAATAGAAGATGGAGCTCGGATTGAAGACAAGTGTCCCCGCCGCATACTCCAATACTTCCGAGAACGTGTTGTTTGTATCCAGTGGCCCCAGCTGACTCCTTTGGAGCTTCACCCCCTCACGAACGAACTGTGAAACGGCGTTCTGTACCTCTTGCTCGGTGAAGTTGCTCATGCCGGACCCACAAGGTTGAACTTCTTCACATCGACCCTCTTCAGCTTCATCGTTCTATCTCTGATCCATCCCGGATCTATATCCAGGACCTCACAGATGTTGAGGAACGATGTAAACCGATCTTCTTGATGCTCAGGGTCTGTGTCAGAGAACATCCAATTGTATGCGCCCACAGCAATCTTCCTGTTGGCCAAACGTCGATCGTTTGAGTACAACGCGATGTCGAAGGCGGCACGGCGAATGATCGCTGCGAGGAGGAGCTTAACCCCTCCATCTTCTGGATAAATCCGACGCACAACGAGGAATGACGGCCACACGCTACGTCACCGTGATAGACAGAGCAGTGTAGGTGATTCCAGAATCAGGGACGATGACGATCGACTCGTCCTTGCGCGCCACGTCAATCTGCGCCGACCCGGCCCCGACAGCAGTGACAATAATGACATCGTCACGAACGCTAACAGTCGCGACGTCCTCGTCCGACGAGGTGTACTCCACGTCATCGGGAGCGGTACCTGTAAGCTCCTGGAGATCGCTGGCCGTGACGGTCGGAGTGACTTCCTCGGAATCCCCCTCGGACATGGCCAGCGAAGTAGGATCGAAGACGACCTGGGCGACGACCGGAAACAGCAGATCGATCAAGCTGACGGATGACGCATCCGGGACGACCACGCTGCGTGGATCATCTTCGAGGGACTCCACCACCACGCTGTACTCGCCGCCACGATACAGATCGATCTCGAGGTATCCGTCTTCATCGGTTCGCGTGTTGATAGATGTCCACATCACGCTGTCCCCGTCTACGATGGCCGGTCTGAAGAGGGGCTTGAAGATCAGATCTAGGTGCGGATACGCAGAACCATCAGCCCGACGGAAGAAACCGCTCGCACGACACAGCCGAGGATCTGTCGCGACAGGACGACTGAAGGTCTGTCCCTGAACCTCAAAGTCGTTGGTGCCGCTGGGCGAGGAGGCGGCCGGAGTCCAGACCTCGATGAGCTGAGGTGACTTCGAGTCGTCGCCCAAACTGCCATCGAACGCGACACCCGTCTTTGACAGCCGGATCTGGTATTCGTTGGGTGGGTCGTCCCCATCGAGCGTGAAATCTGCAATACCGAGCGCATCAGTGTAGTCCTCCGTGATAAAGGTGGTCCCAGTCGCATCGAAGACCCGTACCAGCACACTCTCGATCGGATCTGGCGTGGGCGTCTGCTCGTCTACTACGAAGACTCGTACTGTCTCGCTAGCCATCTACGCTGCCCCTTCCATTGCCTCTCTGATCATCTCTGTGGCTGACGGAGTATCTGGGCTCTTCGTGATCTCCTTCATCCTTTTGGAGATCCGTTTGCGCGCGTGACGGCTCAACCGCGGGCCACTGCCATAATCTAGCCCCTTCCCAGAAACGGTTCTGGTCGCCCGCTCCAGAGCAGGTGTATCAAGCACCGAGCGGATAGGTGACATAGCCTCTGTGACAGCCGGACGCACCTCAGGCGGCATCGTCAGAAGCCTGTTTCTCTCCCTCAGAACCACGTCGGGACTAACGTGCGTCGTCTTTATGGTGTACTCCGGGTCGAACTTCTTCGCACCCAAGGTGACCTCATCGAGTTCATGTCCCCGTAACAGAGACTCCATGGCCTTGCGCTCCCTGCCTTTGACCACTCCAGACGGCATCCCACGCTGCTCCAGTTGCCGGACCACGCCTCCCTTCGGCATTAGGGCCTTGCCGCTCGTCTGCCCGACAAACCGCATCGATGCGTCGCCTAGTGCCGCAGGAATCTGTCCAGTTTCAACGGCTTCCCTAGCGGCAGCTAGTTGGTAAGGTTTGGAGGCCGCGGGGACAGACATCGGCCCTACCGGAAGTAGACGTTGTGGAAGTCGAAGCGTCCGAGCTCTACTCAAACGCAGCACCCGATTCATATCCGCCCAGTCGAACGCTATCTTCTCCAACTCGTCGAAGAATGACTCTGTGTTCACGACGCACCTTTTTTTGTAAGTTGGGTTACCAAAACACATGCCCCACTCCACGTCCAGCGTGCCGCTGTCCAACAGGCCCGCGGCCAACAAGCTAACGTGCTCGAGAACGGGCCTGAGCAGCTCAAATTTGGGCCTGAGCTACCCGGGTCGCCCCGCAGCACCGCCCGAAATGCCGGGCCCGCCACGGGCCTCTCAGAGGCTCTATGTGCGACGTGGGGCATACGGAATATCCGGCGTCTGAATCTCGAACCTGTCGTTCACTACCAAGCTGTCGTCCAGCAGGTCAAACTCCGTTCCAGTATCCGGGACCTGGATCCGCCGGATGATGGAAGTGCCCGCGAATATTACATCTACCAGCGAGCCCTTCACAAGGGTTGTCTCAGCCATTCCCGTACCGTCTGTCTCAATCTCTATTGATTTCCCGAAGATACCGTACCCATCCGCCTTGGAGGGTTCGAACACGTTGGCGATGACCACCTTCGCCCCCGACCAGGCCGTGCCATCGAGCTTGGCGAGCTGGACCTTCCCCACGATGAGCTCGGCCGAGTCCACCGCGGCGCTCGTCGTCCCCTGTTCCCAGTCCGACCAGGCGCTGTAGGTCCCGTTGGCCGTGTTGTAAAAGCGCGTCCGGTAGTAGTAAGAAGCCTCCCCACTCCCATCATCAAAAACGTACTCGGTCACATCCGCAATCAGGAGTGTGTGGACGGCCTCGCCGTTGTCCTTGTCGCCGGCCGTAAAGCCCAGAACCGCCAGCGCCGTCCCACTGATGATCTCCAACGTGAACTGCGTCCCAGAATCATCTGTCTCGAGTTTCAACAAACCGCTCGAGTCTGATGCCGTGGCATCCAACCCAGCCCCAGTCAGCGCCGTGTTGATCTCATCCACCACATCTGGGATGGCGATTGGATCTGGCGAGGTGAAGGTGACGGAGAGCTCGGTGCCGTTGACCTTGAACGTGAAGATCTTACCGTTGAGCGCGTATGGCCCCTCGATAGTTCCCGTCAGCTCGGCCGGCTGAGCTGTGTCCTCCGTGAGATCGACAGCGGTGACGGTAGGAGGAGCAGTGGCCGAACGCTGGACCTGGATCACATCGAACAATGACATGACGTTGGCCAGCTCGGACACGAAGAGCTTCAATTTGATGGTCGCCACTTAGTCCTCCTCTTCGATCTTGACGATCTTAGGCTTCATCTCTTGACCTGACAAGATCGTAGGCGGCTCCGGAGCAGACGGAACTTGCTCCGCCTGGGCACTGGTCCGCGGCTTCACTTCCCGTGCAGATAAAATGGACGGAGGTCCAACAGATACTGGGTCCTCTGCCGCAGCACGTCTGATCTTGGGCCGAACCTCCAGGACACTGGTCGTATCCGGGTGTGCGCAGCTCATCAGCTTGTCCCCCAAGATCTGGCTGTAACAAATCATCCCACGCGTGACGAGGCTGGTGGAGCTCATGCCGTCCTCTTCATTCGGTACGTCTGCAACCGACCCGTCGCCTCATGCACCGCCTCCATCTCGTATACCGCGACCAAACCGGCGGACTCCGGAAGGATGGTCTCATCACCACCGTCCGTGGCGTTCTCCACGTTGGCCTTCGAGTCGTAAAGTCTGATCCTGGATGTGATGAGCTGCCCAGCAACGTCGAACGTGGTGTTATCTATGAAGACGTTCTCGTGTGTCAGCCCCAGCAGCCGCACGATGCCCGATGCCAGATCATCAACGTTCGTTTCCGTTGCTACGATCTGCTCCGCCTCACGCGTGTAGACGATATTCTCTACCGTCCTTGCCGCGTCCGAGTAGATGATGGTGTGAGCCGTGTAAACTCCAACTGAGGTGGGAGTCCAGGAATCCTCATAACGCCCGGCCACAATGTGGGCAACATCGATCGTGGCGGCGGGAGTTCCAGATCCTGCGGCATAGATCTTGGTCTGCGGGTACTGCGTCTCGTTGCCGTCTTCTAGGACAACAACTATGGGGACCGGCTCGCCTACTTTGGCTGGGAGCGTCATCGCCCAGCCATACTACTAAGAATCAGTAGGCTTTGCCAACATTGGTATGGCGGCTTGCTCGCCCGTAACCTTACGAGCCTCATCCGTCATTCCCCTCACCGTTCCAGCCCTCGCCCTTAGCCTGCAGGCTAAGGAGGTGATAGTGGCAACGCGCTTCTGTGAAAAGTCGTGGGCCGCCTCCGCACGCTCCACGCGGTTCGTGCTGTTCATCTTCTTCAGCAGCTCACGCGCCTCCTCGAGCTGCTTGTTCGTCACAAGATCGAGAGCAACAAACATCATGGCGATCCGATCTTCCTCGGTGGACATCGTGATCTTATCAATGACGTTGTTCATCTGATCTTTGGTGATATACCCCAGACGAACCAGGAGCTCCGGCAATGTCGGTGGTGACATCAGCGCCTCCCCGATAACATCTTTGTAGTCTCTACCACGTTGTCAAGCATCCTATCATGCTCCCTTAAAACTCCCCCAATCTCTGTGATTGCCGTGGTCACGCTTTCAGACGAGTCGAACAGTCGATCGTAGAGCTGGTCTTTCGATTCTTGAAGCTGGTTGTTACGCCTACGTTCCAAAAAGAACAGGACAAAACCGATGGCGGCCAAAACATAGCCACCACCAAGTTGGAGCAATGACTTGATCGCGAGTGTTTCCATCAACAGCGCAGCCCATCTATGTACTCGATGTCCCTCAGAACATGATAACAGAAACGGACAATTTCGTCGTCCGGTACTTCACTGGGCGTCCTTTCGACGAGCTCGTCCGGATCGATGCCACGGTCTCTAAGGAGCCGATCTACCATGGCTTTTTGGCGCTCCATCCTCTGGTCGAGAGTCTCAATCATTTCCGGGTACGCCCAACGGAGATAGCAGATGGTGTCTTCCAAAGTAGGTTCATGTGGTGCCTCCGGTCTAACTTCTGGAGCAAAACCCGGAACGAGACTCAATGCGCAGTTTTCGTAGCTCACGCCCTGGCCTTCCTTTTCTTCGACCAACGTCCCACTAGAGCACCTACTAACCACCCCGCCCCATTGGACAACGGGTCAACGACCCATGCGTTAATGGGCTGTTCTACCACAACCCAGGTCTCGGGGTACATTCTTTGCAGGAAATGTTCTGGGATCTCCCAGGCAAAGGAGCACGCCAACCACAACAGCACGTGGGCTCGCCAACGAGGCTCCCACTTGCTGTGGATGGCCGAGGCGAGCCACAAGAAGAAGGCCATGTGCGGCAAGATCCACCAATCGAATATCGGACTCATTTCTCACCTTCCATCTTCGCCGTGTCGCACTCGACAAAGTTGCGACACCGCCCCTTACCATCCTGCCAGACGATCTTGTCCGCCGGCATCTTTCGCCGACACCACACGCAACGCACGAAGCCCTGCTTTTCAGCTAGGCATTTCGGACACCCCACATCTGGCACATGCCACTCCTGATGCTTTTCACATTTGATCGGCGTCATCACTCAAACTCCGACCACCAAGATCCATCCTGGACCTGCTTGGTCACGTCTGCGGCAGCGGGCACATGCTCGATGGCCTGGATGAACTCCAGCGGTGTCATCTGCTCCGGCCTGCTGATCTCCAGCACGCCCACCTGCTGCACGAAGCGTGTCGCTGCCTCGCTACAGATCATGGCGTTGGGGGTGTTCTCCGGGCGATGAGTCCAGCGCAACGTGAACCAGTAGACCAGCACTGTCCAGACGTACCGGGCGATGGACGAAAACTCGTACTTTACCCCCGTCTGCTTGCCCGCCCACTTGATTGCGGGGGACATGTCGATGTCCCGCAGATGGTACGCCCGAACCACGCGGCTGTGCGCAAGCCAGCGCGACCACTCCGTTGGACGATAGCCATGCCGAGTGCTCTCAAGCACAAGCACACAGCCGAACTCTTCCGAATACCCAGCCGCCCAAGCGTGAGAGGGAACATCGCCCAAGTCCTTTCTGCGCCGTGGCATCAGGCGCTGGAAGTACTGTATGGCTCGGGACAACCAACTGTCTCCGACGCTGCCACCGACTATGACCTTCTTGAGCGCCACGCGCTACTCCGGATCCACCCAGTTGGGATCGTCTTCTTCGGAGCAGTAGCACGTCACGTTGGCGTACTCCCCGTCAACAGGAACGTCGTTCAAGATCCACACCCTCAGCTCCATGCCGACGCTGCTGGCTAGCCCCTTGGCGTAGACGTAGTCGAAGGGCTTGACCGAGGTGTCATGCCGAAGCCCACGCTTGGTGAAGCCCACACGCTCCGCGCCGCCACCGAATGGCGGGATGACCCCGGTGCCAAGGTTGCCCTCGGACACGAAGCACTGACCGCCTTTGTACACTGCCATCTCTGGCATGTACGGCACCTTTGGACCATCAGGGTCAGCGGGATTGGTCAGGAATGGGCAGAAGATCACAGCCGAGTGGATCATGACGTCGTTGGTGTGGTTGACCTCGGTCTTGATGATGCGCCGAATCTTCCCAGGCGTCGGGGCCATGATCCACGTCGAGGCCCCTGCACCGTTAGCGTGATGATAGGTGGCTCGCAGTTTGTCCTGCACCGGATTCAAGGCCCCCATGCCCAACTTGGGCGGCTGATTCTGCGGGTCACGGTAGGCGCTGTCGGACAGGTAAGGGTTCAGGAATGCAGTGAGGATTTCTCCATGCTTGTAGTCGGCAAGAAAGTCATGCCCCTCGAGCTTCTTCACCCATCCTGCATCGTTGATGTTGACCTCGACCTTGATGGCATAGTCGGTGTTGATGTTTCCCTCCCGAGGCACGTAGCCGTGCATCAGGTCGATCCACCATTTGTACTCGCTGCGCCAGGTGATGCCATCCTGTGAGGGATTGGTCAGCTCTTCTTCGACTACCTCAACCGAGTTTCCATACCACGACTCTGGCCGAGCGAAGTCGTGGGAGCAGACGATCATCCCGATGCCGTCCGGCTTGTAGGAGTCGATGGGGATGCGCCCGCTGGCGTTGACCGGCAGCTGCTGGCCGTAGCCGAAGATATGCCAGATGGCTTGGGCGAAGGTAAGGTCCTTTGAGCCGTCGTTGACCACCAACGCCAGATCGTCGTTCTTCAAATCGTTCAACAGTTGTTGGGAGTAGGTGATCTGCATCCGTGGGACGATCAGTTCCAGGTCCTTCTGATTGTCTGCGTTGATGGTCACCCTCGGATTGGTGTCCAGCAACTTCCACTGATTGTCGCCGTTGTTCTTGATGATGATGGCCATATCAGCTCACCCTATCTTCACATGTGATCCGCATATAGTCGTTGTCCAAGGTCACCACCACTGCGGCAGTTGCCTCGATGTAGTTGTATCCCAGCATCGCATCAGACGGCAGGTTAGTCGTGTGCGTGGCCACTGTCACATTGTCGATCTTGAACACAATCTCCGACCCATCCGCGATGATCTCGAACAGATGATAACTCGTGTCAGGCGTACCTACGCTGTCTGTGTTCTCGTAAGTCGAACCGTCTCGCGTTCTAGAACGCCAAGCACCCGCTGTACCATCGTTGCTGAAAAATGCGTAGTGCCCTGTAGAGAAATTAGCGAATCCAATTTCTACATAGCAATTGGCAGTCTGTCCCAACTTCGTTTTGCACCTGAAATGAAACTTGTTGGCTGCCTTCCAGCTACGAGCAGACTCCCCGAAGTCCTTGTTGTCGCCACTCGCTCCACTCGTCGTGAGGCGAACGACGCCGCCCGGTTCTTCGAGAATCGCACCGTTATGATACCAACGAGGGCCGACAGCTGCGATCCAGTCCTCGAAGTTCTCCGGCTCATCGATCTCTGGCGCACCGGGAATGTTCAGCGCTGCAACACCGCTTCCCTCATCTACGAACGTCGCACCAGCACCGGTAACCTTCAGCGCTGAATGTGGCGTGTTCGCCAGGTCGCCCGAGGCGTCCTTCATCGTCAACGTGGTGCCAGACCCAGGCGGACCTTGGTCGCCCTTCTCTCCCTTGATACGCACGATGACAAGCGAAGACCCATCTGCAAGAGTCTCAATTATGCCATTCCCGCTGTGCCTGGAGCCTTGCAGCTTGATCTTATTCCCATCGGATAGTGCCATGACCGCGCTGAAACTGACTGAATCCTCACCCTGAGATATCTGACGCGAGTAGCCAACACTCAAAGTACCCGGCACCTCAACATAGCCACCACCAGTATCCAATACGAGTCTCACCTTGACTGCAGATCGACTGTTGTTGCCAGTCTGTTCCCAACCCATACGACCCAACACCAGATAGGTATCAGTCTCGTCGATCTCTACCTCGGCCGAAGAACCTATGTGCAGGAACGGTGCATCCTTCTTGCGCTCCGTATCCAGTGGTACGTCGGTCCAACCAAAAGAAATGTCTACCCCACCGGTTGCGTCGTAGCCGTCAAAGAACTGGGCGGGCACTGTGTCGTTAGCCGTGACTTGCTGCCACACCGCAGCCGTCAACGCTGCGTCGAGACAGGTCCACTCTCTATCATCCGTGACGTTGACCCAACGTGAACCCACCGCGTAACCGTCGCCTGAATCGTCACCAGCTGTCGGGTCTACTGTGGCAGTCAGATTGACCTTCAAGTTCTCAACGTTGCCAAGACCTACCTGTGTCTTCGTAACAGAGTGCGGATTCGCCGTCGAAGCAACATGCGAGTCGAGCGTGGAACCGTCTGCTGATACATCGCGTCCATCCACAGTGCCGGATGTTGCGATGTTACCAGAATCGTCAACGGTGACGGCGCTGTTCTGGATGACCTTTCCAGTCGATTCATCAAAGCGAGCAACCGCGTTATCAGTAGCAGACGAAGGTCCAGCCACATCCCCTGTACCACCTGTGCGCTGGTGCCAAGTTGACCCGTCATAGATCCAGTGCGAACCATCGTCCGTCTGGATCGCTTCGTCGCCTTCTTGAACAGTAAGTGCCAGGCGAGCGGTTTCATCTGCAACAACATGCACCTCCGGTAAAGCTACCGCTGGAATCTTCGTGGCCGGCACCTTGCCGCCGGAATCCAGCTCGCACACTCCATTGGCCGCACCCTTCTCTGACGTCGGGATGGCGCTGGCTTGTGCCGCCGTGACACTGTGCGGGTTTGACGTGTTCCCAGTATGACTCGTCAAATCGCCAGTCGTGGGCGCACCGGCCTGCGCGGCTGTGACACTATGCGGATTCGATGTGTCTCCAGTATGTGTATCAAGTGTCCCCTGGGACACCAACGGATTCAACGAGGTGATCGCTCCCGCACCCGTCAGCGCATCCTTCTGGTCCGATGTGGGATCGTTGGCGTTGCTGTGGTGATCTGTTGCTGCGATTCCTGTCAGATCACTGTGTGCCAAATCTCCTGTCACCGGAGGCGTCATCAATGCCAGCGAATCGGCTTTGCTCAATGGCGTACCGTTCAACGTCAGCAGCATCTCATCGGTGTCTACGAGACCGAACAGTTGGGCATCGTCCAGGATGTCGAACGTCGATGCGTACAACGTCAGCTCAAGATCACCAGACGCAGGAATGGTCACACCGAGCGCCAGCAACTCAATAGCCGCGCCAGTCTGGTTGTTGGCTATGATCGTCTGGTTCGCCATCACGCTCTCCTTTTCAAGAGGAGCAGAACTTGGCAGTTATCGATGGCGTTCTGCCCGCTGGGCACGCCTCCCTGCAACCTGCCTCCAGAGACATCTACATTCGTGGTCGTCTCCTCAGTGAAGGTGGCGCTCGTGTTCACTGTGTGAATCGAGGAGTCATTCAGCCCGATCACTATCTGGCTCGCGTCGGTGTCTGTCCTGGCGATACCGACGTAAACGATGGTCGACTTCGGTGTGGGGATGCCTCTTCCAGATGACAGAGCCATGCCGTTGATTGCTCGCAGCGCCCCTGGAGATGCTACAGAACCATTCCTCCCCATCTGCACCGTGAACGTGTCCACGCTGAGCCACTTGGACCGCCCACCGTCGTATTGCATCCATTGCCGTAGGGAAGTGTTGTAGTACCTGTCTCCATCAGCCGGTGTCGGATTTGCTGTGGGGTTCGTCGCGGCGGGAGCGTAGGTGTACGTACCCTGAACGCGCCCATTGTCATCCATCGTCGGCGGGTTGTTCGTAGCCTGCTGGATGAGTTTACCTGTCGTACCGTCGAATCGCACTAAAGCGTTGTCCAGCGAGCTTGCAGGGCCTACTACGTCACCACTAGCCGATGCCACTTGCCACGCAGACCCATCCCATCGATACCAACGCTCCAGGTCTGTCCGATAAAACACTTCGTTTGTCACGGGGGTTGTTGGAAACGAGGTGCCTCTCGGAGGGAGCATAGCCCCAGATTGGTCGGTCGCAGATCGGACCCAATCGTACCGTCCTGTGATACTGAACGGCGTCGTTCGGTCAATGACAGCCGATATGAAGTTGATCAGTCCCATTAGCTCTTCACCACTGTGTAGTCATCGGGCAGCAAGTCTGCATTATACGATAAACTTACTGTCAGTGTTTGACCTGTAATAGAATTGCCTGATGTATCAAATTGCTCGATAACTACTGTATCTGGTCGTCCACCTGGACCGTTGTAAGTGATCGTGACCTCCCTGTCCTTTGTGGTCTTCCCCAAATTGCGATACATCGTATGGGAGGTAGGCCGAGCGTCGCCCAAACCGTACAAGATGGTGCCCCAAACATCTCTAACCATTTCATGGACGAGCGTCTCATCGAGGGCCTCGTGTTGAGGCTCCGTGAGACCGCTTGTAGAAATGGCTCCGTCAAGTTCCTCCATCGCCCCCTGGACATCGGTGGCCGTGACGTTTCCCATGCCAGTTGGATCAAGCCCGACCTTGGCCGCACCAGACGGATGCCTGGCATCGCAACTCCCGCCGGTGGAGTCAGCGATGGCCTCCTTGACCACCAGGGTAGCGATAGCCGTAATCGAATCGACCGTATAGGTGCCATCAGCCAGGCCACCCGATGTGCCTGTGAGGATAACCTTGTCGTTCTCCTCCAGCTCTTCCGGTGGGCGAAATAGGTCTACTCCTGACAGAACGATCGTCTTGGTGCCAGACGTAGTGCTGACTACTGTGGCACCCGCGAAGATGGCATCGGAGCCGTCAGCGGCAAGCTCCTCGGCTCCGATCCATTCTTCATCGTTCAGGCTCACTTCTTAGCCTTCTTCTTAGCCTTCTTCTTGGATTTCTTCTTCGTCGGAGCTGGTGGCTTTCGACGTTTGGAGGTTTCCTGCTCCAGCGCCAACTTCTTGGCTGCGCAGACAGCACACCGCTCGTCATCGCAGTACCCCTCTGTGTGACACCTACAATCGCAATTTGCCGCATCTTCATCGTCCTGACAGCCGCATATGCAGATTGTCTTTAGGACTTCCTTATCAGATGGCGCACGATCAATCGATGGAGCCGGAGCGGGTGGAATCGCTGTCTTGGCCTCCTGGACCTGGACCGCGACCATCCCCACCAAAAGGTCTGAGAACTCAGAGCAGCTCTTCTGCTTGGCGCGGCAATACTCGATCTGGCGCTCCAGGCGAGCGATTGTAGCTTCCTGCTCAATCCTCATGGTCTCGTACGCCTTGAGCAGCGTAAAGACCAGCGTCTTGAACCGAGCTCCGTCTGCCGCAGCCAGCGCCTCCAACTCCTTAAAAGAGTCGATCAGCTTAGCGTAGTGCTCCTTATGAGACCCATGCCTCTTTTGATCGGTTCCGGTGCTGCCATCACTCATTGTTTCCCTCCGCGAGAAGTTTGTTCAGCTCTACTTCGGGGTCTATCGTATGTCCGAGGCCCTCCTTTTTCAAGGCTGCTAGCTTGTTGGCTACGATCAAGCAAGGCTCACAGTAGATGCCCGTCCTAGACGCTTCTAATGTCTCCCCACTTACAGCAAAAAATCGAGTGCCCTCCGGTGCATAATGCCCGGAGGAGCATTTACCATCGTGCGGAAACTGGGGGTTGGGAACGTCGCAGGGGCCGTCCGTCTCGTGGCACAAGCACCCACATCCTGGACGTCGGACGATATTCCCCTGCTTATCCCTGCGGCACCCGCAAGAGAATCTAGGAATCTCCCCGATCGACAACGTGGGTTTTAGCACTCACGACACCCTATGCCCGGACGAAGTAGTTGACCGAATCGCCGGACTTGATCAGCTCATATGGAGTGATCTGTCCAACACCACCAGCGCCACCGTTGCCGCTTGTCTCCTCATAGTCGTTGCTGGACACAGTGTTGGGACCAGGATCACGAAGCTGCTTGCGCCAGTAGACGTCCATATACAGCCCGTTGTTTGTCGCGTCCACCGTGTAAGAAACGCCAGCCGGCAGATCGTGCACGGTATTTTTGGGGATTGCCGCCGAGAGCCGCTCGATGGTCCTGGTAACACTGGAGCTGCTGATCGCAAGCGCCAGGGCCTCGATGCTGGCCGTAATGGTCTGTCCATCCGCCAGGCCGCTGACGGCCGCCAAAGCGCCAGCAGAGTAGTCCCGGTTGCCGACCTCCTGGTTGAGGATGTTGACCGTCTCCTCCAGGCTGGTGTCGGCCGGGTTCGACAGATCTGAGAAAGGAAAGTAGTTCCCGGTGTTGTCCAGGTCTGGGGTTGTGTCTCCATCCGCCGCGCCGATATACTCGCGGATCTGCGCGATGTCGAGCGTCAGCTCGGCGTCCGATACGATCCCGCCGATGAGCGTGGTGCGGTCCGCCGTCTCTGAAAGCTCGTCCTTGCGGTAGCGGTCGGGGGTGTAGAAATCCCAGGTGCCCGGGTGTCGGCTAACCTGCCAGTTGACAGCTCCGGAGGCGTCGGCAGTGAAGTTCGAGCCGCGGGTGACCGTGACCTCAGTGGCGGACACGATGGTGGCGATCTGGTAGTGACCCGCCTCATCGGCAGCCAGGTTCCAGATGGTGAGCCAGCGACCAATGTCCTCGTCGCTCATACCGGTCAAGCCGGTGATGTTCGTGTTGCCACCCGTGATGGACGCTGCCGAGCCGCTACGGCCGGAGATGGGCTCCAGGCTGCTGTCCACAGCCGAGCCGTTGTTGGTCCCGGTAATCAGCTGCACGAAGGCGCGGGTGCCCTCGTTGGTGGCCGTGTTGTTCGGATCCTTCTCATCACCGAAGCTCCGGCCGTAGATTGCGTCTCCATCCTCCTCGGATGGACGACCACCGGACGTCGGGTCCACGATGTCACAAAAGGTAGCTTCGTATACGGTCTCGTCCTCCGCTCCACTATCCGCGATGGGAATGCCCCGACGGTCCACCGCGTCAGCATAGCTGCGGGAGCTGAGATACCCCTTGAGATCACCCTCGAGCACCCATGTGATGGTACCCTCGGCCGTGGCCGAGTTCAGACCATCCAACTCCAGCGTGTTACCGTCGGTGACCGCCTTGATGCGGTAGGTGCCATCGGCGTCGGTCGACCCGGAGATCGTGATGAACGAGTTCAGGTCGTCCGAGGTGAAATGGTAGCCGGTGAACTCGGCCGTCTCATCCCCAATCGCCAGCGTCAGATCGCCGTCAGTGATCGAGGGGCGCAGCTTGATGCCGGCCTGCTTGACGTCGATGACCTTCGCCTTCGCGTCCAGGGTGTTGCCGGCGATGTTGGTCAGGTTGGCCGGGACGTTGGTCCCGATCGCGCTTGGCCGGACATAGGTCGGAACGTCCGTGGTGTGGCTGGCCGTGCCCTTGATGTTCTTTCGATCGGTGGCGGTGAAATCCACGTTGTCCGCCGCCGAATATGGTGCGAAGACATCAAAGGTCGCCGAGGTGTTGGCCTCCACAACGCCGCTGGAGTTGACGTAGGAGATCTGCGTCGCGCCTGGGACAGCGGTGACCAGGAAGGTGCCGTTGTTGGCCGGATTGGTCGCACTGGCCACAGTCACGAACTTTCCGATCATGCTTGCGGCGAACGACGCGCCCGCAACAGTCGCCGTCTGAACGTTGCTGACTGGGGCGGTAATACCATCCGTGGTACCGTTACCTGTTGCCTGACTCCCATCCTGAAGACCGCGCTCGGCGGCCTCGTCCGCCAGGTCCCTGGCGTTGTTGATAGTGTCTCGACCTTGTACGTCGAGTTCGGGGTCGATCAGACCTGGTCGTACTGTCATTTTCGTGCACTCCTTCCAGAATTGTTAGCTTGCGGTCACATAGTCCGCGTAGACTTTTCCCGTGCTGTGCGGCGCGAAGATCAAAGTCACCGCTGTAACGACCCCAGGCGACGCCTCCGTAACGTCAAACTCAGATGGCTGAACCATTCTCGTCCCATGCCAGACCTTCACCTGTCTTTTTGGTGGCACGTGGATTGCTCCCTGCACATCCGGAATCGAGTAAGTCCTGTTCACCCCATCCAGAGCGCCAGTCAGTTCGACTCGCTCCCTTATCCGTTCCGAGAGTGGGTCTCTCTTTCTGGCAACTACTGCCATTTCGTTGCTCCGATTCTACAACAACGCCGCCCCGATGGGAAATATCTTACTCTACTTCGTAGGCCAGACGGCCCCCACCTATCGACTTTGCCGACACTATCCTACCCCCCAAACCTCGTGCTGTCCCCAGCTTGGCCAGCAGGATTGCCTCATCACGTGCTGCCTTGGCCGCCTCATCACGTACCTGCTGGAGCTGATGTTTCAACAGCTCGATCTGCAACGAGGCCGACTTCTCTTTGTACGATGCCAGAAGGCTCTTGGTCATGACTAACTCCACAGCCATAATCTCATCCGGCTCCAGCTCCAACACGCCCGTCTTTTCTCCACTCATTTACCCCTCCAAGAATCTGTTAATGCTCTCAGCCAAAAGGTTTGATGCGTCGAACACCGATTGACTAGAGAGCTGTCCGGCCCCAGTCCTGCTATCGATGACGGACTGCATAAATGCCACGTCCGCCTCCAAACGCTCCTTCTTCCGTAGCGCGTACTGCTGCACTGCTTGCTCGAGCTGTTCGAGCCTTCGATCTCTGGCGATCTTCTTTTGACTATCAGCCATCGTACTTGCGCCACTTCGTTGCTATCTGGCTTTTGATCCTGGAGACTTTTGGGGCACTGAGTCCCATCTTCTTCGCTATGTCGTTTGTCCCAAGTTTAGGCTTTCCAGCCACCCCATGCACATACTCAAACACCGCGTTCTCATCAGGAGTCAAATCGTATGGAAGAAGCCGCATGACCTCCTTTGTCCTGGATGGCCTGACGATGGTTGGGTCTACCTCAAGCTGGCCGATGGGCATCGCCTTACGGACCTCTGAACGCAACAGCTCGGCCTCGCGTACCGGCATCTTGGCATGATCTGCGATCTCGTGAACCGTTGGCGATCTACCAAGTTGATCTCTTAGGAATCCCTCAGCGTTCTGAAACTTCGAGATGTCGTATATCCGCTTCTCACCGATGCGGCCCGGGTTCTGGTAGGTGTTGATGAACCGGTTGGCCTTCATCAGATTCCGTGTCACCCACGTCTTCATCCGGCCCTTTTCTGGGTTGAACGTGGACAGGGCGTCCAGCAACCGATCGTCGAACTCCGCCTCGATCGCTGCGGGTGGGATGTCCCGCAGCTTGTTCTGGAAGATCTTTGCGCGATGTTGTACCAGCGGTTGGAGCGACTTGACCAGGGGCCTCAAGTGGTTCGGCTTCCTCCCCTTGGAATTCCAAGTCTGCCACATCTGGAGCTCGTCGTGCTCCCGCTGACTAAACGGCTTCTTTGGCCGAAAGGCGAAGCTCTCCTTCTCCATCTCCTCCTGGATGTCGAGAGCCTCTATGACATCGTCGAGCGGGTTCACAGATCACTGCGCTGCGGCGTAGATCTTCTTCAGCTCGTCAGAGAATGCGCCAAGGCGTGCAGACCCTGTCTTTGTAGCAGCGTCCTCCGCCTGGGCCTTGGAGACGATGGCCTTGGGACCAAAACCGTCCAGCAGCCCCCTCAGCTCGTTTCCCGTCTTCTTGGCGTCTGGATCGAACTGGGTGAAGGCGTCCTTCAGATATCCCATCCGGTTTTTCTCGGCCTCGTCCTCAGACCCCGCCGTCATGGTCTCCTCTTCCCCACGAGGGCCACGTCCGGGCCCCTTGTCGGGTTGCAGCAACTCCGGAACCATCTCGCCTTGGGACCCCTGGATGAGGTTGCCCTCGTCGTCCCCAGTCTGTGTGTCCTGAGCCATCTTGACAAGGGCACGCTTCAAAACTTCTACGCTGTGGTAACTCATGCTTCTCCTCACAAAGTTGTCACTGCTCGAGGGTTAGGACTGTGGGACGCTTGCGACGTTCCGAGCTGTCCCGTCCTCATGGACTTGTTGAGCCGCTTGGACGCCAGCTCCACACTCCCCTCAGTGGGGAATGGTGGACGCCTGACCCCGGCGGGGTCCTTGAGGCGTAGGTCCATACCCATGGCCGAATTCTTCTCCACCTCGTCCGTGGTGGCTTTCTCCCCCAGTCCATATGCCAGGGAATTTAGCAGAGCACCGATCATAAACTTGGCCCCCGGAGACCCTCCGACGATCTTTGCCAGCTCATCCACAAAGCCGGCGATCTTGACGAACGATGGACTGGCAGTCTTGATCGCTCCCCCTTCCCCGAGCTGGTCGCGGAGGTATCTGATCTGCTTCTCATCCGCCGCTGTTCCTTCTCCAGCTTCCCGTTTGGCGATGAGCTCCTCTGCACCTGCTGTCTTCTGGTACTCTCCACGCGGCAAGCTGTACTTGGCCTTGGCTGCCCTGACACCCTCTGCGGTGCGGAACTTCTTGGGGCTCTTACCGAGCTTATGAGCCTGTTGTGTGGCGATGGCGAAGGAGGTGCTCTCTTCCATGTCGGGATTCTTCGAGCGGATCTTTTTTGCTCGCTCGTAGACCCACTTCCCCGCAGGACCATATGAACCTCGACCGGGCATGATCAATCCTCCAAGATCTTCTTGGCGACACTCTTGCGCTTGTTCTTCTCGGCCCACTGTTTCAGCGCTTCGTTGACCACACCAGCGGCCGTTCCCACAGTCCCGGCCACGATTCCGGTCTTACGTCCTACGGTGAGATTCCCGATCGCAGCCATCGGAAGCCCGGCCTTCACGCCACTAGCCACATATGGACGGGCCTTCGCAAAGGTCTCCAGAGCTTTTTCCTTGAAGGGCTTTTCCCGCGCGGTCTTTTCCGCACCACCATCTACAGCTTGATCTGCCTCTGGTGGTTCGGCAGGCTCCATCTCCGGATCTTGCGTTACCGTGTCGCGCCCAAGGAGATTGTGCACGCGGATGGGGCGGATACCTTCACGTCGCTGCATGAACGGAGCTGCCACGCGAGAAGCGGCGATCTTTTCCAGCTCGTCCATCAGACCTTCTAGCCTGGTAATTTCCATGCTTATTTATACTCCTTCCGCGCGCCGGATGACAAGAGATCACCCCACGAGTCCCTTAGACCCCGTCAATTCAGCGACATAGGTCTTGACGACCGCACGACGCCGCTTCCTCACATCCATCCTGGCGGCGATCTTTCTGCTCGAGTTACTCGATAAGCCCAGAACACGTGTGACGGTAGGGCTCACCAACCCGAATAGATCTTCCACATCCCCAAAAGCCCTGCTGTGAAACCCCTCCGTCCCGTCAACAACATATCCGATCCGCTTGATGGGCTTCTCAACGTATCTCGTGCCATACACCGGATACTCCTCGGCGGTATCAGTGATCGCCCCATTTGCATCCCTGTACACCACGGTACGCCCCTTCCGCTTGACGTACTTCCTCCTGACCATCTTCGTGGCCTTGACTTCGGTCTGCTTGATGCTTAGATCTGCCCCGCCGAGGATGTCCACCATCGTCGCCACCGGACGCCAGTTGTAAGCCTTGAGGAACTCCCCCACGTCCATGTTGTTGACCTTGACAAAGCTGTAGGACCTGACCAGGAAGTCGATCGAGTTCTCGATGGTCTTCTCCGTCTCCAGCAGGAGAAGGGCGGCCTGATACCTCGAAGCCCTTGTGATCTCCACATCCCGCTCGCTCCTGCCCGCTGCCGGCGAGCGCCTAGTCGAGCCTGAGCTAGCAGCTCGGTTTTGCTGCTCGGCCGCAAGACGCTCCTCAACTGTGAGGTATTGCGTCCTGCTAGATGATCCACTCGCATCCGCCAAGATCCCGTACCCATCAATGTCTGTGATGGCACCCGTGCCGAACAGCTGATCGTAGGTCTCGGTGATTTTGGGTACGGCCCACCCATCCCAAATCCATGGCGGTCTGATCGCCTCCTCGATAGGAAGATCGGCATTTTGCTTCTTCCTGTATGGGACAGACTCATGCACCTCGAATGCCCCCAGGCGCAGGGACGAATCCTCCAAAAAATCGTCTAGCCCGATAAGTTGCTTGAAGAATGGCGAGTTCGCATATGCTGGAATAGATCGCTTGATCTGTGTTGTAATCTCCTTGATAAGAAACGGCGGGATATCAGTCCCCACCCGCGCCTTGATGTTGGTCCCCAGCACCGGCAACGTCTTCCCCGACTTGCTGCTCGTCACATCGACAACCCTGGAGATTGTACCCCCACTGGGCCCGAGCTGGCCGCGCCTTGGCGGAAATGTGATCGGATAGGCAACGACCTTCTTTTTGTCCCGCGTCCCGACCACCTTGTACCACTCCACTTGATCTACCCCCAGAAACTCTGTGCTTTCCCGATGTACCCTAGCGTGAATGAACTGGTAGTCGGTTCGCCCCCCTCCTTGAGAAACATTGTGCGAAAGAGAAGCCGGCACCCCGAGATATTGTGGGCCGACAAGACTCCGCAGTAGATCTGATCTCGTCGGCTCTTCCTCAGCCGTGATATTCAATGCTCTGATCTGATCTCCTACAGGCAGGGACGAGATTTGCAGGTTCTCTTCAGTCATTGGTCGATCGATGATCAACGCAGGAAACCCGGCCACGAACATCGGGTTGAAACGGCCTGACGCAGACATCATGCGTGACTCAAACTTGTACTTGAAATACTGAAAGTTGACGGCGCGCTGCGCATAGGGCACTGGAGATCCCTGCTTCTGCACCGCACTAGATCGCATCGCGAAGAGGTTGGCCTCCGTCATGCTCTCGAACATAGGGATTATGCCTGTGAATAGCTCGTGATCCATGATCGTCCGTGCGAAACGCCGGCTCGAGAGCTTTGTCCCACGCCGAACGTCCTCCACGTTCGGGGCATAATAGCGCCCATTGAACAGTGCATCGTTCCCCAAGATCTCATTGTGCGTCTGTAATTCCAACCGACTGACCTCTCTGAGGTACTGCCTGGCCCAAGAGAACGAATCGTACAGATCTGGGAACAGCACGTTGCAACGCGGCGGCGCGGAGTACCAGATGTCCGGACGGAAGATCTGGTTGTTTACGCGGGCCTGGTGCTCCCGTACACGTGTCTCTGTAACTCGGTGCCGCTGATTGACTAGACGACGCAGGGCGGATTTGGCGCTGTTGTAGTGCCGCTGCAGCTCGGAGTGCTTGGCGTTCAAGACCTGAAGAAAGTCTCCGCTCCTTATGATCTTGTGCGTGAGGCGCAGCGGACCAAACGCGTTCGACAGATCTTGAGCGATGCGCTTTGTGGTCGGCCCGCTTATCCCCGCTCCAGCAGAAGCGTAAAATGTCTTGAACTCCTTGTACAAGTTCTCGTGCGACGTGTGATATGCCTTGGCAACCTCCACCTGCTCCCCGAACGGAGCTGTCGAACTAAAGCGTGACAAGATGTTGTTCGTCCTGTCTATCCTCTCGATGATATCGTTGGCACCCTTTACGATCACCTCTGGCGGGCTCAGATATCTACGCCTTCTAACCGTCTCAGAACTGGAAGGGACGTACTTGGCTACGGGGCACGGGTACACCTCGTGGAAGATGAACTTGAAACACGTCTTCACCAGGCCACGGAATGATATCAGCTTACCCAATCCCTGGGTTGCCCGATTCATCCACATGTTAAACGCCTTGCGTGCGAAAAGGCGTGATGTGCTGGTGTCGGCCTCTGCCGCAGTGATCTGTTGCAAGATTTTCAAACGGAGCTCGGCGATGGACGTGAAGTCGTTGCACCCGCGGAACACATTAGTTCCATAGTAGCTCCCGCCGATAGCCTCCAACATCCGTACCACACCCGCCAGCAGACCCTTCAGGTTCGGGTAGTTGACAGACTTCCCGTTGAGAAGGTTGGAGACCGTTCCAACGCCATGTCCAAGAATGCTGGTGAAGAAGTTCGAGTTGGCTCCGATGAAGGCTGCCTTCCGCCTCCCAGCAAACAGGCTGCCGCCGAAGTTGTACTGGAACGTCGTGTCCCAGTAGTTCGAGAAATCTGCGCACTCCAAGATCACTGCGCGCTGGTCGTGAGACTTCTGGAACTTGATCGTCACCAGCTCGCCCATAAAGAGCAGCTTGTACTTCTCATTGATCCAGTCCTGAAAGGATATCTGCGACAGCTGTGCGCGTTTCTGATCTATCGCTACATGGCCAGCACCGATGTAGTCGTAGAAGAACAGATGTACTACGGTACGTGGAAGCAGATCTAAGATCTTATCCGTGGCAATGACCTGGATAGACGCCGAGGCGGGGGCATTGGCTGCTATCTGGATAGACGCGGAGATCACCGGGACTTCCACGCCCTCTAGGAACAGCCTCAGATCGAGATGGGCTGCCTGCGCCATTCAGATCACGGTATCGGAACAGGGACGTTGGACTTAAGATATCCGAGCGTCTCGACCGTCATCCTGCCAACGCCCTTCAGTGTCTGGTACATCTGCTCGCCCTTGGTCTTCAGGTTCCCAAGACCTCGAGCCGTCCCGGCGATATAATCCAGACTGTCCGCCGTCTTCGTCAATGAGTGAGTCAGGGTGCTTCGCCAATTGTTCAGGGGAGTCGGGTCCGTAATGTCGACACCGTAGGATGCGAGCTCAACCAGCAGCATACTCTCGTAGAACTCCGGCGAGACTTCTGCCGCCTTGGCCAGTTCTTCCATCGCGTTTTGTGGCAGGGGGGGTCCGCCGCCGCCGATGTACTCATCATAGTTGTCCGCTATAGCGGACCTGATCGGAAGCGTCCGATTGGGGGGCTCTCCGATGGCGATGGCATTTCCTGCATGGACCTCCGGTCCCACGTACTCCTCGGCCCCGGCTATACCTGCCGGAACTACTGTTCGCCTCCCGTAGAAGTAGGTCTTCACGTTGGAGTAAAACGCTTCGACCTTCGCATCGAAGTCTGACAATCCTCTAATGATCGCCCCCACGATGGCGTCCTTCCCCACAATACCGTTGGCGGCGTTAAAAGCCGCGATGCGGACGTCTACCACCGTGCTAACGAGCTCGTCTGGCCGGAGATCGTCGGCGCGTTGGCGGAGCTGTCTGATGGTCTCGTTAACGTTCTGGATGTCCCGCAGGTTGTCCGCGGGGATCTGCACGTTGGCCGAGACCGGATACATCCCGGTGCTATCCAGCGTCCCAAGATATGTGTGGGCCGTCACGAAGATCGTAAGGTTGAACGGGACGTGGTATGGAAGCGAGGACTCGTGAACAGCCTGAGCCTCCAACACGTACCCCTCTACGATCTGATCGTCGAAGTAGAAGTAGACGCGGGCATCCAGCTCTACCAGTTTCGTGCCGCGGAAATATCGCTCGTAGTTGCGCCAAAACTCGTTCTTCCAGTTGAAGTCCAGGGTGTTCATCAGCAGCCCCTGGATGTTCAAGATCCTGGGCTTCTCACCGTAGAAGAAGATGTACGGCTCGCCAAAGTTCTCTACGATCTGGCTCTTCTCTTGCCTGGCGTCCGTGATGCGCTGGGCAATGAAGTTGGAGAAGTTGAACGTCGTGCCCTCATCTGGATAATGCAATAGACCCCTGCCATATACCGGGTCCGCTCCAGCCCCTCCAGCGGTTGTAGCTGTCGGGGCGCTGATCCTAGACCCCGCATCCACCAAAGGAATCTCCCGACCGTTAGATCTGATCACTTTGATAATGGCGTAGGTGTCGTCTTTGATCTCGATGCCGCGCATCGGTCTCCGAACGTTGTTGAAGTCGAGATACCTCCCGCTGGCCACGTCCTCCAAATTCCTGGAGAACGAATCGGTTCGCATTTCCACGTAGGTCGACATCAACGCTCCTTAGATTTGGATGTTTACCTTGATCAGATCATCCTTGATGGATCGATCTGTCAAGTTGGCCCCGAACTCCGCACCGGTCAAGATGGTAGAGAGCTTCGCGCGCACAAGCTGTAGGTATGGATCTTCAACCGCGAGCTCGTCCCGCATGACGAAAGTTCTGATCTGCCCGTTCTTGAGCGGGATACGGAAAAACATCTCGTTCCGGACGGCGATCTGATTCGTTCCGTATCTCGGCTTGACTGGCATCCGCTACTCCTTGGTGCGTCTTATTTTCACGCCTTGCTCCCTGGCTATCGCTTCCATCGTCGTGTTCAACTTAGCTAGATGCACGTTTGCTATCTTCAGCTGCACCCCGCGATACTGTGGGCTCCCCTCCCTCCCGGTTATCCTTCCAATCTCAGATTCTTTCAAGCCAGATTCCTTAGCTACTGTCTGGCTCAATCCCATCGGACCCGAACGAGCAATGATAAGTTCAGATTGCTTGACCCACTCCGCCTCGGTCAGCCCGCCCTTGGTCCTCTCCAAAAAGCCCTTGATGTCCTCGTTACTCCAACCGCGCTGAGTACGCAGCATCTCCGCCAGCTTTTCCTGTGCACCCTTCTTGCCGGAGATCAATCCCTCAGCGTCTACTTTACCACGCAGTCCAATGCGATTCAGCATGGCCCCAATACCCTTACTGGCAGCTTTCCTGGCCCGCACTCCAGCCCGCGGACCAATATCCTTCTTCAACCCCAGGCTATGCGACATTTGACTCATCATGATGGCTTGCTCAACGTACCCACCGAACTCCGTCCCCGCAGCTCCTTCCTGTTCCAACAGACCCATGATCTCTCGCGCCTTCTCCGGGTCCCTCAATAGCTCCCTGGCCATCTTGCGCGTCCCGCCCAATATATTCTGAGCAGACCCGACCTGTGTCGGGTCCGTCATGGACATCACGACACGACCAAGCTCAGTCTCCGATCCTCCGGTGATCTGCCTGAGCCGGTCTTGTCCCTTTGGTCCCAAGGCCTTGTTGAGCCTCTCCCTTCTACCCTTAATCTTCTCCCTATATGACAGAGTGTTGCCCAGCATATCGGACTCGCCAATCTTAGCGCCCCACTCATTAATTGTTTTTGCCCGCGGGTCCGCCGGGTCCTGCATAGATAAAGCTACGTCTCTCGAAGCCTTTGGAGCATTCGCGTCCTCTGCTACTAAACGTATTTGATCTCTGGCTTCAGAGCGCAACGATGCGGCCTTGTCTGGATCTTTTTCTTCGATCTGTTTGGCCCTGGCCAGTAAATTGAATGCTAGCTGTCCTCTCGGATCTTGCCTTAACTCCTCAATACCTCTCCTCGTTTTTCCAGGCGAGAAAGCAGCAGTTACCATAGACTCGCTCAACTTACCCTCCCCAGCCCCAATTCCGGCCAATGCTCCTTGAAGGCCCTTTATGGCCTCATTGCGCATCTCTTCAATCTGTGCCCTCGTCGCTTGTACACCAGCACCAGCCCCCCTTCCGCCTACGGGAGCTATTCCAGTAAATCCTCCTCTGGCACCGCCCTGGGCAGCGATGAGCCTGGCGAGTCTTTGACCACCCGTTCTTCCTCCCTCCACCAAACCTCGAGCCGCCTCTCCAGCTCGGCCGGAGCGCACCATCCGTAGGATATCCCCGGCATAACGCAGATTTTGTTGCTCCGAAAGCTCCCCCGTCCCGCCTATGCGACCACGCAAAGTGACGGCCTCAGCAGAACGTAAGAATTTTTGGATCTGCTTGGCCCCAGCACCAGTCATCGCCCCCTGCATTTGTTCCGGCGTCCCAAACCCCAACGCCTCCGCCGTACCCGTCGTCACCATTCCGCCCATCCCCAAACGCATGGCACCGCGCCGCTGACCGAACATCAGCGCGCCTTGATCTACCCCCGACAAAGCACCCCATATCCCACGACGACCGCCTCCTCCCATTTCCCCGGCTTGGAACCGCTCCATCATCCCTGCTGGTCCGAATACCTCCTCAAGGTGTTTGACGTTTCCTGTTTCGGCCGCCCGTACCAGACCCCGTACAGCAAGATCGCTTAATCGTACAGATCCACCACCGGTGCCGAACAGCTTATCGTTGAACCGCTGAAAGGCTTTGCTGATCGAATAGCTGACGTTCGATGTCGCCTCACCGATGGGCTCATCGATGTTTCTACGCCACCACTGCCCGATGCCCCGCTTCATCTGCTCCCACTCGTTGTTCATCACCTCGTCGCGCTGGCGCTGCTGTAGGTCTAGCGAGGTCTCCGTCTTCGCGGTTTGGATCTCCATGAGGCGTGGCATGTCCCGCATCATCTTGGCGATCATATCGGCCTGGCGGCGCGTGCCCCCCATGAATCTGCGGATGATCCTGCGTGTGATGAGTCGATCTCTGGACGTCCCCCCGTAAAGCCGCCTACCCAAGATTCCGCGAGTGAAACCCATCATCCCGCGCGGACCCATCTGTGCCAACTCCCCTCTCATATCCTCTTCGTTTTCTACAAATCCATAAGCTCGCCCTCCAGCGACGTTTCTCCGCGCCATCCCCCCAATCTCCCTCACCGACATGCCACCAGCCATCAGCTCCTGAAGCCTGCGTGGATCAAGACCAGTTCCCTCGCGGTTCATAGAAGCGGCCAACACCCAACGACCAACCCTGCTTCGAGCAAAGCGGGCAGAGGCCCCCGCCAGCAGCTGTCCAAGATTCCTTGCCCCCTCTTCCCCAGTTCCCAAGCCTGCATCCGCCAACTGTTGGCTGTTGATAACACCGCCGTATAACGCGGAGCCCGTCATCCTCTGGGCCGCAGCCATCATCCTGGCCCCTTGAGCTCCAGTCCCACCGATGCCGCGGGACATTTGCGCCCCCATCGCCATCGTCTGCTGCACCTGCTGGGCACTCATCCCAGTCACAGACTGTACACTCCTCACGTCCCTGGCGTGCTTCGTGATGTCGTTTGCCGTCCAAAAACCCATCCTGCGTGCCTCGCTAAGGAATGGCATCGCCTCACCAAGCGTCGTGTTGAATGTCGAGGCGATCTCCTTCAACGTGTTCTTCATCTCGATGAAGCGACGCTTGAATGCCCGGGCGTCCTCAACGCCGCGGAACATCCCCATCTGCGTTCCCTGCTTGGTGATCTGCAACAACTCCTGGGGCGTCGTCATCACGTCACGCGATCCCATCGTGCGCAGCATATCGGCAATACCCTGCTGCTGAGTCTGGGAAAAACCCATCCCGGTCCTGCTCATGGGATTGTTGAACCGAAAAGCGTTCTGCAGAAAAGCGGAAGTCTGATTCTGGAACTGCATCGTGTTGATGGCTTGCCCGCCCACATACTGAATCCCCTGCGCCAGAGCCATGGCCGGAAGCGCCCCCATAGCTGCTGCGCCAATCCCCCGCGTCAATCCCCCCAGCCCGGCGGCAGGGATTCTTCCCAAGTTGGACATCAATCCAGCACCCCGCTGCCACCCGATCGAACGTCCAAACGCCCTCCCAGCCCCCGTGAATGGATCAAGCATCCCTCCCAGGGGACCCCCCATCATCATGCCCGCACCAGCCATGATCGGAACGCCGTAGCTCACCGCAGCGTTCGTGATGCCTGACATAGCCCCCATCACCTGATTGAACGATGCCGCCCCAGGAGCAGACATTGGGCCCATGTTCGTTCCGGCCATCGGGTTGACGTATGTAGGCATCCCCCGCTGTGGATTAAAAGGATTGATTTGCTGCGCGAAGGTCGCCATGTTCCCAAACATGGCGTTCTGACCGCCGATTAAACCTGCTGCTTGAGCGCTGGTGATGGGCATTTAGGCTTCCACGCTGGTATTCCAAGAGCCTACCACAACGAGCCGCAATTCCACCAGCATTTGAGGTTATAAGAAAACTAGGAAGGAGGTTCATATGCCTGTTGTAGAGGCAATGTTTGCTGGTCTGTTGATCGCGAAAGTGGTTGGCGGACCCACCAAGCTGTGGGCCGCAAAGAAACTAGTGGCCCATTTCACGAAAGAGAGAATCGAGATGGAGATCGACGGCGAGACGGTCTCCATCGTCTCCGACATCGGAGGCGAGCCTGCCCTGTGGGAAATCGATGGGATAAGGTTCGCCCTATCCCGGGCGGAGAAGGAAATCCTTCTGCGGGCGATAAACACTGAAGTCCTGCTTGATGCGGGGCTTCAGCCCACCGAGCATGCGCAGCGGGTTCTCGCCAAGCTCGCGCGCAAAAGGCTGGCCGAGATCGCCAGCAGCCCACGCCGCCGCGTCTAGCGGTCCCGCCGGGCAGGGCCTGAAAAACAGGCCCATTTGTTAGTATAAGAACCATGTCCCGGGAAACCGGGGTACGGGCTCGTGAGTGCCTGTGTCCAGAGACGCAGTCGCCGTCTGCGACCAAGACGATCCAGGGGCACGCGAAGGGCGCTCGAATTTTTTAGATCAAAAACAAAACCCCGCGAAGAAGAACGCGGGGCCGCTGCAAGGAGGTGTAGAACGTGTAAAGTCTCACACCACCGTTTAGGCCGTCAAGAAAAACAAGCCCCGCCCCATCGATCCATCTATTGCGGTGCCGGGAATCGAACCCGATTCCCTGGATTATGAAACCAGTGGCTTTCCGTTTGCCCTCACCGCGATAATGACCGCCTGTACCCGGGCGGCCGACGGGCCAGCTTTCCGGTCGGTTCCGATAACAGGCCGCTCGCCCAGCCCCGTCCCTTTACCGTACTCCCCAGAACATGATCTCTTATACGTTGGTGTATTTAGAGAGCCCATCGGCGAGAACGTTCCCTCTAGGGGCGTTCAGCGCCCCAACTAGGAAACAAGATACCCACGATCAAAACGCCCGTCAAGCGGCGTCTTTGATCTCCCCGCTGAAGAGTTGGCGTGCGAACTCACGAGCTCGCCTAATCCGATAGACCTGATGGTCCAGGCCACGTGCCTTCCTCTTCATCACCTCGTCCGTGCAGGACTTGCAAAGTGGTGCGTTCGGGTTGCCATGAAAGTGGGCCAGCCCAGGATGCGCCAGCCCTCCACACTTTGTACAACGCAGCATGACGGGCCTCCTTCGGTTGCGGCCCGTCGAATGTCGGCGGGCCTAGCTCTTGTTCACACCCATCACCGGATCCCATCCGGGACTGTGGCGATGAATGTGTGTCTTCCCAAAAGCCATGATGCTCTGCTTACATAGTGATCCAAACAATCAAAAAGTCAAGATCAAAAACGATTACCCGTTTGATCCTGATGGGTTTCCGATCATCTTCCAGGCCAAATACTCCCGTAAGATCTGGTGTTCGAATGTAGACAAAGGTCCGCCACGACTCGACATCCACTCCTTGTTGAACTTCTCGATCTCCGGCTCTATAGCCTCAGCGGCCTTCTTCGGATCTTCCTTGGCGAGCTCCAGAAACTCCCTTCGATCTACCTTCGTCTCGATCTCGATCGTCTGGATCAACATGGGCTTCCTCCTGCTTCCAGTTATCCGACATCTTTTCCTAGATTTCAAGAACTACCGATTCTTCGGTATAAGGGTTATGCGCAAACAAACCAGAAGGAGGACTTATGTTTGTCGTGGAGCCACGAATCAAAGGATTACACGTCGCAGCTTCCCCAGAAGAGGCGGTGAAGAAGGCCAGAGAACGAGAGAGGGCAGCCAACAACCAGCCGATCTACTACGACGTCTGGGATGCCGACAGCACAGATTTCTACGTCATCGCCACCAACCCAGACTGGGAACCAATGGACGATCCCACCGCGGAGTTCGAGCGCATCGTCCACTTCAACCGAGAAGAGCGGATGACGCTGATCGAAGAGATGATGTACCAAGCACACTGTGATGACTCTGCCCTGCGCCAGCTCTGCGAAATGGCCGCCATGCAGATCAACACGCGAGATGCCTACAACGGCTGGGTTGGCGATGCTGACGCCTCAGCTGATAAGGCGTCTTGAGAGAGCAGCGGAACAGCACGGGGACGCTCCATTCTTCGCCGTAAGGCACGGAGAGTCGATCTTCGTCACGAACTGGGTCTTCGGAATGCAGTTTGACGAGGTCGTGAACTGCCCCGCGCTGTTCCGGCTGCTCGAGCAGACAGACAAGATCTGCGAGGACGAGACCAAGGAATCGATCGTTCATCACATCACACAGCGCGGATGGTTCGACATGTTCGCCGGCAACGGCCTGCAACAAGACGTCGAGCTGACTCAGCTGAAGCCAAAAGAGCGACGAGCATTGAGCGGACGGGAATGGTCCGTCCTGCCATTTCGGACGATCAGAGGTATGCGCTACTTCGTACGCGAGGGGTACTTTGACATTGCGGAGGACGTGCTTGGAAAGGTTGTGCCTGTCATCTTCAGGCCGATCAATTCCACCGGCCTCCCCAACTATCGACCCATGATCTTTTATGACGAGGACATCGAGCCTCGCGGAATGTGCCATGCCATCAGCGAGGACAACCTGTTCGAGCCGGTGGACAGAGCGCCTGAGTACCAACAGCTCGTAGAGGAGTCGCCGTTCTGGCAAGAACTGAGGGGAGTCTTATGACTCAGCGAAGATCTGACAAGCCCCTTAGCGACTCCGAGGTTCTGAATTACTGGAACCACATCAACGCGCTTTGGAGGAGGGATAAGGAAAACGCGCCGAAGGGAGTTTCGTTCGAATGGTTCTCCAAATTCGCCCAGGTGAAGGAGTTTATGAAACGGCAATCTGAGAGCTTCAACCTGTGCGTGACCCCAGGCAAGACAGACCAGGCCCACGTCTGGATCAAGACGAAAAGCCTACACGACATAGAACAGTTCTTGGTTCTAACCGATGCCATCATGGAGTCCGCCCCATTCACAGCTCAAAGACAGCCGTTCGTTGTGGCCGGCCATCGTATAAAAGAAGATGTCTTGTTGGTGCTAGAGCTGATTCGCGAGGGTAGAAAAGCGTTGCGCGATATTCATCGAGGGCTGGACGAGGTCGGAGTTTTCACCACAGCACAGACAGTCTCCAGACATATTGGGGTACTACGAAAGCTCGGGCTCATACGATCCGAGAAGGACAACAGCGATAAGCGACGCAACGTGTACCTCCCGATGGAAAAGGAAGAGGACGATGAGAAAGACACCCAGGAGTAAGAAGACCTACTGCAGCATGCAGCGGGAGGCCAAGAAGAACACGCAGGTCTGGGCTGGATGGGTAGACGGGGACGAGGTCATCACCCAGTGGGGCGTGTTGGACGGGAAGATCCAGGAGACGGTGGACATTCCTGGTGAGAAGGGAAAGAAGGGCACGAAAGCCTGGATCTCTCCAGAACGTTCCGCGCTTGAGCAGCTTGTCCGCGACGTCAAGAAGAAAGCGCAGGCGGGGTACGAGATCATTGTGAAGCCGAGCAAGGGCAAGTTCGCGACGATGTTGGAAGAGGAGCTCGGCGGCGTTACCCGCTCCCAGCAGATCTCTTTCGATGGCCCGCTGCCCAACAACGTGGCCTTCTCGAAGCCCGTCAACTCGATCAAGGAGGAGAAGCTGCGGAAGCTCGAATCACGGAAGTCTGGGAGGAGTGTAGGAGGTCCCCCGCTGGCCTGGACCGTGAAGAAGAACGGGATGTGCTTCGTGGTCTCCAAAGACCGAGACGGATCTGTGTGGATCCAATCCCGCGGGAAGATGAAGGTCGAGAACGACAAGTTCCCGCACCTGGTCGAGGAGTTCGAGGCCCTGCTCCCCGCCGAGACGATCTTGCTCTGTGAGTTCTACATCGGCGAAGGAAAGACGAAAGAAGAATTCAAGGCGATGCAGCAAATCGCCAACTCTCTGCCGGAGCGGGCGATTGAGATGCAGCGCAAGCTCGGCCTGGTCCACGCCTACGTGTTCCGTATGCCCTTCTGGGAAGGGGACAACCTCGAGAAGGACCACAGCTGTAGCTTCTGGCTCGACTGGTTGATGGAGCTCGTCGATGGGTGGGGAGGTCACACCGGACTCCATCTCTGCAAGTTCGTACACGGCCCAGACATTGCTGCCGAGCCTTACGACGACATGATCTCAGAGATGAGGAAGTACGGGTACGAGGGATGGGTGGTGTACGACTGTTGGGGATCGCTGGGCGAGAAGCATCTCAGCTTCCTTGGTCAGCCAGATCGGCCGAACGTCTGCTGGAAGGTCAAGAACGCCCTGGAGGACGACTTCATCGGGATCTGGGAACCTGACGGCATGCGCGAGCACTGCACCACGAAATGTCATGTCCCTGACCATGGCGCGCTGCAGAAGCAGACGAGCAGCGGTAAGTGTGCCGTATGCGGCAAGCGGTTGAAGACGAACGGAGCCTACGGCACCGGCAAGAACATGAAGCGGGTCGGATCGATCAGTTTGTACCAGTACGACAAGGATGGGGTGAAGCATTACATCGGCGAGGTGAGCGGCGGCCTGACGGACGCCCAACGCAAGCGCATCGCTGATGAAGGGATGTGGATCGGTGTCCTGCAAGTGGGATACCAGGACCGAAGCTACATATCCAAGGGGCAGGATAGCAACGCACTCACCTTCCCCAAGGTTCTCAGCTTCAGGAGGAACAAAGATCTCAACGAGTGCATCAACGAGGAGTTGTAAATGCAGGCTATTATCAACAAACTGAATTTGGAGGCAGCCGAACGCCAAGAGGAGGAGCTGAAGTGAAGAAGACAGACGCCGAGAAGTTACACAAGTTGGCGAAGCGGGCCACTGCGCTGGTAGACACAATCAACAATACCACGCTGCTGCGCTATCTGGCCAGAACGAGCAAGGACAGCGGTCTCACCGGCTACCGGATATCCGTGTATCCAAAAAGCCGCAATCGATCTGGCAGCTATTCCGATGGCATCCATGTGACCATCGCACCAGCCATGGCGCTCAGACATCTGAAGGAGCTGGCCAAGGCCGCACGGGATGAGGCCAAGGCACAGCTTGGATACTTACCCAAGAGCGTATGACACAGCAAAGAATGGGAGGCGGAAGAATGAGAGTTCATTTCAACATTTGGGGCCGCGGCATAGACGGTCTGAGCGTGGCTGCATACGCTGTACGCCACGACTATGAGTCGTCAATCGATGCTGTAGTCCGGTCGCTGGAGCGGACCACTGGGCTACGATGCTGCGGGGGTCCACGCGACGACGGCGTGGCGCAAGCGACGCCGAGCAACCCTGCCGCGCAGCACTATCAGCTGACACTGGGTGAGCCGCTATCCACAGGCGGCTACTGCCCCAGGGCTGAGGTGTGGGCGTCGATCCCAATGCACACGGGGACCAGGTGAGCAAACCGTACACCTACGAGACCTGCTGCGTCGCAGCCCGTGGCGAAGACATCAACGAGATGCGCGATCACCCCAAGAAGGAAGCGTTCCCGGGAGAGGTCAGGGAACTGTTAATGAAAGCCCGAAAGACCATATCAGATCCAGAAAGGAGGCTGTGAATGGACTACAAGATGCACGAGCATCTCACCTGCCGAACAGGCGTAAGGCTATGGAGCATCTGGTCCCCCGCACCCGTTCAGATCAAGCAGATCAAGAAGGTGCGGGAACTGATCGCGGCGGAGCACGAAGCGGCATGTAAAAGCGACGACCTCAGCGATTTGGACACGGGCGTCCTCCTGGGCGCGCTCAACCTCATCGACGATTTGCTCGATAAAAACAAGAAGGTGTTGAAACTATGACCAAGAAGCGAAAACAGAGCCCTTTCATCAAGGGGCACTACTACGCCGCGAAGTACCGCAGCAAGAACAGCGGAGATGTGATCGTCTGCCGCATCCAAAGCGTGAGAACCGCCAGGAAGACCGGGGATGAGGCGTACATCGTCTCGACCAATCTGATCACAGAGAAACCGTCCACGAAGAACGTGAAGATCTTTGCCAGGCGCATGAAGCGGGTCTCCAAGACCCAGGCCAGTAAGATCCTCGCCGTCTTCAAGAAGAAGGGCAAGGAGGCAGCCAGAGAGACTGCTGCTGCGGCACCGGAGTTCAAGAACGGGAGGAACAAGCAGCTCGAGCTGCCCAAACAAGCACCCACGAGGCCCAAACAAGCGCCCACGAAACAACAGCAGGAGTTACAGAGCGACGATGACGCCTTCTCCAGATTCTTCTCGCAGGCCATGAACGACCTGCAGAAAGATATCGACAAGTTGGTGGCCAAACACCGACTCAGGATGGTTCGCCTCCTGAGAGACTATGGAGCAGACATCTAATGCCAAACATCATCGAGGACGATCTCGGCCGCTCCATCCCCTACGACGACGTACGAAAGAAAATGAAGGAGCCATTCGTGATGCAGGTGGTGGGTGAGGAGCTGGAGATCGTGAAGAAGGTGGTCAACATCGGCATCGACGCACACCTGGAGGCCTGCTACATCCCCGAGTTCGGAGACCACTACGAGATCAAGACGACCATGGTGAAGGGCATGGTGCTGGCGGTGAAGCTGGACTGCCACATCAGCAAAGAGTCGCTTCCGGTTCTGTTGCGTCGCCTGTTCGAGTCGGACAACGAGGCGGCATGGAGGCTCGGGCACGACATCATCGATGCGCTGCAAGGCGACGAGGACGAGAGTGACTCCCCTCCAGGTCACTTCGACGGCCCGAAGGAGAAGTGCGGCCCTGAGCCGGAGGAGACAGACTGATGGCCTTCTACTACGTCAGCCGAGAAGGCACGATTCGGCTTGGCCGCGTGCATGGGCCGAACGAGATCAAGCTGGCCACGGGGGAAGTGCTTCCAGACCCACCCCCGGGAGAGATGTTCGCAACCGAGAAATCGGCCTCGAGGTTCTCCGAGCTGGTCAAAGAGCTTGGAGACTTCGAGGCCGCCAAGAAGGCCCACATCGAGTGGGTAAGGAGGAGAGGCTATGAATCCGAGTGAAGCGAAGAAGCTCGCCGATCATTACAGCATGAAGGCTCAGGCGGCTGATCAAGTACAGAGCCTGCTTCATGCGGCAGAGAAGCTGAGGCCCTGGACAAGTATATTTCAGAGGAAGCCCAACGGAGGGGATCAACTGCTGGGTCCGCACTACGTAGTCAATCTCGCGGTGCGGATTTGCAACGCACGGGAACTGGAATCGGGCGACCTTCACCTACTAAGCGGGGAGAGTCTCAGTCTCGTCGCCCACAACCTGGCGAGCGCTGCGGAGCTAACTGCCGCCAAATTGATCGACCGGTGGGATCTGAAATCGAACGAACATGAAAAGAGGTAATCAATGAGCAAAAGGCTTATCGGCAATGAGAAACCGCACCCGGAAGCGCTGGAGGCAATGCGCTCGTCGCCATACAACCACGAGAACACGGAGTGGGCCGCATACCAGAACCACGCCCTCGACAGCGCAAACTGCGGCCACCTTCAATTCCTCGCCGTCGGCCCAGACAACACCTGCAAGGAGGCTCCAGAGAAATATCCCGCCGACACCAGCTCGGGGATGGGATGGAGGTATCTCTTCGTCGGGTGGGTAGATCTGGAGACCGGAGAGATCAAGGAGGACGAAGCATGCCCCAAATGATCTTGCGCGTCGTGCGCCCGGGAAAGCTGGAAGCCCCGGACGTTGATTACTGGGAAGGGCCGGCAGATCTAGTGGCTATCGAGGTGGGTGAAACAGGAGTGGAAATCGAGATTGATCGAAAATCATTCGATGATGCAGACACGGCGAGCAGGTACATGTGCTCGCTTCTGAAACGCAGCGCGAAGACTCAGAGCACAATCTGAAACTGGCCGGAGATGAGAAATGATCAGCGCGGATGATATTTGGGACTTCAATGGATACCTCCAGAACTGCACCGAGTCCCAGGTGCACGGGGTTCTGGCGAAAGAAAAGAAGGCTGGGGGAGAGGAGTACGTCGCCCTAGCCGAAGCGGAACTAGAAAGGAGGCTCCGTGGAAAAATTGAAAGACACTCTAACCGATGAGGAGTACGACCCCGCCGAGCTGCCCATCCAGGTGTGCTCCAGCGCGGCCGGCTACTACATCGGTCAACTCGAACCGTGCGGCGTTCCCTACAGCAGACTCAGCGGTTACTACAAGAAGCGCGAGGACGCGGAGCGGGAACTGAAAGCGGGATGGAGAGATCGGGGAGCGGAGGAGAACAAGAAGCTGGTGGAGGGACTGGAGAAGGCGGGCAAGATCAGCAAAAGGCCGCTGAACTGATGGGCAAGCTACTCGTCGACAATGATCCAGAGGTCCGTCCTCTGGAGAAATGCAACAAGGCGCGACTGATCAAAGTGATCAAGAACATGGACGAGGCATTAGACGATGCGCACAGGATTATCGGAGAGCGAGACAGGACCATCATCGAGATCCAAGAGGCGAACGAGGCCCGGGTCAACGAACTGGCCGAGAGCTGCAAGGAGCTGCGCAGCAAAGAGGAAATGATGCGGTGGGATCGAGACTTCTGGAGGCAAGCGGCGTATCTGTTCGAGGAACAGCTCCACGCGTTCATGGGCCGCGAGGCAACCAAATAAAAATGTACGTGATCAAACACATCATGAAGTTCCACGCGCCGTCTTCGAACAAAAGCGAGATCGTGCGAGATGAAAACAATGAGCCACTACTATTTGGGACGCATTCTGAAGCCCGGAAGGAGATCGAGCGGATAGAGTCAACTTCCTACTGTCTGAGGCATAACCAGTATGGTTACGACCTGCTGGTTGTGGACCTCGATAAGCCAAGAAACGCTGCCTGGTACGACAAAGAAGGGCAGTACTAGCCAATAAACAAGTGCGCAGCGTTGCAGATAAGAATGCCCGGAAGCATTCAACAAAAAGGAGGACAATTCGTGAAGTGCCCAGAGTGCGGTTCTACCGATCTACGCGCGGCCATCCACACGGTTTACCAGCTCGTGGATGGTAAGCGGTGGGTGATTGTGGACGAGGCGCGAGATCCAACAGAGAACATAGAACAAGTGACGGAGACGGTGTGTAACGCTTGCGACTTCGCAGGAAGGATGTACCTGTTTGACGTGAAGGACGAAGACGTGAACATAGAAGGTCGTCTCCGCGCCCTCCAAGGTGTATGCGAGCGACAAGCGGCGAAGATGGAGAAAGAGGGGAACAAGGATGCAGCGTTCTATCACAAGATCTTAAGACAACGCATCGCAGAGGCGGTACGCTACACGGAGGGGAAACAATGAGTGGACTGGAGTTCTTTCAAACACGGATGTGGGTGCGATTCTTCGAGGTCGATGTCCCCGATTTGATCAAGGCCATCAAGCGCATTGCGCAAGCGCTTGATGGCGAAGGACCCAACGAGCTTGAACGGGTAGCCCTAAAGACGCTCGTGGACTACGTGAACTTGAAGGGCGGCGTCCGTATGAGAACCAACGGTAAGCCATGGACCGGTTTAGGAGACGCCTACATGATGGCCTGCAACAGTCTTGGCGTGGCCCCGAAGATGGTGCTCCCCGCTCCCCCCACACAAGAGGAGTTCGAGGGAACGATGAAGCGGGTTTACGCCAAGGATAATGTCGAGGAGTTGCAGAAGATCATAGCGGAGCAGACAGAACAGATCGTAGCCAAAGACGCGGCGCTCGAATCCTTCGTCAGCGCCATCGGCGGGGTTCGTGATCGTGGTGGCAGAAGATCGTTGGTGCCCGCAGATGATGAGTCTTGGGTCGGCCTAGCAGACGCTTACGCCGAAGCGTGTAAGGCGCTTGGTGTTGAGATGGAGATCGCAAAAGATGGGTGATAAGCCGTTCAGAAAAGCAGATCTCAGGAAGCTGCATCCGGCCGGACATTACCCTGGTGTGGAAGACCGTGCGGCGTTGCGGCTTGCGCGTGCGATCCACGCCGCGGAGTCAACACACTGTTCCATTTCTTGGTCGGCCCAAGAGAGAGCGCAAGACTTTTTCAACGAACACGGACTGGCCAGCACGCTTGATGAATGTGAACGCCTGGAGGCGCTCAGGTTGCCCGGAGCAAAATCGTGAGTGAGTACAGTTGGTACGTCAAGCAGATCTGGTTTGGGGTTGAAGGCCCCAAACCGGATTTGCCCATGATCGGCATCATCAAGCGCTCAGGACGCGTCAAGCAGCTGGGACACTTCTGTCATGTGAAGATCAGCGTCAATGGGCGCAAGGTCTGGGCGAGTGGTGCAGAGGACAGAACGTTCTACATGCACCTGGTGGAGTGGGACGACATCGGACAGATGGTTCCGCGCGATTTGATCCCCGCCCTCGGTTGGTGCAAAGGAGGAAACCTCTACGCTTTCCTACACGAGGGGAAGATCGTAGAAGCCGGACGGGATGGGACGCTGCACGAGATCGATGAGGAGCTGTGGCAGGACGAGTGGAAAGAGAAACAGGTCACATTGATCGAGAAAGGGGCTTGTATCCCATTGAGGAACTTCTACATCGCGCTGCTGGAATCGAAGACGAAATCGAAGACCTGGGGGACGCCCAGGACTCCCAAGCCGCGGGTCACGCTACCTGTGGGATGTTTCGAGCCTGACGCCGGAGAGTTTGTCAGGCTCGAAGGGGCCTTGTCCATGTGGAACGGCCCGCCGCCGCCCTGGTGCCAGCAAGTAGTGCAAGTATACCAGAACAAGACGTCTGGCGGATGGATCCACGTACAGGACGACGAACTCACAATTCTTTGGGAGCGCTAAGCTCCCTTTCACAACAACCTCAATAACAAGGAGATCTCAAATGGAGAGGACTTTTGAGGAACTAGTTCGCGAACACGACGTCAACATCTACACGAAGTACAAGGTGACAATGGTCACGGCCAACCGGCTGCTCGGCGGCTGGCCAAAACATCCGGAATCCGAGCTGGCCATGCTCGAGGCACGACACCGCAAGGGCCTGGTCAAGGACGAGACCGTGGAGGCGGCCAGAGCCCGCGTCCAGGAGATGTCGTCCGATGACGACATAGAGGAGAGCGAGAAGGCGAAGCTCAAGTCCTGGACGGGGTTCAAGGCGGAGCCGGACAAGATCGAACCGGAAGGACATGGCATCTTTCTGGAGACGCGGCAACTCAAGGCCGGCTTCAAGGAGACCGCAACGGTGCTGGGGCTGACCAACGTACACCGCGGCGTTCGTCAGATCTTACAGCACTCATTCTTCATCCGGGGCTGCGAGCACCCAGACCGCGTCTACCTATACGACAAGGGACACAAGGAAGCGGACAGGAAGCGGCTGGTGGAGCCGGACGGGCATGAAGAGACGGTGGCGCACGTCATCGGCCCCCAGGGGCCGCGCAGTACGATCAAGTTTCACGACTACGTGGAACCCGGTACCTACATCGAGTTCGAGATATGGTTTGCCGATCCGAAGGATAAGCGGATGAGCGAGGAGTTCTTGACCTACTGCATGCAGCTGGCGCAAGATAACGGCTTCGGCTGCTCGAGGTCCCAGGGCTTCGGCCGCGTCAAGTTCCTCACCGTCGAGGAGCTCCAGAAGGGCTCGCTGCCCAAGCCCAAGACGAAGGCTCCCAAGACGAAGGTTCCCAAAAAGGGCAAGGCGGCCTAGACAAGACACTGAGACTATCCCGTACAAGCCAACACGGTCCCACCCACCTTAGACCCTCCTGACACACCTCGCCAAATCAAACCAACCCGATCCCGACGAGACAGTCCCATACACACCACACCAGTCCGACAGACCAAGCCGGTTCCTCTCGAGCTGACATGCCGGACCACCGCGTACCAAGCCGGGTCGACTCACCCACTCGCTCTCACTCGAGCCCCCTCATTCTGACGCACCTGTCTTGTCCCCGCCCATCCCAAACCTTTCGACAGACCCTTCCGGTTCGCGCCCATCCACTTCAGATCGACTCACCTCTCCTGGTCCGCTCGGTCCCCGTCCGCATAGACAAGCCCATTCGATCCATTCCGACAAGCCAATCCCTACCCATCCTAATCGACGGGCCAAGATCAGCCGCGCCTTCCCTGCTCGACATGCCTTGCCTGTTCCAACCGACTGGACAATCCGATCTACACCGGACCGCTCCTGCCTGACAAGCCAACCCTAAACCAGCCGAGACTGCTCGACATTCCTGACCTATCCACCTCACCCCGTGCTGACAAGCCTCCCCTCTCCCCTCCTAGCCCATCCACTTCGACGGTCCGATTCATTACGAGCCGTTGCGAGCCGGTGCTGGCAAAGCCGACAACCCGCTCCAGTTCACGCCCGCCCCGGCCGACATCCCATGCCGTCGCTCCTCAACCCCACCCAAGCTGACTGGCCCACCCGCACCTCGTCGTCATCCGATTCGACATGCCCGATCCGGCCCTCACGCACCACGCAGCTGACAGACCTGGCCGGGCCTAACTGATAAGCCAAGCCTTCGCGACGAGCTGGAACAGGCCAATCCCTCTCGATCTGACAAGCCTTCTCCTGCCCGGTCCCCCGCGATCAGACGAACCATGCCTGACCACTCCCGCTCGCGCCTAGTCGACGTCCCCCCTCCGCACGGCGCAGTCCGTCACGGCGCGACAGCCCTTATCTAACCAACTCGACAGTCCATATCCTGCCAGACCTGATCGTGGCGACAACCCAACGCGGTCCGGTCCCCACCAGTTCGACGATCTGATCCAGACCCGATCGCTCTGACACTCCTTCTCAATCCATGCCATCCTGAGGCAGCCCGGCCGGGCTGTCTTTTCTTAGCTACAAAATGATTAATCAGGTGGGTACTTGAGTGCTCTGTGACGTAAAGACCAGACCGCAATCAGCCAAACCCCTCGGGTTTAGAGAGGACGACCGACCTCTCTTTAGTTCTACAGCTTGTCTACAGTGTACTCCCGGCCGCACCGGTTGCAACGATAGACCCACCCGCCGGCCGTCTGAACACGCTCTGCGTAACCCAACCTGCAGCCCTGGCAACGCATCTTGTTGATGTTTGAACGATGTTGGGTCTTGACGATGTTGTACTTCTTCTCGGCTGTCCCCCTGATGATACGCGGCATGTTATCCTCCGAAGATCGAAGCCCCTTCCGGGAACTGCTTGTTTGGGTCATCAGGGGCCTTGGCCTCGGCCTCCTCGACCTTTTCTTCCAGCTCAGCCATCTTCCTACCGGCCGTCTCAGCGTCCCCCTTGGCGATGGCTTCCTGGGCCTCTGTGGCTATCTTGGCCACAGCGGCCGTCTCCTCCATCAGCTCATTCTTGGCCTTCTCGATGGCTTCGGGATCGTTGATCTTGGAACGCATCAATTCGGCGGCCTCCTTGGCCTCTTCATCGCTCAGCTCGATCTCGTTCCCATCCTTATCCTTCAGGATGGGCTCTCCAGCCTCGATGCGATCTGCCGTCTTCCTGATGGACTCGTCTGGCATAACCCTGACCAGCTTATCGATGGCGCTGTGGATCCTGACCTTCTTGGCCCGTTTGATGGCTTCCTGCTTCTTCTGCTCCCAAAGCATCAGACCGGCCTTGGCAATGTCCTCCATCTCGAGACTCATCTCGTCCGTCCAATCCACGCCGTTGGGCATGAAGTCCTTGAGCAGACCTTCCAGGCCATCCCCCTCCAGCGCCTCTCTGAGCTTTGCCTCATCCTTGGCCAGGGCCTTGGAGACACAGTAGTGCAGGACCTGCGCACGAGCGCGCTGAGACCGCTGCTCGGTCTTCTGCTTCACGGTCTCCTCCGGAACCAGGACGCCAACGATGAAGTCGTTATAATCGGCGCTGTTGATCAACTGCTCGGCGTACCAGTCCCAGTCGATGACCTGGACCTCTTCCACCTCGTCCGATCCCTCCTGGATCTTCCGCTCGATGCTCGTGACGCGCGTGCACCCAGCCAATGCATCATTGAAGACACGTCGCTGGATCATTGCGTGTTTCTCAGCGATGCGCAGGCCCTCGTTCTGCTCCTGCTGGTTGCGCCAGAGCTGCTGGTTGCTTTCAGAAATGCGCTTCTCGGTCTCATTCCGCCGGGCGTCGAAATCCCTCACCATTTCCGAGATGGTCTGCTGGAGGTGTACATTACTCTGCAGAACCTTCTTACGCGCGGTCAGAGGTTTTGCGTTTCTTTTTGGTTTGCTTTTTCTTTTTGACATTTAGCTTGCTCCGCTTCGGTGCTTTCCGGCCCGTCGCCTTCTTTTTGGGCGAGGCACTGATGGGTTTCTTTTTGGTCCGCTCGATCTCTCTGCTCAACACGGTCCTGATATCTTGGACCTTATCGCGTACGAGGACGATTGTGTCCTCAGGTACGACTCCGTCTCCAACAACGGTGGCTATACCCTTGGACGGCTGGTAAGTATCGGTGGAGATAAATGTGTCAAGGAATCTCTCCACCTCACCCCACACGGAGTTCTCCTGCTCTGTGAGAGCGAACAACTCCAGGAGATCTCCTATGGTCTTTGGTTCGGTCATGCGTTGATGAAGGCTCTGATCCTACCATACAACGGAGCTCCGTGCTTCGTGTCTTTGATGATGTTGCGGAGTGGGTAGATATTCAGCCCTCTTAGGCGTCGAGCCTTGGCGATTTCTTCTCCACCGCGATTGCGAGCCATCTCCATCATTGCCTTGTAGCGCACGTCCTCTGGGCTGTACTTCAAGTAGATGTCGGCATTCATCTCCAGGCGCACGAAGATCTGCAGAATGGCCTGCGCCCAATGCTGCTCCGTCAGTTTGAGGAATCGCTCTCCAATCAACTGCTCTGCCGGCCAGACCGATCCGCATCCGCCGCAGTACCCCACAGGAACCTCACTGGGGTTCCCTTTCTCGTCCTTGACCACGCTGTGTCCTAAGTCTGATGGCAAAATCCACGCCCTGCACTGCTTGTTGGGGCACTCGTACATCTTCTCGTCCCCACCGCCGTGAAGCTTAGATCCAGACACCCAACAAGACAAGACACCGGCGAAGGGGAAGCCCTTGGATGTCCGATTCTTCCCGAACTGAACCTCGAGCTTGTACTTGGCGATAATCGAGTCGTCAGCGAGGAGCTTCGACATTGCCTCAATCGATTTCTGGACCCGCTCGAGCTCCTCCCCGCTCAGGGGCTCGATGGTCTCTCCACGCTTCTCCCTGTCGTAGAGGTCCTTCTGATACTGAAGACTGGTTTCCGGCCCGAACTCAGTCATTAGATCACTTCCTTCCCAGCCTGATGGGGTGTGCCCCACGCTGCTTGTATCCGCTGGCCTTTGGGTTCATGGACCCCTCGGGCTTGTTTCGATCGTCTCCAGCCCCAGCCAGCGGATACTCTGTTATCTGGTGCACGACCTTCGGCATATTGCGCGCGGCGAACTTGAGCACCTCGAGCATGTTTGTGAGAACCTGCTCTGAAATGTCCTCCGACGCCCACTGCGCGATGAAGTTCCAGGCGTACATGATCTTGCCGCCTCGAATGAAGTACTGCTTGCAGAGGTGAACATCCCACCCCTGCTTGTTCTTCAAGACGTACTCCATCGCGGCCAACCACGGCTTCAGCTTCTTTGGATCGACGCGCACAGATACGTGCAGCCTGGTATCGCCCTGGACGGCTTTGATCACCGCGGGTTTACTCGTCGGGTTGACCTTCAATGCGCCGAATGTGCTGCAGATTTGATCAGCTAGGCTCATCGTTCCGCTCTCCGTAGGTTTTCAGCAGTAGTTTAGTGTCCTTACTGGACAGGTCGGTGGCCCTCTCTGCTGCTGTCGGATACATAATCGAATCGCGAACACGGTCGTGTGTCAAGCCCAGGGCGTGCAAAAGCTCGTGCAGGTAGACCCTACCGTACAGCTTCTTATCAAGGTCTGGCATGATATAAACGATCGCGCCGTAGATCCCTTTTCCCTTGACATGAGCTAAAAATGTGGACGCCCCGTGCTTCGGTTCGAACGGAGAAGTGACCACCACTTCTCGTTCTGGCTCCGGCGGAGCGCCAACCTTGATCAAGACCGTGTTTTTGACGTGCTTTGTGGGGAAGGGATCGGAGACCATCCAAGGCTGGCACGGCATGAACGCCGATATCCCAGCCTTGGAGATCTTCCCGATCGCCTCCTTCAGCGCAGCCTGGTGCTCCTCATTGGGGAATGTGTCGTGAAAGCAAGTCAGCGGCAGGGCCGAGCGGTCCCACTTCAGGACTGTCCCGTCCGCCGCCGCGTGAAACCCTTCATCCCCGGCCTTCGTGGCAATGCCGTAGATGACACCGCCAATGGCCAGAATGACGATCAGCCCACCAATGACGAATGTGACCTTATTTTGTTTGATCATCTCTATCCAGGCTTGCATTTTTCCTTGTCCTCCTGCGAAGCATCTCGCGCTTCTTTCGAATCAGGTTGTTCTCTTCCCAGTCCATGTCCCCGTTGGCGATCATACTGCACATCGATGATGCGGCCTCGGCCGACTGACTCACCACGTCCAGTCCAATCCCGTATTTCTCGTGCAGAATCTTGCACAACGCCTTGAACGCCATCTTCGTTGCGTACACCCGCCCCGATGGCCGCAAATTCTTTGGCGAAAGCATCGTACCGGAATCTTCCAGCTGGATTCCCAAAAGCACCTCTACCGTCATCTTCATCTACGCCATCCATCAGGTCCGAGATCGCTTGTTTCAGCGACTCCCTGCCCTCGAACTTCTTGCCCCGCCACGTAGGGATCTTTGCCCCATCTTTCATGGTGGTCGTGTGTGTCGAGGACATCAACAACGGATTCCTTCCCTCCAGAACGATTTCCGATCGTCGAACGGTCTCCGGTATGCCGCGCCGCAGAGCGTTCTCGTGCAGAACCTCTGCGATCACTTGCGCGACATCCGGAAGCCAGTCCCGTGGGAACCCCATCCATACCTTGATCCTCCCGTCTAGCTTTCGCTTGATCTTTCTGACGCTGGGGACTCGTTTACCGGTGACTGGGCAGCGATTTCTTCGTAGCGCGATCCGACAGCGAGCGAGAGTTCCCTGTGGATGTCCTTCGCCGACACGTTCGGTATGTTGATCTCCCGCGCCGCTCGATCGCAAAAGCCGGCGACGAGCTCGTCGACTGGCTTGTCTCCCGCTACCAGTGTCCTCTCGTCTATCTCCAGCGTTGCCATGGTCCTTCCGCACCACGTGACCTCCAGACTTAGCCGGTCTGCGATCTTGTCCGCGTACACTTGCAGATCTTTGATCTTGTCCGCGCACACTTGCAGATCTTTAGCCGGGGAGTTACTCCCCCCGACCACTACACCAGTCACCACGAGGTATGGCTTTCCGACCGGCACGATGTCCGCACATCTGCCATTTTCGTCGTACTCCTTGCTGTACTGCCTGTTTTGATTGATGGAAGCCTGATCAAGCAAGTACCGCCGCTCGAAGGATTCCCCGTCCACCTCGTGTTTCACGACGACCTCGACCTCCTGCTTGTCCACCGTCTCCGTCGTCCGCTTCGCGTCGTCCAGGGAGGACCTGTTCTCGGAGGTCTTCCTCTGCTTCTCCGTGAAGCTCTGGATCGCCTCTGCGATCACCGAGTCCAGGTTGAGCTCCGCCTGGTCGCCGTACATCTCCTCCAACCTATAGATCCCCTTCTTGAGCAGGTCCTCTATGTATGACCCGCCCAGCTTCCTCGATGCGTCCAACGCCTCCAACAGCTCCTTCGGTATGTCCATCCTTAACCAGTGCTTGATGTTCTCTTCAGTTACTCCTGGCATTTCTTCCTCCGCTAAGTGGTTTCGGTTGGCTACCTTATACCACCGCGTCTGCGATAGTTGTTGGTCTTCAAGTGCTTCTGATTTTCGATGGTCTGAGACAAGGTGCTCGGGAACTTGAGCGTGTTCATCAACGCCAAAGTGATCCTACAGTCGTCCACCGCCCGGTGAGCTCCTTCTACCTCGATGCCGCGCCTCGCCGCAGCAACGCCCAGCTTGCAACTCTTACCTCGATCTTCGTGCCGCGTCCACTTGAGTGGATCGATAACGGGACCGAAGCGTGGAACTTCCCGCCCAGCCCTTTCGATCTCGCTCTTCAAAAAACCCATGTCGAATGGACTGTTGTACGCCACAATGACGGATGGAGCCTCGAGAAGATCTACCACGAAACTGGAGATCTTCCAGAAAGGGTCTGCCGCATCCACCTCGCTCTGTGTGATCCCCGTCAGCTTCATGATGTCCAGCGGCAGCCTTCGTCCAGGATTCAAGATGCGACCGAACTCGGTGACGACCCTACCGCGGTTGATCCAAATTGCTCCAATCTCAATGATCCTGTCCCTCTTACTGTCGAACCCCGTCGTCTCAGTGTCTACTACCACGACCCGCGCGTCCTGCAGGAAAGCAGGAACCTCAACTTCTTCACCCTCGGACAACTTCCTGAGCTTGCGTCCCATCACTCCTCTGGCCTCTCGATTATAGCGCCCTCTGGCGGCTCATCCACGGAAATGAGATACTTGCATGGCTCGCCCCCGGCGATGTCGGGCAGAGGTGCCCCTCCCGGCTCTCCGCCCTCCCGCGGCTCCATACAACAAGCCGCCTGACACTCCAGATAGCAACACCCCTCCCGCTTGTCGCTGAAGAAGTAACCACAGCTATCTGGCATGTAGCTGTAGCGGTTCGGATATTGCCGGCACACCTCCGGACGTTTGTCGTAGATACCACATACCAGATAGCTCATCGGCTACTCCACAGACTTCAACTTGCGAACTTCAGCGTCCTTGCCCTTCAACCTGCGCTCCTTGCGCTTGGTGAAGAAGTCCCTGATCTCTTCCACGGTCTTGTCCACCTCGAGGCGTAGACCGCCTACCTTGGCGTTGATCACGACACGGTAGTCGTCCTTGCCGTTCTCGAAGACCTCGAGCGTGAAGATCGGCTTGGGTTGTTCGTTCTTGGCCATGACTGTTACCTCCTGTTTGCTGACCACATGGGTCAGTCGTTTGCGCCTGCAGGTCGGGCAGGCGAGTTCATCTTCAGGTACGCCCCTGTTGTTCCAGCCGATGGTTCGCAGCTGGGGCGGCGGGGTTCTCTTGTTGCACACGAAGCACCTGGGCATCACCCGTACCTCACGACGTTCTCTTCGCCCTCGGCCTCGGTCTCGCAAAACCAATAGGCGGGGACCGATACGTCCCGAGCTTTCGTTTCGTACAAGACCGAAACTGCGGTGATCATCCGCGCATCACGCGGCTCCGGCAAGGCCCCGTCGTACAACTTGGTCAGCGGAGACATGAGCGGGGCCACTGCCTTGTAGTCGTCTGGATCGCGCGGGATGGGAACGATGTACCGACCGATACGATCGACCCCTACATGGACCCCGACCTTGAAGGGCTCACGTAGAAGCGTCACCACTCTTCCCTTCTCGACGATCTTGTCCGCGTCCATCACTGTCTCGTGAAGCTGAGGGAGCTGCTGCAGCTCGAGGTCCTCGCGCAGGGCGTCGACCTTTTCGCGGCTGAACTCGCCGATTTTCTTTGACGAGCCCTGGGGAATCGTCCTCCACTGCTCCATCTGCTTCACTCCGTTCTCCGGGACGATCCCCGCTTCCAGCAGCTTGTTTGTGATCTTGCTCATCGGTTACCTCCTCAATGTCCTCCTCGGAGAACAAATGGCACTTGACTGCGAAAGTGATTTGGTCCGTCCGGCCGCCTGGGTGTGGACCACCAAAAAGGATCAACGCATCGTCTGGTAGGTTCTTGTCGTAGATCAATCGCGCTCCAGCGAAACTCTCGATGCCGCCGAACATCAGCTTGTCCATGTCAATCCAGTCGAAGAACCGGCTCTCCATGCCTACGCCGATGTGAGTTAAAAAAAGACCCCTGGCGGAAATGGAGAGGAACATCCTGATCAAGGCCACGCTGTGCAGACGAGCCTCGCCAAGATCTCCCTCGTATTCGATCATCTCGATGTTTCGCGCCACTTCCCCGACGGTCATCCCGCCAGCCTGCTCCTCAAAGCGACGCTGAGTTGCCTCGTCCTCCTTGATGAACATCGTGTATGCGATGGGTTTTCCCACCTCGAGACGAATGGACTGCACCTTACCCAGCAGGAAGATCTTGCCAACCTCCTCCAAGATCGCCTTGCGGCCCTTCGGCATCGGCGTGGTGTACTCCTCGAGCACCCAACCAGCCGGTGCATCATCGCCTAGTCCTCTAACGTCGGCCATTCCTCTTCCTCCTCAAAGGGCTCCATCACTGCTTTCCAGAGCCCACTGCAGATGTTTTGGGCCAGAAGCCTGACATCAGCGGGAGTCAACACGAAGCCCGCATCGTCATAAAAAGCCTTAACGATATTTACGCAGACCTCGTGCAGCCCCATATTCATACCTGCTCCGCGTCTCCCGATAGCTTCTTACTCTCGGTGTTCCGAACACGCACGAAGTGATCTATGATCATTTGAGTAACTGTTGTTCCATGTTTCTCCGCGTACTTAAACATCCACTTCTTCAAGTCCGCCGGTAGCTTCAGGTTGACCCTGTCGTTCGCCGACTTCTTCGTTGTCTTCTTCTTGGTCACCATCACTACTCCATTTGCCCTACGAGAATCAACTCCCTGTTCTTTGTCGAGATAGAACGATATATGATCCAGCAGTTTGGACACGCCATTTTTGTGTACTTCTTGACCGGCGCGCCGTCCATGTATTCCAAATACTTGCTGGCCATATTCGCCCCATAGGAGATGTCCTCACGTGCTCGGTATACTTCCTTCTTGCAAGCTGGACACGTAATGGTCTGTCCCTTCTCGATCATGGAATCAACATCTCCAGATCGTCTTGCGTACAGCTGAGCGCCATCAACAACATCTTGATCTGAAAGTCAAAGACGTCGTCCCAATATCCGTCCACCTTCAACATCATCAGCTCTTCCTGCGTCTCAATGGCCATTCTGGTCAGATTCCCCGGGTCTCCGTCCACGCCGTTACCAAGCTCTCCGTAGTTGCCGAGGTCGTGCCCGAGCCACACCAACGCCGCCTGACGCTCCGCCCAGGTATCCAGCTTAAGCGCCCCCGGCACCTTCTGAATCACCTTCTCCTCCACGTCGTCAGGCGTCCCTGAGTAGATGATGCCCTCCTGCACGCCGTCCAGGAAGTATTCCACATCGTCACCCGGGCAGGTTGGCTTGGGGTGCGGAGACATGTAGTGCCCCACCACTTGTTTCTCGTCGATTCCCAGATGCTCGATGACGTACTCATCGGTGAATGTTAAAAGGGTGTGCATCTGATCTTTCGAGGGATGTCCGTCCTGGCCCTTCTTGGGCTTGAAGGTCTTGATGTGGCGGCTGTAGAAATAACCCTGCAGCACACACGCCTCGCTGTGGTAGTTGTCGCCCGAGTGCCAGCTCACTGTCTCGTGCTTGTTGCACATGAAGACGATGTATTTGCCGTTGTAGACCAACGGGCGATACGGGAGGTAGTAGGTGTAGGCGAAGCCGGGCCACCCGCGTCCCCTGCCGGTCCAGCGACCCTTGTCATCCCATGCTGGATCTCTCACGAAGAAGTGGGCCTCGTCCATCAGGCCATCGAGACCAGATCGAGTAACGTTTCCGGCCGATTGGTGGAAGTAGAACTTGGCAATGTCGCGGTTGTGTACGTCCTTGTAACTCCCCACCACCGCTGGCTTCCCGTTGGGCTTCTTGACGTCGTACGCCCCACGAGGAAAGTTGCGGTGCTTCGGGAGAAGATCATGAACATCGTAAACGTAGAAGTTCGTACCCTCAAATACCACACGCTCTTGATCAAACTTGAAACCCATGATTTCTCCTACTTTGTGGTCACGCCGCGCACGGCCTGGAGGTACTCCCGCAGCCCCGTGAAGATGGGGTGCTTCCCACAGATGTAGTCCACCACAAACTCATGGATCTCGTCCAGCTTATCCTCAGTTACATCGAAGGGCGGAGGGAACTTCGCAGCGAGCGCGTGGTCCAGCTCTCCCAGGAGCGCCGTGTTCTGGCCGATGAACGTGGGGAGCCACATCCAGACGACCTCCAAGATCTTCGGGTTGTGTTTGTCTTCCTGGATGAACCTCATCCCTTCCTCCTGCTTGCATACGATCGCTCCATGTGAGGGGCGATGGCAACTATCTGCAACACGGCGCGCTCCTTGTGGAACGCAGCGAAACGCCGCTCCTCCTCGTACTGGAAGCAACGGCGCGAGAAGCCGTCTTCAGCCCCCAGGAGTTGGATCTGGTTGATGTCGATCTGGTGCTCTTTGATGTAGTCGTCCACAATCTTCGCGAACTCGTTCGGCGGGGCATGATCTACGTGGCACTCCTTCCAGCTTACCAGCTCCCCCGTCAACGCACACGGAACCTTACTCGTGGGCTCCAGACGAAAGCGGTTGGGGTCAAAGGTGAAGACATCCGCGGTAGGATCTCCCTTGACCGGCAGGGGGCGGAAGGCGTGGGTCTTGAACGCGTCCACCTGCCCCTGCACCGCCGCCCGGCACGCCTCCGCGAAGTGCTCCCTGCGCGTTGGGGGCCGCAGACACTTGCGGTAGCTGAAGTCCACGATCACGCCGTTCGTCCGACGCAGCAGGAACCTCTTGGCATCCCGGCCGGGCTGCTTGCCAACAAAGATGTCCTTCACACCACTACCGATCTTCTCCTTGACTAGGTAGTGGTGGTTGAGCAAGGCCACCATGAAGGCACGATCGTCCCCTTCGAGACATGCGTGAACCGGCGTATCCCGTAAGATCTGCTTCGCCCGCGCCTCCACGTCCTTCTTGCGCGGATAGGTGACGCCGGCAAGCTCCATCGGCTTTCCCCGTCCCGTCTTGGGCTTCTCCGTCATCTCCGCACCGCAACGCTCGCACTTATCTGGCAGTTTCTTCTGACCCTTCGGCATGAAGATGGGTGACTCGCACAGCGAGCACATGTAGACGTCCACCTTCTCCCAGGTAGCTGTCACTGCCGTACCATCCTCAGATCGAAATCCTCCGGCACTACGGCCAGGGCGTCGTAGTCCTTGATCAACGCGAAGTCTTTGCCCACCGTACACTGGATGCTCTCCGCCGTCTTGGTGTGAGTAGCCACGAACTTGATGAACAGCACCCTGTCTCCGGGCTTGACCATGCACGGGATTCGCTCTCCGCTGTCTGGGTCTCGCTTCCCCGGGCCGACGCGAACCACACGCCCCAAACGAAAGACGTGCGCGTTCGCGTCGTCCGGCTTGTAGAGCTTCACGTCCGATCCGACCACATTGCTCTCTGGCTCGAGATAAATGAGCACGCGATCGTTCTGCGGTCGGACAGGGGGAAGCTCCAAACCCTTGGGGATGCCGGTCATACCGTCGCCTCCATCGGCAGCTCCTCGATCTTGTCCTCCTCTCCATCCAGCACGGACGCCTCCAGCTTCTCCTGGAGAGCCTTGATCAGCCACCCGGCAGGCGGACGCAGGGAGTGGTCCGTCTTCTCGTCGTGCAAGAAGTGGTAGCTGTCCCCGTGCTTCACGACCAGGCGGGTGTCGGGGATGCTCTCACCATCCACGAAGGTCACGGCGAAGATCTCGCACTGGGCTACATTGACCACGGTCTTGGGCGGGTACTTCGATGTTCTATTCGGCATTGTCGTCTCCTTTGGTGAGGTGCTTGGGCACCATGAATTGTTTGTAAAACGGCTCCAGCTCGAGCCCCTCCGGCTCCTCCTCCAGTTCCTGGAACGACGGAAGATCGCGTACCATCGGCCTGGGCGGCATCTTCATCGGAGGAATGATCTTATTAGCACACGCCACCTCACGCAACCGCTCAACGACATACTCGGCGCAGTACTCCCGGATCTGCTCCCTCCTCTCTTCCGTCAGGGGTTGAGAAAACAAATCCAACAGAGCCTGAGGCATGTCACTCGTCACTAGCACGCTCCGCCTCGTCTTTGATCACCTTCTGTACATCTTCCAGTGAGGATACCTTCCGCGTAATGAACCGCGGAGCAAAGAACAGCCGCGCGCTCTCCTCCGACTCGTAGATCTTCTGAACCTGCGCTGGGGTCAGGTCCATCGGAACGGCTTTGTGCTTCGTCCCAGGAGCGCTTTGTACCATCCGCACAGCAAACTCCTCCACGTTGCCAGCCACGGCCCGTACCAGGTGGTGCAGAACGACTCCTACATCACCTAGATCTCTCCGTCCGAACGGTAGCAGCAGCCGTTGGGCTTCATCCTTCACGAGGACAGCGATCTCCCCGTTGTAGACGTGCTCTTTTGGAACACGCCTGCAACGCAACTCAATTATGATACTGCTCACTCTTCATCTCCTTGATGGTAGATCTCCACGTGCACACCGTGAACGTCGTTGAATGGACAGTTCTTCGCGCGAGGCGTGTAAGCGTCCTGTCCAGATCCAATGACCTCAAGGCGAATGTCCAGCACCTCATTCAGTACAGTATCCTTGTGTCCGTCGAGATGACACATAGGATTGACAAGCCTGACCCCGCCTCCAGAAAGGATGTGCGCGTGGTAGAACGGACACCCATCGCTGCAGTGCTTCCCGCTCCAACTAATCGCTACAGCCGGCATGATTCTCTCCCTGACGCCTAGCATGCGTCGGTTCTCGCAGATAACGCAGCGGCACCCCTCCGGGTGCCACCGTGTAACTTCACCGTCCATTAAACCGTATCGTTCCCCAATATCCTGGCCATGCTGCTCCGCATCTTGGATTGATCCACGTCCTCACCCCTGAACGCCCGCCGCATCTGCGTGTAGATCTCCGCACCCTTCTTGGTCAGGGCAACGCGCGGCTCGTCCTCGTACGCCCTGCTCGCATCCCCATCGAGGCCGAAGATCGTCACCAGCCTGCCCTCCCGTAGCGCCTCGATCGTCTTCATCACGATCGAGTAGCCGTTCTTCTTGCTCATCAGGCCCAACTGCGCGGCAACCTCATATGCCTCAACCGAGACGGGAAACGATCCATGCAGCTTCTGATCTTCAACGAGCTTGCCGATCTGGATCAAGACCTTCATCCGCAGTGCGGTAATTCCTACGGGCATTTATTATCCTCCGCTGTATCCGAGATGGGGTCCTGCGTCTTAATCTCGTCCGTCCCAGACTCGTTGGGGCTGTACCTAGACGCATCCAGCGCTCTGGTCTGATCGTTGATGGCCTGCTTGCGCCCCGCATCGAACCCCTCCTCGTATGCAATCTTCAACGCCGCGGCGAAGCTCTGCACGGTGAGGTCGTTAGACCGCCATAGCCTGTGCGCCCTGTCCGTCCAGTCGATGTTGAACCTCTCAACTATGTCCTGCCGGACCTCGAGCTGACCCTCCTGGAACGCCCGGTCCTGCATGTTGGCCAGCGTCTCCGTGTCGATCGGCTCCCAAAAGACGGGATGTGGTCGGCTCTTCGCGACCAGCCCGTCGAAGAAAGCCGAGGCGCGCTCCTGAAAGCGGGGAGGACGCTGCGGGTCGTTAGTGTCCCTTGACTCCGCCATGCCGCACACACAGCTGTTCACAGGCTCGCCCACGTCCTTCACTGTAGGCTTCACGTACTTCCTCTTCTCCTTGCCTTTCTCCACGAACTCCTCAACCAACGCGTTGAGCTTCTTCTGTGCCGCCGCGCCAACGGCCTCAGCCTCTTTCCGGTGCTCCTCGGTGATGAAGTCGTTTGCTTTATCCTGCTCCGCACTCTCCGCCACCGCCAGGTCCAGGTACTGCTCCGATACGCTCGTAGCAAGCTCTACCACTCCATTTAGCTCCTCCTCGGAAATCAGCCCCTTCCTAGCAAGCAGCGCAAGAGCTGCCGTAGCTGTTGAGTACCCCATGTACCCCATCGAGAACTTCGAGAGCTGCTCCCGGGCCATGTCCACATATGAGCGATCTCCGATAAGCTGCTTCCCGAATTCCCTCTTCGATGTATTAAAGATGTGAGAACTCATGTACCTGCCCCTGTGTCCGCCGCCGCCTCCAGGAAGGGCTGGGCGATGTTCTTCCACTTGATCACTTCCCGCTTGAGCTCCTCTATTTCCTCCGTCCGTCTCGCAGCTTCCTGACCAGCGTCCAGAGAGATTGCAGGACCAAGCAAGCCCTCGTTGTTCAATCGGTCGATCCACGGACCCATTCTGTCCCGCATCCCCTCGATGAATCCCTGAGCCCGCGCAAGGTCCCCACGAAGCTCTTCCAAATAGGAGAAAATCTTGCCGAGCAAAACCCTTCGATCGGCAACTCCCCTCTCGAATGTGTCCCGCGCTTCCTGCACCTCGAGGCGAGACTTTGTCACAGCCTCGATCAATTCCATCGCCTCTTCCGGTTTGCAAAAGATTTGCCTCCTCTGCAACCACTTGCTCACCACCTCCTGCTCTGGCCAAGTATCGCCGCTCATGTCTCCACCTCGACCCTCGTGTCGATGTCCAGCTCCAAACATATCTTTTCCGCCTCTTTCTCCGCCTCCTCCGAGCTGTTGAAGGAAGTCACGCTGCGCGCATAAACACGTTTGCCCTGCGCAAGATGCCACCGCCAACCCGTTCCGGTATGCCAGACCACAAACTTCATGTGTGATCCTCCCGCACGACCACCGGGACATCTCGGCCCGGTGACCGAATAGCCTGGCGGACCTTGATGGCGTCATCCTTGGCCAGCTCCGCGCTGGCCCAATGACGGTAGGACTCGCCCAGGACGCACGGCTTGTCCTGCTCGACTATCACCCATATCCAGCACGCCCCGCCATCAACCCGGCGGCTGTAATCTTCTTTGATCTCGAACTTCACTCTCATAGATGGTCCTCCCGCATCATGGCCAGCGAGACCCGCAGCGCCGTCAATGCCTTGAAGTAGTGCGTCGAGTGTATCTGCTCCCGCCTGAATTGCTCCTGTGCCTCCTCCCAAAGCCGCTTGTAGTTGCTGGCCTCCTTCATCTTCTCGTCCACCTCTTTCTTGCGACGCGCCTCCACCTTGACCAGCGAGTAGACGTGGCAGTGTGCCGCCTCTTTCGCCTCGACCAACTCCTCGATCAGCTGGGCCTTCGTCAGACCCTTGACCTCCGCACGAACCCCCGCAGCTCGCCGCTTGACCTCCTTCCTCATCTTCTCAGCCTCCTCCGGGGAGATCTTCTCGACGAAGATCGAGCCAGGGATGACGTCCTCGCCAACCTCCAGCTCGACCCCATCCATGAAGACTCGCTGGTTCATGCCTGCTCCTGCAGGCGCTGCAGCGCCTCGAAGTAGAGCTCCGCCTGCTTCTTCCAGAAACTGATCTCCTTGTCCTTGCCAGCCAGGTCGTTCTGCTGCTGGATGTTCTTCAGCTGCAGCTTGTTGCGACCATCCCACAAGGCCTGCTTTATTTTGTCCAGCTCTTTAAAAGCGTGAATGTTATTGACGAGGTGATCGATGAGCTTCGCCCTCGTCTTGCCCTGGCACATCTCGCGGACCTCTTTCTCCAACTCCTTCCGCTCCTTCTCCCGCTCCTTCTCCATCCGCTTGCTCTCCTCCGGCGATGCCTTGTGGGCACCCAACTCCTCAGCTGGGTAGGTGTGTTGTCCCAAGTGCTTCACGTCGTTTACCTCCTGTAGGTCCTCGAGCATGTCATGTGCTCCGACACGCCCGAGGAAATCTGCTTCAGCTACTCGCTGAAGGAATTCCTTGATCTCCTCGTTCGCCTTCTCCGCTATGGAGTGGAAGATCTCCGCACCTTCTTCCCGGTCATGTACTCTTTGTCCGGCCCCATCATGCGAGTCTCAAACCTGCGCCACATCTCCCACAGCCCCCTGTCGTCATTCGGCATCGCCATCCAACCAGCGTCGTAGTCCTCTGACAACGCCTCCCACCTTTCGAACGCCTCTTTCGTGGTCCAGACCCGCCCGTTCCTCTCGGCCACCCAGGCAAAGCGTCCAGCATCCTTCAGCTCATCCTCGCTAGCCGGAAGGCCGTTACTGCTGATGATCTCTCCTCTACTAGGCATCGTCCGCTCTCTTCAACATTTCCGCTTTCCACCACACGCCGGCGCAGAGCAGCATGGCCGCGGCCAAGTACACCAGGACGGCCGTCAAGTCGTCACTGTGCTCCCGGGCCAAGGCCACAAGCAAGACAAACAGCCCGCCGGCAACCACGCCATCCAGGTAGATGTCATACCTACTCCGATCCATCTTCGTCCTCTTCCTCCTTTAGTTCTTCCACCATCTCTTGATCCACTGCTTCCCTGATCTTCTCCGCTCCGGAGAAACTACCAGCCCCGCCACACCTCGGGCAGCACCTCGTCAGCCCTCCAGGCACCTGGGTGGGGTCTAATCCTTTGCCACCGCAAGCTCTGCAAGTCACCTTAGTCACCGAGTGCCTCCCTCTGTCACATCCGCGCCCAGGCCGGCGACACGCCACGAACGTCCACCGATGCCCTTGGCCGTGATACCCTCGAAGAGCTTCATCGAGACCTTCGTCCCCAGGTTCTCCCGTGCCTTCTGTGCTGCCTCCCTTGCCTCGTCCGTCCTGGCCTCGCCGATCCCATCCAGCAGGGCCAGGAGGACGTCCATCTTGCTGTCCGGGACGACCCACTCCAGGGTCTTGCTCCCGTTGATCGTGATGACGTTAGCCGGCATCCTTGTTCTCCTTCGTGTCGAAGCGATCAAACTGATCGAGGATCTTCTTGTTGAATCCGCCGGTGGTGTACCAGCACGGATCCTGGCCCTCGAAGACCACACCGCGCTCGAGATTCCACAGGCTGCCACCCGTGTCCACGTACGCGGCACTGTGGTAGCAGGTCACTTTGCCGGTGGCCCAGCCGAAGAAAGTCACGCAGAGAACCTCCATGCCTTGATCAATATCGCCCGTGATCGGTTCCAGAGCGCTCAGGTACTCTTTCTTCGCCTTATCGATATCCTCCTGATCTTGGTCCGACTCGCCCAAGATCTTGAGCTGCTTCCGGACAGCATCTGTCAGCCGCTTGATCGGATAGCCAGGAATCTCATGAATGGTCCAGCCCACCTCCTCTATCTTCGGGTCAGCTTCCAAAACCTCTACGTCCTTCGGACTAGAACGAAAACTGCCCACGAACTCCGGCTCGCTGAACAAGCACGTCGAACCGGACTTCAAGATCTTGCTGTCGGTGCGGTCGAAGTCACCACGCAGAGCAGACTTGAGCAGCTCGCCGACGGCCTCACCGACCTTCTCGAACCCCTCCACGCCCTCCAGCTCCTTGTCGATCAGCCTCACCAGCTTGTTGACCTTCTTCTGGGCGATCTCGTCCTTCGTCTCCGCCCACAGCCAACGGCTCGAGGCCGCATTCTTCCACTTCTCCAAGATCAGGCACCAGATGCCATCCCCCTCTGCGACCCTGCGCTCCACGAACGCCTTGACGTGCAAGACTGCGTTTTCGTAGTCGCTGCCCGGGAGCCGTAACAACTCCACCTGCATCGCCGCGCAGTCCTGGGCAACGGGAAACGCGCTGTAGACGTCCACCGCTTGGATCTCCAACCTGTCGTAGTGCTGGCGGACCCAGCCGATCAGATGTGCGGTATTACCCACGTCGTTCCTCCCTCCTGTCCAACCGCTCGATCTCTGCTACGAGCAGAGCAGCGGCAATGACAAGTTGCCTCCGACGAGACTTATCCTTCTTCACGTACTCCGAGCGCCCCTGCTCATGCCACGGCCATGGATCGTTGAAGGAAACCCCATTCAACGAGCTTCGCTTGACAAAGATCTGCTCCTGCGCCGCATAGACCGAGGCCGCTACAGCCAGTTCTCCAGTGACGTGCTGATCGTCGTGCTTGGTGGTCCAGCCCTTCTCGTTGATCTGCCTGTTACGCTCAAGGTGGATCTCCTTCACCACCTCATACGTCATATTCATCGGCTCCCTCCAAGTGCTTGGCCTTCCTCACCATCCCTCTGATCTCTTCCTTCGTCTCCTCCACGTCCTCTGGAGCGCAGACCTTGGTCGCCAACATAACGCCCAATTTCATGGCCTGTTCGTCGTAATCAAGCAGAGATACGCGCACAGTTCCATCCGCATGCATGATCGTTGTCCAGCGTTCTTCCTTCTCTGTCCCAGCACGCCCTTGACCCATCCCCGGCCCGAACATCACGTAGTCTTCTTCAGAGATGCCCATCCGTTGTGGATTGATCATATTTGAAGCGATCAACTTCAGGTCCTGCTCCGCGTTTTCCGCATCCAGGGCCTTCTTGACCTCAGCTACCTGCTTCTCTGTAACGTCCACCATCTCATCCGCGATTTCCAGCCGTCGTTGATCTACGATGAAATCCGACCACGTCCGTGGATGCATCAAGATCTTCTCACCAGCGTGTGGCTCGGCCAGCTTTTCCACCAACTTCATCAGCACCTTCCCATCGCTTGGGTCTGTCTCGTTCAATGTCTTTTCCACCATCTTCAACATCTCGGGCGGGAACAAACGATCGAACACCGGCCGGGATAGCGTGAGCCAAAGCGCCTTCAGCATGTTCCAACAGGACATATGCTGGAGCTTGATCGCTTCAGCTTCATAGTTGATCTGTCTATCGAACATCATTCCGTCACTCTATTCAGCGCGTTCTTGAAAGGCAGCCTCGTCTTCTCAGCTGTCCGCAAGCCCTCCAGGTGCATCCACAGCTCTGCGGCATTCTCCTCCGTCAACCGCACCTGCAAGTGCTTGTCGGTCCTGGGGTCGTAGAGCCTGAGATAGGGAGCGAAGTGCCACTCGTCGTCCACGCTCTGCTGGGAGCTGAGGAAGCTCAACTGCACCTCGGTCACCTTGGCTCTGGACTTGCTCATCTTGCTATCGCTCGCCCAGGAGCGCACAGAGGTCTCCCTGTACGGTATGCCACTGGCTGCCCAAATTCTATCCTCCACGCTCACTTCCGATCCTCCAGCCAGTACGGGCGGTTCTCCTTGACCCAGCTCATCACAGCCCCGCCATCCAGCTCGACCCTGAGGACCCCCTCACACGTCCACGGGGTGTAGTCTTTCCGCACCACATCACACAGCTCCTTCGCCGCCGCCATCATGGCATCGGTGGGACCGTCCAGGCCGCCGGGGCTTCCGTCAGGATCTCCGTACTCGTCATCCAGCCCATCCAAGATCTGATCGAGCAGGTCTTCTGGATCAGGCTCGTTCTCTCCAAGCTCCTGACGCTTGTAGCCCACCACTGTGATCGAATCGACCTCCGCAAATGGTGTGGGGCGCATCCAATCCAGAGCGTATTCGATCGCTTCGTCGATCTCCGAACAGTGCAGCCTCTCCGTGTCCTCCTCTCCCCAAACGGTGATGTCCAGGGACTCAATCAGCTCAGGAGTCAGCTCGCTGTAGTTGATCGTCTTCACCTACTCTCCTTTCTACTTGTTGGTTTCATAGAACTCTTCAAATCTCTTTGCGTCCTCTTAATCGAAGAACGCCTCGTCTTCTTTCAGCTGCTCCAGTGAGTCCAGCTCCTGGCCCTTGTCGATCAATGACCTGAGCGGTTCCTCCCACCACATCTCCGCATGGCCAGCCGGCCACTCCTCCTTGAAGCCCTTTCTCGTGAATATCCGATCGAACTTGTAGCCATGATCGTTGGAATACTGCCTGGCCAGATGCTCGGCCCTGGGCTTACTCCGCGCCTTGATCTTGCGAAACGTCCGCTGCCCGCAGTCACGGGTAAACAAGCGCGCGAAGTAGACCCTGAGATTGCCGTGCGCCACGATCAGCCCCTCATCAGTTCGTGTTCCATGTCCTGCAGCTCCAGGGACAGACCAGCCAGCTCCTCTGGGTCCATCTGGATGGAGATCAGCTTCCCGTCGCCCCTGCGCAACACCAGCCTGGCCCACGACCCGTCTCTACTCTTGCTGGTGCTGCAGCTATAGACCCGCGCCTCATGGAGGATCACATTGGCGTGCGTGAGGTCCTTTGTTGGTCCCTTGACGATCATCTCAATAGCTCCTTGGCCATCTTCTGGCCCCCGCCCCCATCCGTCCCCTCCGCACGCATCAACAAGAGGTATGCTGCGTCCCGCTCAGTGATCTGTATCCCGTTCAGCTTCCAGGTGAGCTTTGGAACAGTCTCTCTGGTCATCCAGCCGTGCTTCGGGGCCTTCTGCGAGCTGATGAACAGCTCCAGCTCGCCCGAGGCCGTATCGAACGATGCAACTACCTTGGTCATCTCAACCCCGCTTCCTTCTCCAGCCGATCGGCCCCCTTCTGGGGCACCTCGTAGCACTCAATGATGTCCTTGGCGGAGATGTGCCAGATGGCTGCTCCACGCTGCTTCGACATCCCCCATCCCTCACAGCTGATGAACCAGCCACGCCTCTTCAGCTCTCCCACCACGTCCTTGCTCTCCCACCAGGGACGCTCCTCCATGAGCTTCACAGCGCCCAGTTGATCTTCATCACTGGCTGCCTGCTCGTTACACAACTTGCAGAGGTCTGGCTGCACGAACGCGCCCATCGAGAGGTCCGCTGCTGCGCCGATCTTCCGCAGCAGCCGCTCTGGAATGTCGTAGGTCTTCAGCTCCTCTTCCGTCTTCTCCAGGCCATGCGTGTGGTTGTCCGGCTGGGCCAGCATCTCACGGATCAAGTTCCTACCCTCCGATACCTCAATGCTCCGCTGCAAGATCTCAAAGCCGCAGTCCACGCATATCCATCCCTGGCCGTCCGGCAAAGGAGCCAGCCGCATGGGACAGTCTGGGTTGTTGGTATGCGTAGCCCTCACATCCAGCACTACGATCTTCATCCTTCATTCTCCTTCGTCCAGTTGATGAACTTCACGGGGCACTCTACCGTCATCAACATGTCGCCCGTCATCTGACCCCGCTCTACCAAACACACGCATACGGGCTTCTCGTACGTCAGCTTCTCACCGCAGATACACCGCTCAGGGACCTTGTACGTCCCGTCCCTGTACTTCTGGTACGAGTCCATGTCGTACACGCAGATCGGAGATGTGACGTGATGTGGCCACGGACACTCGATCTTCTCCCCATGATCGCTATCCAGCCCATGTAGCGGGCAATCATCGCTCCCGTCCCAATCACCATCTGGGCGTTCGGGGCACGTGCAGTCGCCGTGGATCGGACACCAGCGTGCTGTCAGGCCGGTGCACTTCTCTTTCAATTTCTGATCTCCTTGAGATAAGTTCTTTTGATCGTCCTTGTGTCTAACCATCGAGCGTCCTCCGTTCGACGTGCATACCAATCAACGTCATTGTTGCTCCTCTCCCACGTATCCATCCAAGCCCCGCCTCATAGCCTCCTCCGTGAATGCCTTCACACCATCAATGGTGATGCGGTACACGTTCATCTTGATCTCCCGCATCCGATCGAACTGCTGCACCATCATCGGCTCCTTGGACCTAATCACGTACCCGTCCTTCACCAGCTTATCGATGCTGGGAAGTACCTCGCGTGTCGCAGCCAGCTTCAGGTGCGATTTGATCATCTGCGAGTTGGCCGAGTTGCACTCCAACAGCAGCTTCAAGATGTTGAGTTGTCGCTCGCTGAAGCTCACGCCGATTCCGCCCAGCGCTTGATGGTCCTCACCGACTCGTGCACTTTGCCCGAAAACGCCGCCTGCAACTGGTCTGCGTGCGTCTCCAGATAGTTCCTGTCCGCCTCCCGATAGATCTGCTCGGCGCTCGCCCAATAAGTCCTCCCGCCGGGTGTCTGCATCTTGAACGAGCCTCCCATCTTCTCAGAGATCTCAATCAGCTTCATCGGACCCCGCCCTGCCACGATGTAGATCTGTTCGATCTTCAGCTCAGCAGGGTCCACTACTTCACGTCCCACTGGATCACTTCCTTGCCTGTGATACGACATATTCGCTTCTCTGGCAGCTCCACGATTCTCCCGCTTCTACGAAGTTCGGGCAGACGTTTATGTGCGCTCGGGTATGGCATGTACGTATCACATTCCGCCCCAGTCAATGGACCGAAGTCCCAAAGATACTCGTAAACGTCCTGCTGCTTCCTTGGGATCCTTCCCGAATTCAACTCTTCCAAAAACGCCTTCTTGCTCGTTTCCCGCACGCGCCTAGCCATCGTTGCGCCTCAACTGTTCGTAGGTGATCTTGGTCCGAATGTTCTCCATGCTCAGATTCCGGAACTCGGGCGGAGCATCAGGATCATCGTTGACCACGCTTGCGCCTTGATTGCGTAAGGCCGCCTCAATCAAAACACCCGCACGGCTCTTGCCGGACTTGGGTACACCCTTGATCGTTATGTGAAGATCGTATTCCATTTGGTTACCTCCTTTAGATCGGATCAAACCGATCAATGAGAAATACACGTATTACTTGATCTACTCGCCAAACCAAGTTGCAAGATCACAAACATCCAATCAACAGTATCTGCCACCCGTCCATCACAACGTCCCCAAGATCTCTTCCCACCTGTTTGACACTTCCTCAAGCTGCCTCCGCTGATCTTCTTCCTCCCGGACAGCCGCGTCCCACAGATCTACATCCCGATACTCGAAGACACGATCCTGGACCAGATTTCTCAACAAGATCGGATCGAGCGCATCCAGCTCCCAGCTTTCCTCGCCGTACGCGGCTACATAGGAGCTGAACCTGCTGTCCGAGGTCTTGGCCGGATTTGGTGGTGGGTTGTGCTCCTCCACCTGATCCATGTTGAGGGCTATCCGCCGAACTTCCACACTGGCACCAAAAGTCTTGAACCTGTCCTTGATGTCCCGTGTCATATCTATCCCGCTTGGATCGTGATCCCCAAAGTGCAGCACGACCGGCTTTTGTCCGTTGCGCTCGTATCCCCTCATCCGCATTGCGGCCCGCCACATCTCGCTCTGGCTCACGAATCCCCTACACGCGAAATAGTCCAGATCGAGATCGTTGCAGATTCCGGCGAACACTCCAATCAGTGCCTCCTTCTCACACCACGCCTCGATCCTGTACTCTTGATCCCCCCACTTATCGATCGCGTAACCTTCCACGATGTCCTTGATCGCCTTTGCCGGAGATGTTTGATGAATCGTCCCCATGAGGTTTCTGGTTCTATCCTCCATAGCCCACCAATCTACCATCCCCGCCATCCTCGCATCGTTAATGATCGAACCGAGGCGCTTATACGACTTCTGCGTGTTCTCGATCAATCCGCGCGCCACGAACTGGTAATAAAGCTGACGAAGGCTCATGTCCAAATTCTGGGACTGGTACTCTCCGATGATCGTGTTGGCCTGCTCAATCACCGCCAAGCTATCAGCCCGAAACGTCTTTTCGATGTAACAGATCTTACTCATATCTGCTCCCCGGGATCGAACTCCTCATCATCCTCGTCGCCTTTTGGTGCGGGTGGAAGCATGGGGTTTCCCTTCTCATCCACTGCTGCGATTGAGTAGCTGGGCACTCCGCTTCTATCCTCTCCGTCATTCCGCCGAGGGTTCAGACTGGTGTTCTTGGGCTGTCCCGTTCTCTGCATCTTGGAAGCAAGGAGATCTCGTCCCGACATCACCTGGACTTCTTGGGTGCCGTTCCCGCCGCCTCCAAAGATCTGCTCCAGCTCCTCATCACCCATGCCTTGTGGGGAGTCTTCTGGCCCATCCTCTGCGTAGTAGATCTCTCCATCGTCCCCGCCGAAGACCGTTGCGCCTTCTGGGAAGTCTTCGTCTCCTTGTGCTTGCGGCACGGTCTGCGCGGACCTGCCCTCCGCTGACTGATATGCCTGCTGGAGCTGCCGGCCCAACGGGTCGTCCTGCCTGGGAGGAGGGGGCACCACTAGTTGGGCTCCCGACCCCTTGACGATGCGTATCAACTCTTGCACGGTTTCCTGCGCCGCTGGGATGTTGAAGACCTCCCCGCCCTCCGCCTGAACCTGCATTGTGTCCACCATCTCTCCCGAGGCGAAGTCCAACACCTGCCCCACACCTATTATCGTCAGCTTCATGGTCTTCTCCCTTTGAAGTGCTCCTTGTACAACCTCTCGGCCTTGTCCCGCTGACTCTCTGTTGTCCATCGCACCCAGGGAGCTACGCGGACACGGAACAGGAAACCTACGAGAGGGAGGCGCACGAGCAGCTTGCGCCACCACGGCAATTTGATCTCCGGCCGTCTCATGGGAGCTCGTACCTGATCGTTACTTCCCGCTCCTGCGGGACCACGACCTCCCCCTTGATGATTATCGAGCACCCGTTCTTGCCCACGGTCCACCGCCTCGGGTCCGCTGCATTGGGAACCGCAGAGTGGTAGATCACATCCTTATCGCCGGCCTGGCTGACCAGGTGCTCCATGTCAGCCTTACTTCCCTGCACGATCTTCACATCCTTGTGATCGTGACTGATATGAACCATGATGTAGATCATTACTCCTCCACGCTGTAAGTAAGAGGCGCTGTCTTCAAACGGAAGATCAACTGCTTTACGCTCTTTCCGGTCAACACCCACTCTTCCACTTCTCTGACCAGCTGCTTCCGCGCCTGCCTCTGAACATCTTTGATGATGGCGTCAACGTACTGGGAGTTGACGTACGCGCTGCTACTCTCCACTAGCTCTCCACCTTTGGTGGGTCTCTGTCCAGCTCCTTGATCTTTGCCGCTCGCTCCGCCGTCTCTACTCGCTTCTCCAACCGCTGCTGGTGCGCTCTGTCCTCGTGCTCGTAAAAATCGTTCTGCCGCTTCATCTGAATGGCGAGGCCCGTCAATGCACGGGACTGTCGATCTTGATGGTTGATCAAAGAACAGGGCCCAAAACCGCTGTTCTCTACCAGCGATCTCTCATCAAAAGCAACACAATCTCGGCCACAATAACGGGCCTGATCTCTCCAACAAAACTGAATCGTGTCTTTCTCAACATCTTCTTCGTCCTGTATCGCCAAGAACGGATTCTCACTCATGTTTTCGGTCATGTTGATCTCTCTTTTAAGTTTTTCGCTTTTCGCCTCAGTTTCCGCCGGTCTTTTTCAGGTGTTCCTTGGCAATGGTCTCGGCCTCATCCAGCGTGGCTTTGTGCGCCCCGAGACACGCAGCGCGGATCAATCGCGCGAGGTTCTTGCTGTCCTGCTTGCCGCACAGCCCGGACTCGATAATGCACAGCCCGATGGGCTTGGCAGCATGTGCTGGAAGCAGCTGCATGTACTGCTGGGAGATGTGCTTGGCCATCTCCAGCGCTCTGTCCTGATTGATCTCCATAGAGTAGGGATTGGCTGGCAGGGGAACTGCTAGCAGGGAAGTCTTAGATCCTTTCCACCCGCAATCGAGACACTCAGCCTGGTCGCCCTCCGCGGTATCGATCTTGCCGCTGCCGCAAGCGGGACATAACTGCGTCATCTGCTCCAATGATCTTCCTCCGTTTCTTATGCAGCTTGCTCTTGATCAACGGAGCTAGTGGTCGAACGGCAAGAGGCCCGCGTTCGGATTCCTTCTTGAGGCGTGCCATCGCTGCCTGCTTGTACCTGCTCTGCTCCTCCTTCAGGTGCGGATAGAAGTGCTCCGTGAATCCCTTCCACGCATCCTGCAGTGCGTTGCCATCGTCCCCCGCATCGACAGAAGACTGAACAACAGCCCGGACAGCGTGGTACTCCGCATCCTGCCTCATCTGCCAGACCAGGATGAATATCGACTCCAATGGGCTGCCTGGAGGAGGAGGCTCGGTCTGCATGTCGTAAAGCATGTTGGCCCGAGCCCACCCCACTGGAGTCATGATCCATTTTTTAAGGGCTCCACATCGATGAACAGGGAGCGTACCCTCCTGTCGAACCAGCTGAAGTTGATCGAGAGCGAAGCTAGCATCTGGATAGGGTATGAAAGCACTATATCGAATTTTCGCTCGAAGTTGTCCTTATCCAGACGCTTCTTGTCGTTCAGGTGGCTCGGCAGCGGCCGTCTGTTGATCGCATGCAGCCCCGCCGTCAACTGCATCAGATTGAGCAGGTCAACCAGGTAGACATCGTTGATGCCCTCCACCTTGAACGCCTCTTCCTTGATCTTCAGGTCCTCGTGCCCAGAGACCGTGCGATAAGTCGGCACCAGCTTGTCTGGGACGATGGGCACGTCCTGGCGGCACTCGCCCTCCTCGATGAGCTGGACCAAATCCATCGGTTCGATCCGCTTCTCGATGGCCTTGCGGATGTCGTCCGAGTTGAGATCTGCCATAGCTTCCCGCAGCTGCGCCAGCAGGTCGTCAGATAGCCCCAGGCGCTCGGCCTCCTTCTCCTCGGCCTCCTTCTCTTGGTGCTCCCGCCGCTCCTTCTCCTCCTTCTCATGCGCTTCAGCCGTCTTGGACTGGAGCTGAGCCAACGCCTGCATCCCGTCCAAGGTCTCCTGGCTCAGGTTCGGGGCCCCGGGCTGTCCCCTCCGGACGGCTGGCTGGTTGGCGGCGTACATCGAGCCCACACCAGGCACGAAATTGGGGTCTCTCGCGGCCTCAGGCGGCAGAATTCCGCCGAAAGGACCCTGGGGGGTACCTTGGGGCCTCCCTCCGGCTCGAGCCGCTCTGAGGGCCGCTGGGTCCATCTGAGGAGGTGTGGTGGCCTGCTGGGGGATATATCCCTGCTGTGCCATCTCCGCGGCCTGGGGGCTGTAGTGTGGGCTCATCGGGTTAGTGGGGTCCCTCAACATGGCCGCCTGCTGCTCCATCGTCAAAGGCTCGCCATTAGGCCCAGTTACCGGCTCCGCATCCAGCGGGGGGATTTGAACCTTGGGGGCTCCTCCCAGGGGCTTCCCGCGGCTCTTGATGTCGGTCATGGTCTTGTTGAACTTTGTGGATTTTGTCATAGCCTTTTCAGTGGTTTGAGAGGTGGTACGAACCGTGGGTCTCTACGAATCTCCCCATTGACCATGAAGGCCCGCAACATCCCGAGAACCTTCTTCCGAAAGCTGTCCCGGCGGAGATGTGGCAGCAACCCACGCTCTTGGCAGAACTTGTGCAGCTCATCAACCCTGAACTTCAGGCCGCGGATCTCCCACAGTTCCACGAGCTCGTCCTCACTAAGGAACTGCTTCGCCGGAAGCACCACCGACTGCGGTATCTCACCACGTGTGTTGGCACTCATGAGCTTTTTAATACATACGATGTATGTCCTCTGTCAACCCATTTAAATGGAAGCAGAGAATCGTCTATAAATTTCCGGGAGTTTCGTGGCCAGTTCTCTCGGCTTGATCTTCCCGTGAACATACGCCAGGACCACAGCGTTGATTGTGGTTTCTCCTCTATAGGTTTCCTGACGGCCGTGGACGAGATATACAGGCTCGGTGCGCTCGATATTGGTCTCGTCCTGCTTCTCTTCTTTCACTTCGATGCCGACACCATTGAACACGTCCATCAACGGACGGCGGTTGAGCAGCTGGAAGATGATGCGCCTGTCCAACGCGATGGTTGGGAATCCAAAGCATGTCAGCTTGGGGAGGTCATCGAGCTGCATCTCGACGATGCGCGGTGCTCCGTGGTAGTGAGCTACGGACTCGCCGTCTTTGTAGATCGTCACTTCTTTGGAATGTTCCTCCATCCTACCGGCCCTCTCTTTGGTGTGACGCGCTCTTCGATGGCGCGCAGCCCAGGCCGTCTGCAGAAGTGGCAGCGGCCATAGTTTCCTCCGCCCGGGTAAGGCGTGATGATATCGCCCTTATGGACCTGACGGCTCTCCGGCACCTTGATCTCGTGGACACGTCCGCAGTGTGTGCACTCGAACTTCAGGGTGTGCTCGTTCAGGGAGAGCGTCATGGAAGGAGATCGTACAGCGTGTTGACGATCTGGTGCAAGCTAAAATGAGGGGCCGGGAGGTGGTGCGAGGCCTCCCAGCCCTTCAGTACGGTTCATACGGTTCTGCACGCACCTACTTCAAAACAACCCGCAAATCAAACTTCTCTTCCCGAAACACACGGATGTCTCCCCATGGAGTACCCTGGCCGAGAAGGGACAAGATCTCTCCCGGAACCGCGTACTTCCTGACCTCCTTGAATTGGACGGTTCCCTCGAAATCCCACAACACAATACGCATCTCATCCTCTGCTGGAGGTGGTCGGTTCTCTACCTTCGCGTGGGCCTCCTCTATGATTTTTGGATCAACTGCGTCTCCAATCGATCCAAGCTTGCCCTCCCTGTTCCACGAATCATACATGTCCTTCGACAGGACCGTATGCACCAGATACTTGTACTTCCCGTCTGGTACGCCAGTCTGCACGACGACGAAGACTGGAGCCCTCCCCTCATCATGCACCCTCACCAGGAACTCTTCGTCCCCCTGACCCCACCCACGATCTCGGTTCTCCAGTCTCCTACCTGAGTTGATTTCCCTGGCGATTAGCTTCCTCAGGATACGCTCGGCCTCTATCATCGAAAACCCGGGCGGATATTCTGCCCGCAACAAAAACTGCTCCACTGCATGAGGCATCGTATCCCCACGAGCGTTGATGAAGATGTCTTTTTCTGGATCAATCATCGAGTTCCTTCATGTCGAACTCTTCGACGTATCCAAAAGCTATCGGCCCGTGAGTCGTGTCTGCAAAAGCCGTGGTGCGATTATTCTTGAAGATGATCTTCAACAGCTTGAGGTCCCCCGCCTCAGACAGTTCTGCGAACTGCTTGAGTACGCGAACCAAGTATTTCTGCCTCTCCTTAATCGGCATGTTTCCTCTCCTAGTTTGGTGGTCCCTTGTTGGGTTTCTGAAAAATGTAGTCGTAGTTCGCGCGGTACGCTTTAGATGCAACTCTGGGCGGACCCCCCCTTGGTGCCGTTGTCGAACACACCATCTCCGTCTCCGCATCGTACACACCGGGGCTCCCGGCGTGAGGGGAGAGCCTGACCCTCCTCCCTTCCGTCATGACCTCCCCCTCCTCGAGCTGCTTGACGAGTGCCGGCTCGATGCCACGCCTACTCTCGTAGAGCGCTGGGGTGTACTCTCCCTCCTTCGGGGGAGCCAGAAGCATCATTCTGTCCTTCCTTCGCTTGTGGTGCGACATCTACCAGCCCATCTCCTCGATCTTGTGACTGAAGTTCTTGTCTAGGACGTCCGCCACCAGGTTCTCGCAGGCGATCTCCACCCGCTTGTCCACCCGCTTCATCGTCTTCATACGCTCCCGCATGGCCTCGTCCATCAGCAGCTCCTCCAACGCCTCCTTGTTGTAGACCGTGATGTTGATCTGCTTCTCGATCTCGTGGAAGCGCACCTCACCCACCTGTGAATCCCAGTCCGCGTTCTCCAGCAGTTGCGCGATGCGATACTGAACATCATCTCTCCACGTCATCGTTCTCTCCTTTCTGAACCTCTCGGTCCTGCTTCAGTGATTTGGCCATCCGCTCAACCCAGCATACCAAGCACTGCTCTCCATGCATCTCCTCTTGGATTGTGACCTCGAGGCCGCTCTGTGCCGCGGCTTCTTTCATCTCCAACAACTCGCCCGCGGGGGGCACCCTGTGCCGAAAGGTCACGTCCACGATGCTGGGGCCGTCATGCAACACGAATCCCATCATGAGTGCACACTCCATTCCTTGGCCGCCTGGTGGTAGATCAATCCGCCGTTCATGTGCGCCCTCGCATCCTCCTCACCGTATCTATCCTTCGGCCAGGCGACCCAATAGATCGATCCGGGGCTGAACGGCATGTCGGCCAGCAGCTCCACGATGGTATTCTCCCTGCCCATGAACTCGTCCAACCACAAGAGCCAATGGATCAACTGGTCCTCTGTTCCTGTCTCCTTCGCCAGCCTCATCGAGTCGACCAGCTGCATATGAGAGATGATCTTGAGCATCATTACTCCTTTTCCACGACTACGACGCCCCGATCAAAATACTCCGGTGAGAGGCTCGTGCGTCGGTAGTAGGTGACGATGTAGTCCTCGGTATCTCCTAGGATCAATACCTGCCCCTGCCTGCTGTGAAGGTCCCACCCCTTCCTAGGTTCCTTTGCTCCCCTCCGTTTCTGTCCACTCGCTGTCAGGTGGGGCGTCCTCTCCTTTGGGTACTTGATGATGCGAGAACCTTCCGGGAACACCACCTCGTACATCTGTTGAGCCGTTTGCATCCCCGAAGCTCTCTTCACTTCCACTCGAGCCTCGCTGACTGCACACCCCAACTCCCTGAGCAAATCGTCCATGCCTAAGAACTTTCTGTGTATCTCTCCGGCAATGAATGCCGGACCCGCCGTGACGTGTATCTCTGGGAACACCAGCGGTGGATGCTTCTTTGGGAGTGATCCGTCCTCATGAAGAAGATCAAACCTGTCCTCCAGGATGCGCTCCTTGCGATAGATCTCGAATGGATCTCTACTCATCTTCTTCCTCCCCCCTCATCTCGATGCATCCCAACACGGGCATGGGTTTCTCAACAACGCAAACCGAGATAAGTTCTGTACTTGGAAGTCCCAGAAGACCATTTGAGAAAGCGTTCTCTATCTCAGCCTCAAGTGTGTACTTCGTGCGATCTAGCAGCTCCAAAAACAGCGGATCTACGTGAACGAGAAGTCTTATCATGGTCCCATTCTTTACTGCCTCAGCTCTCTTCAGCTGCCAAACGGGACGAACGCCCTTGATAGAAAACCACATCAGGACATGCTCAAGACACCTCACATCAGAGAACGCCTCACGCCTAACTCTCTCGCAGATGACGCGGTTGCGCTTTTCCACACAGCAATATCGACCTCTCTCATCGCTCACCGCACACCCCCCTTCTTCTTCTTCCCGCCGCGCGGCACGTAGATCCCCTTCTCCTCACGCACGGCGCGTAGACATCGAGCGTACTGGCCTGTCGTGATGTCAATACCAGTCTTCTCCACAAACTCCCTGTATGGTACCCCGCCCCTGCGTATCATCATCCGGCGCAATTTCGATCTCACCATCTCTTCCTTGCCTCGTCCGCTCTTCTGCCCCACAGCCCTTCTCCTTGTTGTCGTCGTCTTCTTCTTCTTCTTCTCTTTCTTCTTTGTCTCGGCAGCGGAACACTCCACTGACCACAACCGTTGAATGTTCCCTACCCACCTGCGCCTGCTAGCACTAAGTCCAACCCATCCGTCCCTATGATCTCCCAAGAAGCTCTTGACAAATTTGGCCCTGCTTGGATTCCGTAGCTTGCGCATGGCCTTGGCCTCGATCATCCTAATACGCTCCCTACTTAAACCAAATGCACGCGCGACCTCCTCTAACGTGTGGTCCGACTTCTCGCCAATGCCAAATCGCATCCTCAATACCTTCTCCTCCCTCGGAGTCAGAGTGGACAAAATGTAATCTACGGCATCACAAAGCCTCAAATAGACCACATTATCCTCTGGGGTGGGTGGGTCTTCGTTGATGGTGTCGGAGAACGACGGCACCATGGCCAGATATTCGCTCGATGTGGGAGTCTCTGCGATTAACAGATCTTCATAATCGGAGATCTCCCTGCGAAGATCGTTTACCTGTTGACTGAGCTGCTTGGCCTCCCTGGTCTTCCTCGTTGCGACGCCCTTATACGGCGCATCGCCCCTTCTGTATTGATCTAGCTCCGCCCGCAACCTTACCAGTTCCTTACGAGCCTCCTCCAAAGATCTCTTCTCCTGCTCCAGGCGTTGCTCCGCACCAGCTTTACCGCGCACGGCACGCACACGCTCTTCCTCAGCCTTGCCCAACTCCCGCCTGGTCTCCTTCTCAGCTCTGGCAGACTCCCGCACCCGCCCCTCCAAGTCCTCTATCAACTCCTCCATACGGTTTCGATCTCGCAGGATCCGAGCACGATCTATGATAGCGTCGTGCAGTTTCGACTCCCAGACGTCATCCAACCCGGCGAGCTCTTCCTCTAGCAGTTGAATCTTCTTCTTGAGAACAGACCCCGCCTCCCTCTCCTCTAGCACATCTCCTTCGTGTGCTCCAATAACCGCATCCACAACCGCTTCTACGCCTCCCAACGCTTTTGAAAAATCTAGGTAGGTCTCGTGTGGCGCTCCGTTCAACTCTTTGAGAATGTGGATATGGTGGGTCCTGATCGCCTTCTGAATCTTCTCACGCATCAGCTCCAGTTTGTACAGCACCTACTCCTCCTCTTGTCCTTGCAAGGATTTCTTGGTCGACCAAAACTTCTTCCAGTCCATCTCATCGTGGTCTTTGATCACCAACTCTGGATACTTGGTGAAGAACCTCAATGCCGTCACCTTCGCTCTGTCCATCGTAGGAGCTGTGCCGATGTGTGTGGACTTTGGGTTCCCCGCCAAGTACACCTCGAACTTCCCGTCTTCATGATCTAGTACACCACCTACAGCCACGTGGCTGATACAAATCCCCTGCCTGAACAAGTGCCTCGTGCCCCAACGGCAGTGGTTGGGCTCCGACGTGCCCAAGTTGACGTCCAGCACCAGATCGTCTTCGTTGACCAGCATCTTCCGCTGCTCCGGCACCGACTCCACCAAGTAGAATCCCTCACCCCAATATCCTGGAATCTTCCAGTCCCACTTCCCAGTAGGGATCTTATCAGAGATCTTCGCCCTGCCCCCCAGACCTCCCCCCATGCCAGGTGAAAGAACAAACCGTACCCTCGTTCCCGGCTTGAATGCCTCGATCATCTCATGCTCCCTCTTTCTGGTACTTCTTGACCCTGGCGTTGACCTCCGCCCAGGTGTCCTCGTAGTCCACCACATCCTTGGTCACCACCGCCCAACCCCCTCCGAACTCCCCAAGCCGGGGCTTGGAGCAGGTGCCGGCCCACGTCATCGTGAAGATGTGGTCAGGCATCCACTTCTTGATCAGCGCGTGAACGAACAGCACGAGCTCGTCGAATCCGAAGCTCTCGCCATTGTCCGTGAGCCACAACGAGCTCTTCTTTGCTCCCTCCACCTGCCAATCGAAGTTAGGCCAAAAGTCCATGTCGAGGTCCACCAGCTCCGCCAGCTCCTCCTTTTCCACCCCCAACAAGTCGGCCAGTGCGGCCTTGGCCGCTTCCTCATCCTCGTAGTCATCCCGGAATCCCAGAACGGTCTCGACCCACTCTGCCGCCTCCGGCGTCAAACCGTCGATCTTCTCGCTGAACTGCATGTAGTTGTTAGCCATCGTGCTACTCCTGAAACGGTGTGATGATCATAACCCACTCTCCGTCCCGATCAGCCAGCTGCACCGTCCGGAAGGGACCTCCGGGATCCATCATGCACAGATGCGTATACATGTTCTGTGCAATCGGATGTTTAGCGATCTGGATGTGGTTGCTGTTCTTCTCCACACGGATGAAGGTGACGTGCATATTAGTGCCCAAGATCTCCGTGGTCGCTGTCAGCCGCCCGTCACCCATATCCGCCATTCCCCAGATCTCCAACTCTTCCGCATGAACGAGGTGATTACCTATAAGGCATTCCCCGATAGGAAACCGGCTATCACACATCGAGCAGTGCACCACCTCATCATCGGTATCGAAGCCCCTCGCGTCCGTGGGACTGAATCCGTCATCGTTTAAAGGCATACTCCGAGCACTAAACCTCCCAGATACAACAGCCAAACGAGCATCCTCGGGCGGTGCTGAGCACCGAGGACAAATTAGAGAAAACTCTGCACACATTGTAAGTCCTCCTTTGAAATTGTCTCTTAAAGAGCTTATACCGAGAACGGACGATCTATTCGGATCGCTTTTTGATATCGGCGAGGCCCTGAAGCACGCGCCGAAGCTCCTCCTGAGGCGGGAGCTTGGACACCTTAGTGTCCTTGTCTGGGATCTGAGAGGACGGGCGCAGCTTGCCGCTGGCGAGCGACACACGAAGAGACTCGCGATAGACAGCGAGTAAATCACGCACCTGCTTCACCGCCCGCCTGTCGCACATCTGGGCGAGCGAGAAACAGTGAGAGCAGACAATGACACCTCGGTAGTTGTATCTGCCCTTCGTTGGGTTGTTGCAATTCATGCACAGGCCGAAGCCTGGGCGGAGTTCTACCGGCGACGCATCCTTGGGTCGACCGGACTCATCTTCGGCACCATGTGCACTTGAGCAAGAGGAGACTGCTGGCGCTGGATCTCCTCCATGATCTTCTTCTCCTGCTCTGCGGCCTGCTCCATGTCGCGTTTCATCTGCTGAAGCTGGGCCTCGATGAAGGCCTGGTCTGGCTCGTACCACCCCGCCGGGACCACGAACATCTTTGGCAGCGGTCCCCGCTCCTGAAAATCCATGAAGGTGATCCGAGTCAAGCGCTTCATGAGCCCACCCGGCATGTTCATGTTCAACGAGAGGACCTCGTACACCTCCGTGATCATGACAGGCTTGCGCTCGATGGCTGCTTGCTGAAGGTTTGCCTCTGTCTTGCAGAGAAACTTCTCCCCTGTTACGGCCCTGAGAATGGTCCACATCAGTTACCTCCGATTCCTAGTATGTGGTGGCCCCTCGGCCACTCGACCATGATGGACTGCTTCGACGGCTTGAAGCCCCCGATCTTTGTCCCGCTGATTAGCCCCGATTTGAACAGGATGCCGGACTTGTCCTTGCTGCTGACGACGAAGAACATCGCCTGCTTCCTCGGCAGCCAAATAATATCGTGGATCTCAACCAGACCAGCCATCCAGTTGAGAACGAAAAACGACGTCGGTGCGAACGCTACACCGTACAGGTCATCCCCCAAGACGTGCTCCTTGAACAGTTCCATATCCCACCTAAAATCGTGCGCTACAGCCACGCGGCCTGCTGCCACCACGGCTGGTGATGTAGCACACGATCTGCGAAGCCATCCGCGATTCCAGTGAAGGACAATCCCTTATCGTCTGCGTAGACGTCAGCATGAATCTTCCGAGGGTCGTCCGGCCCGTTCCAGGGATGATCGTTAATGTAATCGAACGGCACCTCATTGTCCTTCAGGTGCTTCCTCAGCTCTGGGGTGTCCTTTCGACACGTCCAGATTACGATCTTCCATCCTTCATCTCGAATCCGCTCGAGTTCGCGGGCCATGCCACGAACGGGCTCCCCGAACATGTCCGGGGAGTACCCGTCGTAGTGCAACAACGTCCCATCAAGGTCCAGTGCCAAGATCTTGGGACGCTTGGGATCATCGTAGCTGAGCTTCTCCATGCGGCGGATTATACCTGCTGCTTGGCCTGCTCGCCAGCTTCTTCCTTCTCGGCTTTGCGCTTCTTCTTGCGTCCCTTAGAGTTCCAGTTCTCCTTCGCCTCGTCAATGGCTATGATCTGCTCCTTCAACTCCTTGTACTCCAGCTCCAGTTCGTCCACCGCGGCGTCGTACTCCTTCTCGATGAACTTCCTCTTCTCTCGCAGCTCTAGGATGTCGTCCGGGGGATCAACTTCGCGAAGAGCCTTGAAAAGCTCGTTGTACTCCTCGTGGATCTCAGCCCTCAGATTATCTAGCTGCTTGAGCTTGCTGTTCCTCTCCTTCTCGAGATCGGAGATGGTATCAGCCGTCGACTGCTTGAACATCTCCTCCCTCTCCTTCAACTCGATGCTGACCGACCCCATCTCCCTCACCGATTCCAGCTCCGTTTCCCGAACCTTCTTGTGTGTCTCTTCACGTAGTCGCTCCAACGCGTGGTGCATGTACGCGCCAATGACGTACGGCACGCCCTTGGAAAATGACGCCTTGCTGGGCGTCCAACCACCGATGATCTCGACGATCCACTCCGGCCACGTCTTCTGCTCCTCGAGCACCACGGACGCCACCGCCACCTCGATCTCTTCCTTCGTCGGCATTGTGGTCTTCTTCTTGTCCTTCTCTCCCCCCTTGGCCTCCTGGGCCTGCTTCATCGCGTCCAGGATTGCTCGAGCATCTTTCACATCGATCGTCTTCATCAGTCGCTCTCCATCGATTTGGTAGAAGGCTTGAATGCCTCTATGATGTTGTTTAACTCAGCTTCCATGTCCTTGATTCGATCTTTCCCACGACGAATTGGTGACTCCCACCGATCGAACATCTCCTGCATCTTGTAGAACGGGACTCCGTGCTTCTGCCGTCGCAGGCAAGTCCAGAAGTCCGACTGGACCTCGATGAGGAAGACCGTGTAGCCGTACCTCTCGGCCTTGTCCTTCTTTCGGGCGTACTCCCACTCTCGAGAGTGAGTATTGTCCAGAATGATGATGTTGATCCCGCCCTCCACCGCCGCATCGAACATTCTATCCATCTTCCGTACGTCTTCCTGCAGGTTGGTGTAGGAAAACTTCCTCCCTTCTGATTCCCTGATGGCATCCATCGAGACATATGTCGTGGTGATCTGCGTGTGCTTGATCATTTCGCGTAGAAACGAGGCAAATGTCGTCTTGCCGGCCCCTGGTGGGGCCCGCAAGATGATTACGATCTTTCCAAACTCTTCTACAAAGCTCATTTGCTTCCCTCCGCCCCCGGTTGATGATCAAAGGTGATGACAACTCCGTTCTCCAGCTTCAACTCCGCACCCTTGAACATATCCTCCTCCTCAGACCACAACAAGAAGTGGGCCCTCCGTGCGTACTCCTCCGGTTCTCCATGTGCGTCCTGCATTGTGATCCAAATCACTCGCCTATTGCCCCACCGATCTTGCAAATGCTTCTGGTGATGAAAGAACGTCTGAAGCACAAAGAACTCCGCCAAAGACGAAAGATTCTTCTCCTGGATGCGCACCCGAGCTGGCAGGGCCCCCATCACCTTCCTCGCCGCAATGTCATCCTTCACGTCCTCTGTGTAGAGCTGGAGCGCATGTGATGCCTCTTCGTGAGAAACATAGACCAGCTTCTCTACCAGGGCCGCGTTCCACACCGGGTCTCCGATATTGAAGATCATTTTCCAGATGCCTCCTCCGCCCTGGCCTTCTTATGGAAGGCCTCGACGTACTTCTTGTGCTGCTCCTCATACAAACGGATCCGCATCTTGTCGAGGATATTTGACCTGGTCCGCCCATTCACCCCCAACCAGAACCCGTAAAACGATCTCATATCGTTCTGCACCCTCCCGTCGAACGACCCCAGCATCGGCTCGTGGCCGGTGGCCAAGATCACAAACAGCGCCATGAACGCACCCGGTGGCAGGGTCTCCTCCACAGCACCCACGAACTCCTCCACGACCTCAGGGCTGTACTTGTTCGGATCATAACCGTAGGTAGAGGGCCGCCAGCGGAACCGGGAGTTCCGGATCTTCTTCAGGAAGGCCACGCGCTCACGCATGAAAGGCGGCACGTCCGCCCCATCCCTGCCCCGCATCCCCCGAGCCTTCTCGTTCAAGGCTTCGTCGTACTCCTTGTCTCTTCCTGCTGCGCTATCATATTCGTCCATCGCTTGTCCTCCTTGATGGCAACGAGTCTCAGTCCCCCCTCCGGCCCCATTTTGTAAACCACACACGCCGACAGGTCCTCCCGACTACCCCAATCGACGCCGATCATGTACTTTCCCTCCAGCATCCGCACTGCCGGATGATGATCGGCGATCCATTGCACGAGCTCCGCCTTGCGCATTCTCTTGGACCGAAGATAGTGCAGCCCGTACCGCTCGGCGAGCTGTTTCAGGTCGCCAGCATACTTCACATTGATCGCCAAAAAGTTCTTGACCAGCTTCTTGGTCAGATCGAGCCCGCCGTCTGGGGGAATGGCATCAAGCCTCTTGATCAAGAACCGGCCCGGCGGTGTCTTCTTCTTTTTCACTGCTTTCTCCAGAACACCACAACCCCGGGGGCGGGGTGTGTCGGGTGCGCTGGTTGTATCTCCGGCCCATCGTAGAGAGTGCCAACCAACTCAATGATCTTCCGCGGAACCGTCATCGCTGCGCCGCTGATATTGCGGACCACAACATTGTCGGTCTTTGCCTCGAGGTGCTGTCGCAGCTCCACCACCATCTCCGCCGTAAGATCTGGGAAGACGTAGAACGCTCCGAGAGTTGTCTGGATCGCTACGTGTTGGAGAGGGCTATCCACCATTTCTCCTCCTCTTCCGCTTTGGCTGTGGATTAGGATCTTCTGTGCAGAACAGCGTGATGGTGAAGCAGTGGAACTCCCTATCGGAGGACTGCGTAATCACCGTGTCCACAACCTCCCCATCGTAGTCGGCCATCCACTCTGTCACCCTCTCTCCCAGCTCTTCTCGATCTCTAGCCTTGGTCGCGCTGAAGACCTTTACGCGGTTGTAGCTATTCAGCATCGGACTCCCCCATCAACTCCTTGTCTTCACTCACCGCGACCACAGAACTGTATATCGCATCGTAGAGCCCACACCCGCCATCAGTCAGATAGAAACGCTCCGCGTCCACGTCCTCCACAACGCCGGCCCGCTCCATTCTGTCGAGTGTGCTGATAACATCCCCGACTTCGATCTCCATCTTCTTCGCCAACCACTCAGCCGTCACCTCCTTCGCCACGGAACCCATCCACACCAACGCCCCCAGCGCCTGCGGAGTCACCCTCACATTTTCTTGATCCATTACACCAGTCCTTTCTCCTCTGCCATATCTAGCGGGATTGCGATCTCTCCTTCGTCTCCTTCCTCATACGCCTCGCTCTTGTCGTCGATGCAAGCCTTGGGAACCCAAACTTCGACCCCCTCAACCTCTAGCAGAAACGCTTTCCCAGAAGGCGCTTCCTTCTTGATGAAGCCCTCGAAGAAGTACAGCTTGTCTCTCGGTAGGTCCACTCTAATCTCCTTGTAATTGTTTTAGCTCGTCGTCAAACCACTTCTCCACATCAGATCTCTTCGTCCAAGACCACCCGTACCCCGGCCCGGTGAACTGGCCGATCCACCACTCTCTATACTCCTTGCTCTCCGCCCACTCCCTATCCGTCCTGAACTTGCACTGCAAAGATACCAGGTACGCTGGCAGCTCGATACGCTTGGCCCGGCCGTAACACCTGATAGTCGGCGGGAACAACCAGTCCAGCACCATCACCGCTTTTCCGCGGTCTCTGAACTGCCGCAGGTGAACCCGTTCATGCATCAGCAGCTCCCAGATTCTGTCCGAATGAGATCCTGCACAAATACGAGCATGCGCCGTATCTGAGATGTCGATGACGTTTGGTCCGGTCGTCGTGTACTCGAAGTACCTTCGATTGAAGCCGAGGGTGAAGATCACGATGAAGACGTGGGCGATGTATTGGTACCACACATCCCGCTTCCGCCGCATCACCAGATCTGGAAACTCCACCCTCAGCTGGCTGCACAGCAACGCCAGCAGACTTCCGGTCTCGGCCTGGATCGCATATCCTCCGAATCTATACGTTACCTTCATCGCCATCCTTCTTCTCCTGATTATCCAAAGAGATCATCGCCTCCCGGGCCTCCTCTTGCAACCCCTTTTGGATCTCCAAGAGGTCCTCGTAACTCCACCTCGATATGTCGCGGATCCACCGCTGCATCTCCATTCGCGTGATACCATACAGACTTGATCTTCTCCGGCTTCTGCCTGTCCTTCGGCGGCTTGCCCTTCTTCCTTTTCTTCTTCATTCATCTCTCTTCCTGTGTGGGCAGCTTGCTATCATGCTCTCCCACATTTGTCGTTTCTCTTCATGCATGATCCCCAACACCGTCCCCCGACGCTTGTAGCGCCAGGTGGACGGGTCAGGGTCATCTTTCCAGAGTGATGCTTTCGTGTCCGCAAAACCGTTCCGATCAAATACCCTGAAGTCCCTGTAGCGGCAGCGCCTCTCACACCCCTCACACACCACGCTGCGCCAGTAGTGGGACTTCCCGGCCACCCTACTCTGTTCCAGAGCCCGGAATGGAAGTTGCGGCAACATCCCAGAACGCTCCCTCGTCCAGCCGCGGCTGGGCCAGTAGCAAGCTGGTGATCTTGTTCTCCACCGTCCTCTGGTCTGGGACCTCCTGACCTATCGCCGAGCGAACGTAGACCTTCATGGTGATCGTATAGTCTGCGGTTCCGCCGAGGAACCTCCCCCCAATCGGGTCCTTCCTCGAACGGAAGTTTCTCTCCTCAGACAAATCAGGATCTCGCTTCATCAGTCACCTCCTCGTAGTCCTCCGGCGGACAGCAGCTCGGGTCTCCGCACGGTGTGCCGTACGCGTGCTTGCCCTGACACTCCTGACTCATCCCCTTCTGGCCTTGGTAGTCCGGACACCCCGCCTCGATGCAATCGTCGCAGTAATCCCCCTCCTCGCCCACGATCAGTTCAAAGCAATCCCGGCACGTGCAATACATGTATCCGCTCATTCCGGTACCTCCTCTTTTTGAGTGTTATCGGGTTTTTCCTGCTCTTCGGACCCACGATCGAAGATGTCAAGCACCCTACGCATCAGGTCGGTGTTTCTTAACTCATCGCGGTTGTTCTGTACCGCGGCCCGCACGGCAGACCGTTGCCCGATGAGGTAGACTCGTTCCTTCCCTCTAGTAACTGCCGTGTACAACAACTTACGAGTCAGCATGAACTTGTTCAGCTCGTGTACGGGAACGATCACTATCGGGTATTCGCTGCCCTGACTCTTGTGCACCGTCAAGGCGTAGGCCAACCTTAGTTCGTAAAGGTTGAGCACATCATAATCAACGTTCCTGTCTCCGTAGTCCACCTGTAGGTACCCAAGGTCCAGTCCCCCATCCTTCAGCCGCACAG